GGCATTGGCTCTGGCACTGGCTCTGGCACTGGCTCTGGCATTGGCTCTGGCACTGGCTCTGGCACTGGCTCTGGAACTGGCTCTGGAACTGGCACTGATTCTGCAAATCATATATTTTTAATTTCTGATGATTTATTCGAAAATGATACTATAACATTTTCAAATATTCAAATTTACGATTCTGTGACAACGAAATATAACGGTCAAGATCCTAAAAATGTACGATTTTTTCGGCTTAGTAGCCTAAATACAAGTTACAATTACACGTTCGAAACTACAGCTGCAACATTTTTTGAGTCTGATACAATTATGTATTTAAAGAACACTTCTTCTCCAAATGACGAATTTAGTATTACAGATTTAATTGAGTATAGCGATGACATATCCGGAACTAATTATTTAAGTAAGATACAAGATCAAGCTATTAACGATGACTACTTTTTACTTGTTGGTGCACTCAGTGTTCATTCCGGTACTTTTACTTTAGTAGTAACAAGAACTTCTAATGTTTAACCATTTAAAAAGCCATGTGGCCGGTATTTAGTGAGACTGTACAGAAAAAATTGGCCAAAAGAATTTAAGGAAAGAACTCAGCACTTGCATTAAAGTGCGCTGAATTCTGGCACTGATACTTGACGATCTTAAAAGGCCGAGTAGTACAGTGGTTAGTACATGGGACTTTGAAAAATTGATGGTATCCCGTAACCCGAGTTCGATCCTCGGCTTGGCCTGTTTTTTAAAAACTAAATTGTAAATATTTTAAATGCGTTCAATTTTTGCAGAGATAATCTTGTTTTCGATCATTTTTGTTGCAGCATTTTGCACCGCTATTTTTAAAAGATCTTGAAGAGCTACACATGAATGTCCAGATCTGCATTTGTCACATTGAGCTTTCAGACAACCTCGGCACGACATTGCAGCAGCGGCAACAGTAACGGGCCGCTGGCATTCGCAGCAACGATGGCGCATGACAATATCAATTTTATTTAGATTGAGAAAGGGTTTGTGTCTGCCGCTTTGGCGTTTGTGTCTGCCGCTCTGGCGTTTGTGTTTGCAGTAAAAGCGTTTATGCCTGAAGCGGCGGCGCCTTCTGCTGCTGAAGCAACTTTAAGAGCACCGCTGGCTACTGAAGCACCAGCTTCAGCAACTTCAGAGGTAACTTTTGTTGCAGCATTTAGTAAATTGCCAAGAGCTTTTCCAAGCAAAGGCAAAAACGTTGGTCCTAAGTAAAAAAGTAAAGCTAATACGACGACTATCACAAACAAGCTAAATGGATCGCTGAGGAGTCCAACCCAGGTTGAAGCATTTGATGCCCATGAACCTACCCCAGCTTGCGATACTGCATTGCCTACACTTTGTCCAACTCGAACTCTGTCATTTAAAGAAGAACCCAAAGGCCGCGAAGCCAAATAAGACAAAACAGTATTGGGAACGCCAAATGTGACAGTGTTGTTGCGCGCGTATGGTGCGTTACCGGCATTAAGGCCAACACTGCTTGCAACTGTGCTTGCATTTGAAATATATTCTTTTACGCACTGGTCACCAATTGAGGTCCATCGTTCTTGAGATCCGGCCTTTAAAGGACACTTTGCTTTGCAATACATGCTTGAAATAGAACCAGAAGCATCTGTGATATCAAAAAAACCTTCCGGACATTTTGTTACGCAACCATTATTAAATTTAACAAAGCCGGCCGGACACTTGATGCGATCTGAAATAGTTTTTCTTATGCAGCCGCAACCGACAACTCGGGGTTGAGCGACGCCGTTTACAGTCACAAGTGTCGTGACTTGAGGTTCAAAACAGTTGCCAAATCGATCAATTTGATTGGAGCCACATGGTTCGTACGAACTCTTTACTGTTTCGCGAAGAACTGTCGGTGGTACGCAAGTATGTCCTAAATCTGTAAATCCAGCAGGACAATCTTGAAGACACAAGGCATTATAAGGACTGTAATTTAACGGGCACTTATTAAAACAGAAACCATTTGAATACACTTGTGATGGCACTTGACAATTCACTTTATTTTGTGCACCTTATAAAAATTAATGTTGAATTATACCGCTCATTTCCCACTTGTCGCGGGATGGCACTTGAAGACCAACTGATTCTAAAGCTCTTGATTTTCCTTGAATTGGAATTCCTCGAGTACTTGGCAAAGTAAGTTTAAATTTTGAAAGGCCATTCAGGTGTCCAATTTGTGTAACCTCAAGAACTTGACCGCATGGAATCCACTTGTCTCCTGCCGATTCTCTGTAAAAAAAGTATGCTCCAACTTTTACAAGATGATCTGTTTTCCCGCCTCGTTGTCCAGAATAATGGACTTCGTTATCGGATATGGTATCATTGTAAGGACCGTTTAGAGTACACCACAAAGAAATTGCATTGCATTCTGTCTTTTGATGCAAATTACCACGTTTACATTCACGACTTTGATGACCCGGAAATCCACACACGAAACAGAGTCCTTTTGCAGACCGAAATTCCATAGTCAGTTCTTCAACAACAAAAGGTTTCAAATCAATTTGAGACCAGCGGCCACCGCGAACGTTTTCTATGCCGTAAGTGCTCATGTATTCTTTCGTTAAAACGTTTTCTGCAAATTCAGTGCAATCGTGAGTGATACCATCAATGATTACAGGCTTTACAATTTCGTGAACGACCCATGATCGGCCTTCATTCAAATACTTTTGTACCCATGCAACTCCTGAATTTCCACAAAAGTGTTTGTCAAGGCGTTCATCAACGTTTTGTGAGATGCCAACGTAATATTTAGTGTCTGTTGTGCTGCTAGCTTTGATAACGTACAAGGACATTTGAATAACAGATGTGCAAACAATTTGTTTGGGCAACTGTTTGGGGGTCAATTAGTTTGGCCTTAATCCATTTCACAGGAATCTAAAGCTTCCATTTCATTTACAAACTTCTTTATGTTTTTGCAGATAAACTTGTGGTAATCATTCCAATGTTTTACTTGACAAGTTGGATTACAATAAGCAGTAATTTTACAGTTTGAGCAGCAAACAGTTGTATCTTTTGAGCAAACTGTACATTTTGCAATTAAATTTTGGTCTTTAAATTCTTTCCAAATAACATGCATATTTCGAAAAAGTGAAAAATAATAATTTGTGTCGTGAGTTAAAGCTGCATGTTCGTAAAGTAAAACATATTTGACGAGTTGACGAAAATGATTTCGCGCCATGTCAGCTCCCATATTTGCGCAAAGTCTTAAAGGTATCATTTCGGGGTGATGTGCCAATTGTGTAAACATACATTGTTGCACATTCCCCGCAGGATTCTTATCAAACAATACCTGTAAAGGTTTGCAGTACTCGCAGCCACAATCCTGCATTTTATGGCCTGCTGATTATTTTGTTTGTTTGCAAACAAATACTCACAATTTAAAACATGGCTGCATTGTCCCGAATTCGATTGCGTTATTATACTGACGATGAGATTCGAGCTCTCGGAGTCGTGTGTGTGACTCATTCAAGCACGTACGACCGAGGAGTTCCAAAAACTGATGGCATCAATGATTCGCGCATGGGCCTTATTGATCATACGGTTCGATGTCCAACATGTTTTAAGGCAAATTGTGACCAGCACTTTGGCTATATTGATTTGCATCGACCAGTGTATCGTTTAGGCACAATCAATGCCGTCATTATGATTTTGCGCTCTGTCTGTCGTGAATGTGCAAAACCAAAATTTTCAATGGCTTCTGACACTGAGGCGATACAAGGCCAACTTATTGTGCCTGATGAAGTACTTCAAAGAACTCCTAAAGAGCGCCTTAAATACATAGCGGAAGCGTGTCGTACTCGTTTTAAGTGCCATTGGTGCGAAGCTCCACAACCATCTTACACAAAACGTAACAGAACATTCATCGATTGCTCATATAGACCAAAAGACCTTAATGGACCTTTCGTAGCAGGGCGTGGACCGCTTTACGCAGAATTTTTAAAACAGCGTTTTATGCCAGATGACGCCGCAGCTGTTCTTTTTGGACTGAATAGCGGTGTTTCAAATTTAATCGGAATTGATAGGCCTATGTCGTTGTTATGCACTTTACAGATTGTGCCACCTCCTATTATTAGACCATCAAATTTTGCTGGAGAATCAAAAGTTCGTTCAGAAAACGATTTGACTTCAGCATTGCAAGACGTCGTAAGAACGAATATTGAATTTAAAGCAACAATTTTTAAATCGGAAACTGACCAAGCTTATTACACACTTTACGATAAATTGCAAATTATGGTTTCTGGAATTTCAAATCATGCAATTAAGAGGACAGCAGCTTTGCAAGGGCTTTTGCCTATGGTGACTGCAACATCAAAACGAAAAGTCATTGATTTACGTACTCGATTAAATGGCAAGAAAGCGCGTATTCGGGGCAATCTTAGTGGCAAGCGTGTTGATCAATCTGGGCGCACAGTTATCAGTGGTGACGCCTCTCATGACATTGATCAATTAGGCGTGCCAAGCGCCATTATGAATAAGCTCACCTTTCCGGAGCCTGTAACGTCTATTAATTTAAGTGCCATGGCCGCAGCTGTCGTTCGTGGCGCATATCAAAGTAATGGAGCTCTTGCTGTTCAACCCCCAAATCATTCTCACGATCATGTCATCTGGCTTCCAATTTTGGATCGAGAGTCGCGCATAGATCTTGCTTCTCAACTACGGCCAGGATGGATTGTTGAACGACACTTAGTAAACAACGATTGGGTTCTTTTTAATCGTCAACCGAGTCTTTGGAAGGCCTCAATGATGGCTTTTCGTTGTTACAGAGTAAATGGCCTTACAGCTCGGCTGCCACTGCCTGTAACTAGAGCATTTAATGCAGACTTTGATGGTGACGAAATGAATATTCACGCATTGCAAGGCTATGAAGCAATTGCTGAAGCCCGCGAACTTATGCGCGTCGATAAGCAAATTATTACGCCACAATCTGGAACTGTGATTATTGGACTTGTGCAAGATTCTCTAGTCGGTGCTTGGCGTCTAAGTGCAGCGGATTGTTTTTTTTTAAAATGCGATGCTGAAGATCTTTTGTGTTCTCTTGATTACGGCGTACCTGGTCGAAACGGCACTGTCACGGATTACAATGACCCCGATTACAGAAGTACTTGGACTGTGCCAGTGCTCGGTTGGCCAGCAATAATCAGAGGCTGTTTTGGCTTTGAAAATAAGCGCTGCTCTATTTTTACAGGTCTCCAAATTGCTTCACAATTATTGCCAAAATCAATAAGCACGCAAGTGCACAAGTTTGATATTAGTGTTTCGCACTTGCCTCAAGGCGTTGTTGTGCACCGCGGTGACATAATGTGTGGTCGTCTTAGCAAGGCACATCTTGGCGCTTCAAATACAGGGTTTATTCAAAGTATTTGGCGCTTGCATGGTCCAGGTGGTTCTCTTAAATTTATCTCCGATGCTCAGCGTCTTTTTGTAAAACATCTTGGTCACGATGGACCATCTCAAAGCATTTTAGATTGCATGATGGGCACAGAAATTTCGACAGTGTCTATATTGTCAAAACATTTGGGTCGATCGGATGCAGTTCTTGGATTGGACATTATGGAAGGCGTTAAAGAATCAAAAAGCAATTCAATTTTGCAAGAAACGTTACGCGCTGTTGGTGCTTCAGTGTTGCAACGTGTGCGCCCAAATAGCGCTCTTTCAGATTGTGTAAACAGCGGATCGAAGGGCAACGTTATGAATATTGCACAAATTGGCGGATGCGTCGGGCAACAAAACATTTACGGGCGTCGCGTGCCCATGCGGCAGACTCGACTGGGATTGCGCACGCTCATTTATTACGCACCAAAAGATTTGCGAGCTGAAGCACGCGGATTTGTCGCTAATTCATATATGAGCGGTTTGACTCCAGCTGAATTTTTTGAGCATCAAATGGCTGGTCGAGAAGGCATTGTCGCTACAGCGGTGAACACATCAGAAACCGGATACAATCAAAGACGCATGATTAAAGGCCAAGAATCTCAATGTGTTGGCTACGATGGAACAGTCCGCGTCTCGTCAAATATTATTATACAGACATCTTACGGCGGCGACGACCTTGACGGTTCAAAATTAGAACGAATTCCATTGAACTGGTTAAGCAATTACGAGACTCATTTAAGATTACTTGAGAAATCCTCAACAAAAGAACTCGTAAAAAAATGTGCTGATTTTGCTTTGACTTACGCGACTTGGCATGCCAACTTATTTAAAGAAAAAGTATTTACGTTTCCTTGCGCTGTCAATGTCCGAGCAATTTTGGCTTCAACAGTTTTTTATGAGTCCCAAACAGACAATATTTTACAACTTTTTTTTGACCGGATCTGTAAATTGCACGCTCGTCATCACTCTGCTAAAGTATGCATTATGAACATCAGCATCAGTTGCGCAGTTTTGCAATTAGCTGATTACATAAAAACTAATCAGGTATCATTTGATTCAATTGATTTGTTGTGTAATTTTTACACAAAAGCAATTGTTTCTCCTGGAGAAGGCGTCGGTGCTCTTGGTGCATCGTCAATTGGAGAGCCGTCAATGCAAAAAACATTGAACACTTTTCATTATACTGGCATTGCAGACAAGAATGTGACAATTACTGGACTTCCAAGATTTAAACAGTTGATTAATGGTGCTGATACGTACGAAACAGCAAATATGTCTGCAACTTTGCGTGCATTTGAAAATGTATCTGACGCTATTAAAATTGGCACAGTTATGCTTTCTTCTGTCTTGAGTCCTGGCACAACTACTTTTGGGCGTTGTAGTGTACCAACAGTATTTGCTTATTTTGGATCTCAGCGTGGACCTTTGTACAATAAATTTGCGTGTGTTCTTCAAAACGAGTGCGCCATAATAACTATGCATTTTGATTGGACCTTGCTTTTTCGAAAATCATTGAGTATTGGCGCGGCGGTTCGGTCTCTTCGGGATTCATTAAATTTTGATGCTTTTGTTGTTGCAAAGCCGCAGTGGAAAACTTCCTTGCCTGGATGCTGTAGCGTCGACATCATTTTAGCGCCTTGGATTGGCGTGCAATTTGCCGTCGCTATTTCAGAAGCTCTTATTGAACATCAAAAATTACGTGGCCTTGATTTTGTTAAAAACGCAATTGTTTTTCAAGAGAAATTTTTTGATGTTCGATGCAATGAACGATCAAAGCACATTGTTGAAACAGAAGGCTCTAATTTAATTCATTTTGCAAATTGTTCTTCTATTATTCCCGAGACTGTAATGACGACGAATGTGCCTGAAATATGCACAGTTCTTGGAATTGGCGCAGGCGTCATTACTTTGCAAGCTGAGCTGCACAAGGTGCTTTCATTTGATGGTTCGTATATAGATCCAAGACATACCTGGCTTTTAGCTGATACTATGGCAAGATCTGGATCATTAAGTGCAATGAACAGACATCATATGCCTGACCTTGGGTCGAGCTTGTTGCAAGAAGCTTCCTTTGAAAGGTCACTTGACGTTTTTGAAGAAGGCGCGGTTTTTGGACGATCTGATAATCTTGCGGGAGCAACTGAGCGCATCATTGTGGGACAACCAGTTTGCATCGGCACTGGCCTTGTCGGCATTGTCTCAAATTCGACTCAAGCAGCATCTGAAATTATGGTACCGCCTTTGGACCAAAGCGTTTTACACGAATCAAGTGTTGCACATATTGTACGGCCTTTGCATTTCAAAGCTGAAGAGAATTTTGATCCGTCAGCTTTTGGTCTCAAGTTTTCAGAAATGGACCGCGTCGCTTCAAATGATTTTTGCGAATCGTGCGCCTCTTACTTTCGTAATACTGCTGCAACTCATCGTGTTTTGCCGACGTTGAGGATCAATGTTGTTTTAAGAGAAAGTTCGTACAAGGCAGCATTAACTTCTTGTGCATCTTACACTCAATGGTCCTCTTCTGAATCGAGGCAGCTTGTTACTGAAGTTAGATGGTTGGGCCGTGACGACGACTTTGGCACAACATATATTGTGAACGGCGTTTCAGAAACTTGGTCATCAGACATTTACGCATCAGAAACGAACGGTCACACAAGTTGCACTATTTTTTCAAAAAGAATTCTTGAATCATCTGATGTTCCATTTTCAGCTCAACCTCAACAAGTTTTTATGCGGCAAGAAACAGTATATACAAAAGGATATTTTAAATTGACTCTTGGACGGCAATGGTCTGGTTTGAACAACGTCGAAGCAGAGGCTTCGTTACTTAACGATCGTGGTCAGCCTATCGCAATATTAGAAACAATTGATAGCGACGCAATATTGATGAATCGGTGTTCTGATGCTCAACTAGCAAATGCATTTTGGATACGTTTGCCTAAACACTAAAAATTGTGTGTGTGTGCCAATTATGATTAATGAAAGCACATCTCGAAAGTCCGCGTAGCTCAATTGGTAGAGCATCTGCTTTGTAAGCTGAAGGTAGTGGGGTCGAAACCCATCGCTGACACTTTTTATGCTTCAGGTGGACTAAAATTATTCGAAATCCACGTTCTTGGCAAAGGCAAAAACCAGTGAATCCAAAGTGATGCAATAGCTAAGGCCACGAGTCCGCCTGTCATTGCATTAAAAGAAGTTATAATGTTTGACATTGTGTTGCGCGATGCCGTTGCTGTCAAATATGCATCCCATATTAAGACAACCAAGAGAACAAAAATGGCTAACATTGACACAGTTCGCGGCGATTCCATTTTTATTATATTGCAACTTCATCCACAGGTTTTGTTTCCAATGACTTTGAAATGCGCTCTCTTTCGCGCACCATAGCTGCAATAGTTGCGTCACTTTCAGAAACTTTTGTTTCGACTATATCCTTTTCGTCGATGTCCCACACAGGAATGTGGCCGGTGACACGCACAATGTCATCTAAAGGCACCTCAACATCCGCGCGCGGCTTCATATGCATCGCTTTTTGCAATTCAATTTTTGGCTCTGTAACTTTTTGTGGACCTACTTGAACTTGATGGCCTACTGGTTGACCACGTTGCTGGCCAAATTGAGGCGGACCGCCGAGAAGAATTTCGTCTTTTAATTCTGCTTTCTTGGCAGTAAAATCAGGTCCATTTGACACACTCGATTTCGTTTTCTGAATACTTGGCATAATGTCGAGATTTTGACGCGGCCGTGATAAGGCCCACCAAAGGCCTAGAATTAAAAGACCAAGAATAAATAATCCAACAACAAATATGCCAGTTTTTAAATCTCTGAGTTCAGTTTCTGCCTTGTTTACTCTTGAATTGGGCATCATGACAACAACTTGCGCTGGCTCTGCGATCATGTTAGACTTTGGGCCTTCAGTTTTTAGTCCATCAGCAAGAATGGAAAACATCGAATCATCCATTTTATTAAAACTTGGAACCATTTAAATAAAAGTGCCATTGTGGACTCAGAAACTACAAGACTTTAAAGACAAAAAAGCGACTTTAGATTCTGTGATTTCCGCAGTTAAAAATGACAGGTGTTCGCATGAAATTAGGGCTTCTCAATCGAACGGGGCTGTTTTCGTGTTATGCGCCGAAAATTTAAAAAATTCACAATCTTGTAAAGAGTGCAAAAAACAACTGGTAGTCAAAATGTCAAAGAGAGCAGTTTACAAATCTCGAAATGGTGGAGTTTCTATAAATGAAGCAAGAGTGTTTCGTGAAATTAAGGATGCTCAATCTAAACTTGTGGGACCTTTTAAAGAGTACAAGTCTCACATTCTACAGTACGTGTCCCACTATTCACAACCTGAAGACAAGGAAGTCATTCTATTGTCGAAGTTTGTTAAACCGACAGGGCCTAGAAACCTTGCAGAATTTATCTCGTCAGGCCAAGCCACTCAAAGAGATCTCGAAATTATTATTATTGAGGTCTTTATGACGCTCTTTGTAATTCGAGACATTGTCCCAGGTTTTTTGCACATGGACCTACTCGCATCTCAAATTTTTTTGACTGCGTCGGACACTGTCGATACTTTGCCTGTGAACAAGAAAACGAACTTTGTTTTCGGTCCTAGATCTTACTCTACAGTCATTGGTGATTTTGGCACTTCTGTTACACATAAGTACCCTGGAGCCATTGAGGATTACGGTTTTTTTGACGACCTTGTCAATATTTTACAAGATGCATTTCGACTTTTTCATGACATGATTTACTTGTCTAAAAACATGTCCATACAAAAGTTTTTGTTGACAACTGCAAATGAAGTATTTAAAGGACGTTTTATGTCTCTTGAGAAATTTGCAAGCATGGACCCTTATTTTTACTTGCCAAGAGAAGCCGAAAACGAATCTAGATACATACATTTGCATTCCTATGCAGAAGTTGTGCAAAGATTGCCATTTATAAAGAAATATATTCAAGTGCTATATAATTAAATTGAAGATCGAAGGCCCTCTAAAAAAGCGACAGAATATTTAACCTTTGGCTTTGGTTTTTGAAACGTAAGGCCACCAATTGCGTGCTTGCGATACTTAAGCAAGCGGTTGATTTCCTTGGGTTCGTAACCACTTGATGAATATTCAGGGGTCTGAACATCGTTCATTAAAGCAGAAATGATGCCAGGCATGTATTTTGCGTCAGTTTTTGCTTTGGGAAGTCTAATCGCACACACGCTCGCATCGTGAAGACTTTGAAGAGCGGACAAGTGCGAATAATTCGGCAAGCTGTTAATTTCGTCGTAAGAAACGGCTGTGACGTCTGTGTTAATATCGGTAGCGCAAATTAGGTCGATGCCACTGGTGCTTGCAGAGTAATCAACAATCATTGCCATGGGCGCGACGCCATCGGCGCGTGAAGCAATCTTTGAAAAGCCCCATGTAGGATACACACTTGTGTCCAATGGCACAACAGCATCAATAACAATCAAATTCTTATAATCGGGATTTGATTTAGCCATTTCTCGTACAATGACTTTTTGAAAATCCATGAGGCGTTTTCCGATGCCAATACAAGAGTCAGCAAATGTCGATCTGCACACTGCACTTACGTGAAAGTAAAACGATTTTGGCTCATCTGGAGTTGCACGGGGCGACTTGCTCGCGCGACTCGAAGACCTCTTAATAGTTCCGTATCCAGGCCACTCTGCCAGCGGAAAATTAAAGCGAAATTCGTAATTCATAAAGATAAATCCAGCAATGGCGTCATTTGCAACTACGATGGTAATCCAGTGTGATATGAGCATGCTATTGTACAAATAGTTCGTTCCAAGAATTCCAGCTTGAAGACGATTCAAAATGTCGAATAACGATTGGAAATCAGCACCATGAGTCAATGATGTCCAAAAAGGACTGTCCTTTTGAAGTAAAAACCAGGTTTCGCCGGGCAAAATTGACGCATTTTCTGATGATACCTTGACACAGTTGTGCATCAACCATTCAATTGTACCAACTGCGGCTGAAGCAAATGGCGAGGTTGGAGATGCTGCACCGGCTCCAGTAAAACTTAAATCCATTGCGCTAACCGACAACAAAATTGCAAGAAAGACAACAATGAAAAGCATGGCAACTTAAGTTTAAAGCAACTTGAGTGCAACTTGGAGTGCAGGTCGCTTCGAGTCGGACCTTCTTGAAAACACTTTTTTGCGCCGCGAAGTTGCGCTTTCGACCTCTTGACGAGAGTTTCGGAAAGCTGACGTCAAGCTGCACCAGATTCTTGCGCAGAAAACGCGAAAATTCAAAGAATTGAAAAAAGTGCGTTGTTCTGAGTTCTTGGCGTGTAGTGATTGTTTGCCAAGTTCGTATACTCAAGTTCGTTTGCTTGTTTGTGTTACGTATATATAATAAAATGAAAAATATTTTTGTCGGATATGTTAACGGACACTTGGTTTATCGTGAACTGAGTGGAGGAGCCCGCACTGAAGAACAGCGGAAGGCTGGTGACAAGTGCGCCGGGGAAACAGATTCAGTTTCACTGAACCTAATACCTAAGCAATACGCTATTCGGTTACTTGAAAACGGTCACTATTTTTGTTTCGACGTTAGATCTTTGTTCGATTGGCTAGGATCCGGACGGAACACGAACCCTTTGACTGGCCTCAAATTTTCAGATTTAAATATACAAAAAATTAAACGAAAATTTGGTAAAGCAGGCCTTATTCCTCAAGTTCAATTGTCGCTGAAAGAAAAATTTGATGCATATTGGGCCATATACGAAAAATATTATAGGCTCATGAAAAAGTTTCAAAACGATCCTGCTAATATGAGATACGCAAAAGATATGCAAGTAAAACATGAACTACCAAGCACAGTTTACCAAGCACTATTAAGATTTCGTTCATCTGGGTACCCCAATGAACCTGCTTGGAGACGTGTAGAATCGGCTGCTTTAAATAACTTGTTTGTTCAAGACAAAATCTATCCAGAAGCACTTGAGGAAGGCTTTCGACTAGACATTAAAGGACTTCGCAGTAAACTTGGTGATTGACTTTTTTAGATTTTTACATGGCCGCAGGCACGTGTTACAAGTTGATGCGTGTATAATAAACTGAAAGGTGAAGTGTTGAAAGACCTTACACGATGGAATTATTTTGCGTGCGTCTTACACTTTTGCGCATTTTTGTTTGCAGTTTTTTACATTGATTCGGAAAAAGCTAAAGCCAAAGTTTATAAGTTTGCTTTCGACGATTCGACAACAAACATTTCGCGCGTCGACTTTCCTGTAAAGCTTGCAGATGCAGGTTTGACAAATTTAAAATTTTACACTGCTTCTTTTTTTGCTGTTACTGCTATAAGTCATTTTCTTTATGCAACTGATTTTTTTGGTCGTAAATACTACTCTGCAGCCTTGCTTGGCACAGGATGGAATCCATGGCGCTGGTTTGAGTATTCCATTAGTGCTTCAATAATGATTTACATTATATGCATCGTTACTGGTACAAAAGAAACCGTAGAAGCTTTAAGCACAGCACTTATTACGCCTTCTTTAATGCTGCAAGGATACAGCGTTGAAGGACTCTTGCATCAAAATGAATTGCACGATTGGTCAATCGGCCACAGACCTTCCAAACCAAAGATTGAGTCCGCTGTGATGTGGTTTAATTTTTTGCCTGCCTGGTTTCTTTACTTAATTCACTGGTACATTATTGTTTCAAACTATCAGCGCATTTCTAAAGAAGCTGCTGACGCGAATAAGCCTGTAGATTCAAGCGTTATTTTTATGGTCTACTCTCAATTAATTCTTTTTTCCTTTTTTGGTTTTATTCAGACGTATCAAGTATACCGTTGGACAACTGCTCACAAAGGCCGTGAAGAGTGGTCATACGTTACATATGAAAAGGCCTACATTATTTTGTCTTCAACAACAAAGCTTCTCTTGGCAGGGACAGTCTTATATGCTTTGAGATAAAGCTACAAGCCAATTTGATTGATAGTTAATGTGACACTTGGCACAGCCATGCGAATTAGTTTGAATATTGAACATTTTGTGCATTTTTTAAGCCATATTTATACTGATGAATTGCCTTCATGGACACTTTAAAAAGCATTTGCGAATGCTTGCATTTCCGCAGCTTGATCGGCAGTGTAAAAAATGTGTACACTTACATTATGTGACGCAACATATCTTTTTATAAGATCAACTGGACTACACAGACTAAGATCTTGAATTACAATGTGTTTTATAAAGTTTTCTGAAGATTCCGGCCAAATAACAGTGTTAGCAGTTGTGCGCATGCTTGCGTAAAAATTGTCGAGGGCCATTTGCTTGGATGAAGCTGTTGGCACTATTTTTGGATCGTCTTCAATAAAAAAAGCGTCACCAGATAACAAAGGCACTCTGCAAGCAGGGCATTCTTTTGGCTTCAACAAAAGCCATTCGCTATTAAAATGCAATTTACAGCAATCTTTACAAAAAACGTGTCCGCAAATAGTTATTGAAAATTTTGCTACATTTTTTACGTCATCGTAGCAGATAACACATTTGTGGTCAGCTGTTTCTAAAACATTGGTTGTGTATGTCGAACTTAGATCATCCGCTTGTTGCAACACAAAACTACCAAAACTTGTCTGCAAAACCTTAAAATGATTTCGAGCGAGTTCTTGTGCCATGCTCTGAGTGACAGCTTTGCCAGAAAATCGCTGAATTAATTCGCTCGGTGGCAACGGTGCTCGAAGGCCTACAAAGATTTTATCAACTCGTTCTTCTATTGCATTCTTCTTAACTAAATGAGGAAAAATTTTAAAACGTTTTAGGACATTTTTAGGAGCTCCAATTATGTTTACAGTTGCATCCACTGCAGAACCCAAAATAGATAAGTCTATATCTGTACAAGCTTTCAGCTGTTCATAACTGAGGCCTTTTGGCTTCGTATTCCAAGGGTCCTTGAAAACTTGTTGAAATTTAAGACCGATGCGAGACAAGGGACCTGAACGACCAAGCTGCATACTAGCAAGATCATCAATAATTACTACTGCGACTTGAATATATTCTAATGGAACCACAAATGATGGTATTTTACGAGCTAAATTATCAACAATAAAACGACGAATCTGATTTTCGCTTCGCTTTGCTTCTGTAATTTGCAAAACTAAATTTTTGATAGTCGTCCTTAATGCCATTGCACCAATGAGATGATGTTCGATCGTGCTTGGATGGCATAATAAGACTGTAGATCCATTGCCTGATTGTCCTAAAACTGTTACAGGAATACCTTCAGGTTGAACTTCATGATAATCTAGACCCATTTTTCTGCATGTATCGGTCCATTCTTGTATGTCTCGTGATACGATAAGTGTGCTTGTAGTGCACAAGAAACTTTCAGAGACAAAAGCTGGCTTAGGCCTTCCATTTGGTCGTTTTTGAGCATGCAATTGTGTCATCAATGTTTCTTGCCAATGCTTTGTGCCATCAAAAACAAGTGTACTTGGCCTTAATTCAAAATCAATAAGTGCACCTCGCACTGTTACAAAATCCATTGATTTAAAAGACCAAAATAAGTTGTCAAATATTTCAGCAGTTTCGTAAATGCTTTCTTTGGATTTTCTCTCAATAGTATACTTCGTTGATCTCAGTGTGTCCGCGAGAGCACTTTCAAAGTCCATAAAGTCTAAACTGCACAAATTAGACGATTGAGCTTCTTTAAGAGCGTTTGTGTCTAAAAAAAGTCGTAAAGCCCGTGGCCTGACTGTTTCGCTTTCAACTTTTAAAAGGCCTACTATTCGCACATATTTTTGATAGCCGTAAAGACGTAAAAATTCATATTGGACTCTTAAAGGACATAAAAATGATGTCATTTGACCAGATATCATGACACTAAATTTCATGTAAGATATTCGTGTATTTAACGAAAAAGGACTCTCTACTAAATAATCTTCTAGGCGGTCTCCACCAAAAGGCATGAGCGTGCACAACAGCATTTATTATGGGCAATAACTTTTAAAAAAGAATACCGAAGTCGGGAATTGAACCCGAGCCTGAGGGGACCTTTCTGTAGCAAATTTGAAAACCCTATATCCTAACCACTAGACCACATCGGTTTTCATAAAAGAAGCTGAAGTTACTCTAATAATAAAAATGCCTAAATTGCCACGAAAAAAATCTGTGCCAAATTCACGGAGACGAAATCATTCTGAAGTGAGGCGCAAGGTTATTGAAGTCCTTAAAGCTATCAAAATGAGTCCGAAACCTTACAACGAAGATGACCCATATGCAGACTTTTTACACAGTTTTTCCTTAGCTATTCTTGTCGAAGCAGCAGATTACATTATGGTAAGGTACCCTCACTTAAAACGAGTCGACACTATTTTAAGCAAAATAGAAGATCAACTAATGCTGGAGGAAGCAGAACGCCAGCAAGAAGAAAGATATTAATGATTTTTTGATAGCAAACAAGAATTTATAATTTATAAAAAAAGTTGGTTTTAAACAGACTTCTTAGAGCTCATTTTGAAACATGTACGCATTTTATTCCCCGTGTCATTACGAACCTTATCTCAATGCTCAAAAAAGCAAAAGGCCATTACTGCTAAATCAGTTTCTAGACGCCAAGGCCCCTCACGGATCAAAGCTTCACATTGCAATTCTTGTTAAGCGCGGGCGCATTTTGGCGGCAGCCACAAACAAGTTAGCTTCAAGGACAAATGGTGCTTCAGCCCGCGGCTCCCAGCAGTACATTCATGCTGAGCGCAATCTGGTTCGTTCTCTTGATCTTAATCAAATGCGCGGCGCGGACGTCTACGTTATGCGCGTCAGTTCAGCGGGATTCATGTACTCACAACCTTGTGAAGAGTGTACCGTCCTGTTAAACAAGTGCATGAAATGTCATGGGTTGCGTAACGTATATTTTACAACAAGTCCAAGCTAAAAACCGCGGTTGCATTTGAAAAAACTAAATAGTACAAATGAATAAAATGAAAAAAAATCTTTTTTCTGATCCTTACGCATTCGTTCGAAGCAGTGAAGTACGCGAACCTCAAGAAATAACACGTGCTGCAACAGAGTCTTCTTCAGTAGAGTCCACATGGGTCGATAAGCGCACTGGAGCTGAATACTTATTAAAAGATCACAAGCCTCAAGGTCCTCAAGGTGACTTTCGTGTGCCTAAAGATGTTGCTGAAGAACGTTATAGAGCAGTCATGGGAATTTCTGCTGTACATTTTGGCCCCAGACCTGTTGAAAATCCTTTTGAGGAAGACCGCCTGAAACCTGAAGCCGCGCCAAGGTATCGTGATGTTGAAGACACCGTTCGAGAACGAATCTCTTTTGACACTAAAAAACAGTTAAGTTTTCAGCAGACAACAGAAACTGCGCCTTGGGCAGCATCTGAAGCAGAAGAACACCAAGATTATACAATTGATCATCAAGGTCGAGTACGTGACAAGCCCGCAAATCGTGAAGGTCCATTTGGTCGTATTAATGAAATTCAAGAACCACTTCGGCCTAAATTTGGCGATCAACCTGAAAGCGTGATAAAGCAGTCAGTGGGCCGTCCAGTACAACCAGTCTCAAAGCACGTTAAAGAAACTATTGATCTTGAGGAACGCCTCGAGAAACGTCGTGGTCTTCAAGTACTACTGACAAGTGCATTCCGCGGTCTTTTCGGTTCACAAGTCGCTGATCATATTATCACAAGATCGCTCAGTGACAATAAGCAAACTTTTGATCGGCCAGTTTTATCACGAACAATAATGGATGCGGGACTTATGAAGCCGTGGATGCCGCATGCCGAAGCTACGGGAGACCGTCGAATTCGTCCTGATATGACAGCAATGGAAGTTGGCAACAGAGCATTGCGGACTTTAATGAAAGGCCCGTTAGCTCCAGAAATTCAAGATTTGCCAAAAGCCGAACGTGACGATGTTGCATTAGCCATGGGTCGCACAATTCTGAATGCAGTTATGCCATCAAAAACTAATGCAAAACCAGATTTGGAACAGTCGCTTAAAAGAGACCTTTCAAAAAGTATATCACTTTCAATTAGTCCAGCAATGGTTGCTGGATTATTGCCGTCTGACCTTCTTGATGTCAATGTGAAGCCACAGGTTCAACAAATGCGCACCACGAATGCTTCCGCAAAAGTTAATGAAATTCAAGAGAGAGCCCCAATTGCTGAAAAACAATTGCGGGAAAATATCGGACCTTTAAAGGCCCCGAGTGCAAATACCATATTAAATTTTTCAAAGAAAAAGAATTTGTGGACCGTAGATGACGAACAAGCTGAAGAAGTAATAGATCGTCGGCCTAGAGTACTCTTTCATGAAAATAGTTACTCAGCTTAGTTTTTGAAAGACTTGCCCCCCATCTGAACACCCCAAAGAACCAAAATTGGTAGCAGTACATATGAATAAGGGGTTTCGAAACTAACTAGGTTAAATTGTTCTGAAACCATAAAAAATTGCTTGCGTAAAATGTCGGTGAGATCATCGTCAGTGTTGATGTTACCTGCAATCATTACCGTAAAAACATCGCGGAAAAGCCAAATAAACAAGTTAATGAAAACTGTGAATGAGACTACGGGCAAGAAACCCATGGGTTTTATGCCGTGCTTGCGAACGCCGTAAGATACAAGATGAACAAAAAATAGTATAGCGAATACTGATACTGCTGCATATGAAATGTTTTCGAATACTTGCAATGATTTATTGCACAACTGAGAAGTGTCCTTGCAACCGTCAAAGCTCTTTTCCCAGTCTAATCCGATAAGTAAAAGTGTGTCGAGAACGACAGCGCCGATTAAAAAATTAACTGGCGAAACTTCAAAAGGAGCTTGCAAAAATTTCTCGATTTCGTAAGTGGGACCTTCATAGAAGTCAGTCATATTTATTTATATGTATTCAAGTTTAGACGAGTCCGTACACGAGACCTCCGAGTAAAACATAAGGAAAAGAGTCATTATTCCAGTAATCAAATTGTTGGAGGACGTAGTAGAATTCCTTGCGAATGAGCTCGCCACCACCTTCATGAGGAGCAAGAGGAGTATCCATCATGAAAGCTGTGATATCCAGGAAAAGCCAGATGAACAGAGAGATAAAAATGGAAAATGAAGCAATGGGCAAAAACGCCTTGACTCCGCAGCCCTTGTGACGACGAATACCGGATCCAACAATTTTGACTCCCAAAACAACAGCAAAGACGTACAGAAACGTTTCAGTTATATTTCTAAAAACGACAATTGATTTCTTGCATACTTTGGTTGAAGCAATTTTGCATTGAGAAGGACCAGAATCCCAATATAGAAAGCCTTTGAAGATAAAATCAAGTACGACAAGTCCAATAAAGAACGTCATTCCATCGGCTTCGAATGGGTGCTGAAGAATTTTTTCAAATTCTATGAGTGCTTTTCCAATGTCAAGAGACATTTATTTATATGGTACAATGAAGTAAGGGACTTGTGATATTATTTATGCCAGTTTGCCCTTATACCAAGAATCAAGACAAAAATCACAGCATATATAAGTCCGTAAATGATAAGTGGCAAAAACTCAAACGGTCGTTCTCCTTGAACAGCTTGCGATGGATTTGTCAATTTTGGCGTTATGATGGATGTTGGCGCCGAACCGAAAGCAGTAGGTGACACATACTTGGGCACAATTGCATCTGGCTTGCATTCGTTAGGCACGCCAGTTTCAACGTATGGGCCAACGCACTTTTGTACGCACAATTGTCCGAAAGGCACAAAACCTGTTGGACATATTTTTACACATACATTCGGATTATTTGGATCTGGCTCAAACCCTGAAGTGCATTTTGAAACTGAAGGCGTGCTCGCGTCAATTGATCGAACCTCAAAAATTTGATTTGCAGACCATGAGTCAAGAGGACTTACGGCGTTAAAGTTAATTGAAGCAAAGAAGAGTGTTGATTGGCCTTCGTATTGCTGTGATGCTGCATCAAAATTCGCGTAAGGATCCCATGTCGCAATATACCACGCATAGCCGACGTATTTTATTGCCGTGACTGATCCTGGAACTCCCAAGTTTAGAATTGACCAATTTGCATTCAGGTCGTTGCCTGCTGGCAAAGTCGCGGTGCGCCAAGCTACAGCTGCCGTAGTGCCGACGACGCTTGTGGGCCAAGACGAAATTGTAGATAACACACAACAGCCAATTGCGGAAACATTAGGACTAAATCCAAAGCATGTCGCATTGTATATTGTAGAAGCCAGTGGCCGAATAACAGCAGCATTTTGTGTCTTTGACAAGACACTGTAAACTTGTGTGAAGTTAATGCTTGTCGATCCGCTTGTAATGCCACTTGAAGCGTCAGCAGAAAGTATGGCAAAACGTGAATCAGATGATTTTTTGGGCACGTAGCTCGGGTCAGACGTAATGCGACTTTTGTCTGTGGAACTTTGTGGCCAAAACCTCGCAGGCACTCCAGCAGGCCGCAAAGAAGCCAATTGATTGCCATCAACAAGTTCCCAATCAGGCATATTTGTAATGACTCCAGTAACGTACCATTTTAATTCGTAAGGACTCCATCCAATAAGCGATGGGCCGATAAGACGAGCTTCGATTTCAGCAAAATCAGAATTTTTGTCTAATGTTAAGAAACTGCCGTCAGGTGCGATGCTCGCTATTGTTGGACTTTCTGCTCCATAAGGCCCGTAAGTCGTAAAAGCAACAGCTTGAGTTTCAGGACCATAAGCAAAATCAGACACAACCAAATTCGCCAAAATAGGTGCTGCACGGCGGACATTCATATTTTGAAACAAATTTAAATTTTCGTAATCGTTTATTTCTGCGCTGTACGCTGATAACGGTCCAAAAGTGGGCCTCTCAATAACAGCACCATAAGAAGAGTTTTGTAGTGATGCTAAAGCGATCTTGTAAGACAGACTGTTAGTGTACATTGGCCTGATGCCTGACACAACGTTAGCACCTGATTGAACTGCAGCAATTCTATAATCATATGAGTTTACTAAATTTGTTGAAGTTGAACCAGGCCGCAATATTTGCGAAGTCGTATTTAAGAATTTCTTGAGACCGAAGCCAAATAAATTAGCATCATTTTTAGCGACAAAGACTTTGTCAATTACAAAGAAAGCCCTTGTAAGTCGATCAAAGTCTAGGCCGCCTGCATAAAACATTGGAACATTCACCGACGATCCGCTGCTGGTAGCGAAAACTTGATTTATTAGATCGCCATTGTGCTGAATCGCCAACACTGTGTTGCCAAGGTCAAATTCAGTAGATGCTTCTGCATGAAGACCATAGCCTACTATGACGCTTGAAGAATCAAGCTTTATAATACCTTCTGGATAAAATGCATAGGCCTTGTCATTTGGTCTTTCTTGAAGCGTGCTAGTCGGCTTTACAAATCTTCGCAACCCGGTTGCTGGAGTTCCAGGTTCATAACCGTTTTGGTAATTGCTCGCGACAGCATCAACGCCAATCGTTGCTGTTTGAACAGCAAGTGTTAAATTAGCAAGCGTGCCTTGAATACTTTGTTCAGGGTCGTAAGGCGCCTTAACCTTTACAGTAACTACATTTGAATCTACTAGCAGCAACGGCCAGTTTTGTGTAGATAACAATGCTGCTATTGGACTTTGACTCGCTGGTGCGTAGCCTAAAGATAACAATGGTAGCGGCAAAGGGTTTTGCTGGCCAGTAGTAATGCCACCAAACCAAGGCACCGAAGTTTCTACTTGAGGATCAAGAGGCAACGGCATAGTGCCCACAATCAAATTTTGGCCAACTGTAGTAATGTCAGTCACGTGTAACGCTGTTGTATCAAGTGCTTCAGCGTAATCACTCGCGGGCTGAAATCCCCAAGCTTGAGGATCTCCATTTGGAGTCAAACTTTCATAACGTCCAGCTTTTTCTGTAATAATAAGGTATTCGCCATCAACCGAACCGACGAAAAGCGCGGACGCCCCTTGATACATAATTATGCGCATGCAATTATATTTGTGTGCTTCATTGCTTGGCCATTGCGCATTTAGCCAATTGGGTGGATGGCCTTCGCTAGCACTCAACGGTCTAAATTTAATTATGTCTGAAACAAATTGGTTGACGACAATTTGATCGTTAATTGGTGTTTGTTGCAAGTCACTCAAAGGAGCTGTTGTCCAAACAGCAGAGTTGTCTGCAGTGGCCCACCAGTTGTTGGCCCACCAAGTTAAATTGTAAAGTCTTCCTGGCGGACTGTAAGAAAATACCTTATTGTCTCCAGACTGATTGACTCCGTCATTGTAAAATGTCTCAATATTCGTAGATTCGACGACTGGATAAGGCTGCGATGATGTCGCAGTGCCTGGACCATTAAGGCCTCCAGGCACATAGACTTTTCTGATTGTACCATCAGTGCAACCAAATACAAAGTAATTTGATTGCAGCAAATTTGGATTTGAAGTGACTCCTGTTGGCCATACATTGTTGGGATCAGTGTCGCCGAGTAGCCACCTATACGTGGGCCACCAAATATTTGGTGGAAACAAATATCTGTTCGGATCACTTTCAGTTTCAGCTGTGGCTCCTGGTTGAAATGTATTCCAATACGAACCACCTGTAAAAGGACTCCAAATTTTTGAACCGATTGTCCATGGCGTCGTTGCAATTGATGGCAAACTTTGTTGAAGTCCAGCTGGTTGAGAATCAGTGCCATTTAATGTTCCATTACACATTCCAAAATACTGGCTTGTTATTTGAATTGTTGAGTCGTATTCGCTTGGGCCCATGCAATCCACAAAATCTATTGGGATAGTTTTGAATACAAGCGCAGCACCATTGTTTTGATTGTTCGCATTCCAAGCACCACTTAGATTTCCAGCAGAATCTTTGAGCCGAACTGATTGTCTTATTGTGTTGCGCCAAAGATCACACAACAACGTAAATACAGTTTGTGGCCTGTAAGACTCAATGCCAGCAGCACTAAATGGATTTTCATTCGTCTTAAACTGCTGTCCGATATTGCCTTGCGTGCGATCTACCGCCCATTGCGTAAAATTGGGTCCCACTGAACCTGGCGATCCAGTGACTGATGTCCACTCTGATACCAGCGAAAGGCCCTCGTAATTCGGAACACTTTGAGGCAGAGTATCTACACCTGTCGACAAATCACCATTCCATGTGCCAGCCAAAGGCAACACGTAAGCATTAAAAGTTTTTGCTGTTGACCAATTTGGACTCTCGTAAGTAACTAATGTCATCTGAGCTTGAGGTGCCAATTGAAGTGCCCACGGTGCTGTAGTGGAAAGACCAACAGCATTTGTAGGAAACTGATTAAATGACGCTCCAGTGCCTGCACCAGCATAAGGATCACCATTAGACTCAGCATTAAGGCCCAAACTGACTGGTGCGTAAACTTGACGAACGTCAAGGCCTAAGACCGATGATGAATCGTGAAGTCCACCATTAACGTCACTATCTGGCTGACCAAGTGAACCCAAATCAATGTATACCTTGCGCAAATCATTGACTTTGCTCTTGACAGATGTTGAGCCCGCAGGCTCCCCAGTTACAGGTGCATTGTTGTCGAGACCATAGAATGTCCAAGCTGGGCCCATCAGCGGATCAGTAAATGCGATGCTGTAGATGGCTCGTTGTTGACCAGCTTGCGAGTACGGTTCAGTGAAGCTGTACACACTTGAATTACTGTAGGTTGACAACATTGCAGTTGACTGATTAGCATATCGTAATTGGTACCCGCCAATAATTGTCGGATCTCCTGTTGCTGGAGCAAAAATCACAATGACTGGATTACTTGAAGTTGGCACCAACAAGTCACCAGTTGCACTCGATCTTTGAGGATTGAAAGATGACACAGCGGCTGAAGGGCCAATAAAGAACGAACGGCCTAAAGAACTGTAAACGCCATTGTCGTATCCTTCATCCATAAAATAGGGCGTACATTGTAAGTATGTTTTCATGGAAGCAGAAAACAATACATTCCCAGATCGCAAATTGTTAAATCCATTTGCGTCATTCCATGGCTGCTTTTCAGAACTTGCGAATAGGTCTGAATAATTGAATGCATATAAAGCCATGCGAGTTGTAGATGCAACATCTGCATAAGACATTGGCGTCGGGCCAACATTTATAAAACAACTTGATTGAACAACAAAAATTGATGTTGCACAAGCATTAGTCAATGTTGCTTTTCCGGATGGTCCAAGTCCCGGTTTCAAAGCATCGACAGCGACTGGTACACCTGTTATTGACCAAGTATTTGACGCAACTGATGGCACTAAAGAAACTCCATTAGATGGCAAAAGCTGAAGTTGGAATGGACTTGTTAAGTCACCGGTAGCGGATGGACTGACGCTACTTATTGCACTATAACAGTCGCGAGAGGTAAACATCCAATTTAGTTGACTTGCAGAAGTAAGTGAAAGAGCTGCAATGGTACCAGACGAAGGAGCTCCACTGTTGGATACACTGTCAAAATGTAAACTGGAATCATATGGCGCAGGCTTTCCAAGAGAAACAGTGTTAGAGAGACCGTTGCCGCCGTAAGGGCATGGAACTTGTATGGCAGCAAAGGCTGCACAATCTAAATATGGACTTGAGCTTGTTGGCAACAATGACGTTCCATCTGTAAATGGCGTCTTTGTAAAACCAGAAGCACTCATAAAATTTGGACCAAAGTTTGTACTATTAAGAATCTTTTGTGAAATCACGGGACCTGACGTACCGATTGCTACATCTTTAACGTGGGCATCTGCGTGATAGACAGACAACGTGTTCACGTTCACTGCTAAAGAAGCATTGCTGACCACGCCCCAATAATGAGAGCATTTTTCGCCTTGATAAGAATCTATTGAAGTATTTAGTCGAGTAGACCATGAAACATTTGAAATGTCACACATTACTGAAAAACTTTGTAATGTATTTTGAGTTCCAGCAAAATGTATATTTTGATATAATGGATAATCTACATCGAAGTTGCCGGACGTGTCAAAGTATAAAGAATACATTGGCGCACCAGACGTTTCATATACTGGTAAAGGCGCCCATACACCTGACACTGCTGCCCATCCAGTAGGCGTCCAAGCATTTTCAGAAGGCCCACGAGTTGTGCCATTCATTGTATACCAAAGGCCTGAAGTTGGGTCCCACAAGATTAAAGGCGCGACAATGTTTTGCACTTGAGCTGGTTGTGAAACTGTGTGCTGAAAATCATCAGCTGATACACCTAAAAATGGGTATTCCGTCGAATTTGCTGCTGTTAATCCAGACCATTTTGACAACGAAGGCTTTGTTGGATCAATGTCATCATTGACTTGCATATATGCTCTCATGATGACTTCACACTGATTACGAACGTAAAATCTAAACGTGTTTACTTCGCCAAGATAATAGAATCTGCTAAGTGTCGCACCTTTTGGTAAAGAAAAAGGTAATGTTTTGCAATGTCCTAACTCTGGAAATGAATCGTAAGAAACGTCTTTAACCATTAACGCGAAATCGTAGATCGACATCCAAGCAGTATTTAATGCGCCTTGATTTGCATAGTAATTACCTACGTACGAATACCAGTCCCAGCCGTCAATAAGATTGTGTTGACCTGCAAAACCATAGCTGTACATTAGTTTAATATACAACGGTTGTGAAAATCGTACGGCGCTCATATCAAACATAGGTGGCACAACAGGACACAACCCTAACCAATTTGACACTGGTGGTGCCAAATACATTCTAAATGTACGAAAGTATTGTGACCCATTAATGGAAAATTTAAAGTCCGGACGATCTGTAAGAACATCAAAATTTGAAGTAACTGTAACAGTTGATCCGCTTGCAGAAATTGTGGCATTTATCCAAGCTTGAATACCAATAGACGCAATTGCAGCAAATTCTGCATGTGTGACTAAAACAGTAGGCGTATTTGGCATCGTATATCCGAAAATAGTTGCATAAGCTGGTTTTATGTATTGATACAAAAATTGCTGGATTGAAATATTTGAGCTGTAAAATGTTGTCGTCAATGTTTGGTGATCAAGACCTAAAGAATCGTTGAGGCCTATGTGCAAAATTGCTCGTTTGTCAATTTGAGTACCAGCGGATGAATCAGTTGGATCAAAGGCGTCCACCAAGTTAATGAGCATCTGGCCAAAAATGACATTTGAACTCTCAAGATTTGAAAAATAAGCTGACGAATTTGCCACGTTGTTCGTAATGGAATTCACAACGGTCGGGCCCAAACTTCTAAATGATAAAGCAGTTGCCGAATTAAGACCAAAGACCTTTGTATTGTCTAAAATTTCTTGATAACCAGCAATTGGCTGTTCAGCTGTTGTGTCTGCTTCTATTTGAAACACTTTTGCTTTAGGCATACCTGTTCCATCAAAGAATACGTTTTCGGTCGTAGATAGTACATCAGCATCTACTTCGTAAGTTTTTGTTAAGGTCAACTTTTGGCGTCCGTAATAACCCGGCGCTTCTACATCGAAACAATCAGACTTGCATGCGCGCCACATAATTTGTGTTGCACTGAACGGACTTGTTTGTGTAAGTCCCGGCAACGTATTTGCTGTGCCGCCATAATTGCGACCTGTTGCAGTTGGTCTGTACCATTGAACAGTTGGCACATTTTCAACAAAGAAACAATTTTGCGGTTTGAATGGATTTAGCAAATTTTGCCGCGTGCCTACTAACGATACTTGGTTATTAAGTATTTTAGAAGCCAACAACGGCCTCATTGCTTGAAGCTGCACAATAGCGCCATAATTTTTCAGGTTACTTGGAACATACTTGGTCACATAAGTCAAGCGCTGTGCATGAGGAAACTTTTCTAGTGATGGCGTTGAACTGATTTGGTAGCGCTCATGAGAATCAACTGAGGTGCGTACCATGGACACGTACCCATGATCAGTTGGCAGCGCGCCATTTGTTGTCAAACTTCTGGGTTGTGCTAAGTTTCCACCAAGGCGTACTTCGGGCACCACCGCATTGATGTCAAGACGGTGCCCAAAGCCCCATGTAGGATCTCCAAAACCAAGACCACTGTAATTCTGTGCCAAGAGGTCTTGAATGGACGCTGGCCGCTGCAATTCAGCAAAAACAGCAGAATTGTCACGCTCAATGTCGTAATCAGAAGAGTAAACATTGACTGCTTGAGCGCCAACAACAAAATTAGATGCTGATGAGAATCCTCGAGGATCAGCTGGAGGCACGTGACCGAATTGAGCAGTGACGCCATTTGAAGCAGAATCTGCACCGAAAGAGCAGCTAGCATTTTGATTTGCACTTAAAAACGATTTGTAGATTGGTTGTCCTAAAGGCGCAGCAGCGGACATGACTACAGAATACTTGTAGTGCAACAATGAATGCACGTTGCCTTGTGAGTAATCGCTTACAGATGTTGATTGGCCAGCTGCACGTTTCTTAAGGCCTGTCAATTCGAGTCCAACCATTGATATGGCCTGTACATCGACAAGATTAACGTTTAGGCCTTGATCACTCATTGATTTTAAAGAACGCGTAGTTTGTGCTCCAGGATCTGTCCACACAAAATTGTTCATGGGATTCGCATTAAATGCAATCAATGCATTAACTACGTTTTGGACCTTTGCAGACTTATTTTCAGCAAATTGCTGCAAAACTGTGGGCAAAGACTGCAATGTCCACTTTGTTTCTGGCATAACGATTTCGAGCCAATCAAAATCATATGATGTTACAGCTTTAAAGATTGCGCTTATATTAATGTAAATGTCGAGAATTGAAGTTGACCCATATGTCCAATAATGAAAAGCATTGTGCATTTCTGGCCAGTTCATTGTGCCGCCAATTGTGCCCTCAACAACAGTCAGACTACTTGGCAAAGACGCTCCGCTGAGAACAGATGTCAGCAAAGCGTATTCAGGCCCTTGCACTGGATTTTGGCCGCTTTGGTAAGTCCATACTTGAGATTGAATGCCAAGTGGACATCCATTTGGCAGTCGGCCAACTGGAATAGCCGCAAAATAAGGATCAGGGACTAAAAATTCGTACTGGCCAAATCTGTTAGGCTGATCAGAAGCCAATATCTGTTGAGAGATGCCATTGTCAATCGTTTTTGAAAATGGAATGCCATTCGTGTCTAATGCTAAGCCAAGAAAGGCCCAATTTCGTGGTCTGTAAAAGTTGCATGTCACCAAAACAGCAAAGTTGTTGGTAATCGACCCATAAATTTTATTTGGCTTGTTTAATAAGCGCAAAGCGAGCAAGTTCTGAATTGCATATTTTGCTCGATTATTGCGCACGACATTTACTGCTGACGCTTTTTTGCTTGTCGTTAAGCCCGCTGTAAAACCATTGAAAGGCAAGTAGTTTGTCCATGGCCCGTTCATGTAATTATTGGCAGCAACTCCAGTTGACAATGAAGTGTCGAACATAAATGTATTCGAAGCTGAACCGACATTACCAGTTGCAAAAGCATGAGCTGAATCAATTTTTTGGGTAAATGTTAAAGTGCCATATCCGAGTGCACTTTGAAACACGCTGTTCGGTGAAGCTGTTCCATTTGCATTTAGCACAGGTCGAATCCACCAGTGTCCAAGGCCTTCCTGTGGCAAAGGATTTGCGGGCCAAGGCGTTATGGCGCTGTTGTACTTGCTGACCGCAAAACCTGTGCTGTTGCCTGAAAGGTAATTCATTAATGGTCCAAAACCTGGTTCGTAAACTTGTGGATCTCGACCTACAGTAATAGCTGAAGTTGCATTAAGAGTCGCTTGACCATCAAAAGGAAATTCATAAGATGACAATCTGTACAGATTATCATTGCGCACCTGTTTAAGGCCATCAAAACTGTAAAGTACTCCTGATGGTCCGCCGGCGTATTGATCGTAGGCAAATTGATCAAGAGTGTCGCCATTGGCAAGCACCGCACGATCGAAATCAACGTTAGGATCATATCCAGCTCCAGCTGCACTAAACAGTGATTTGTTTTCTGTAAATGGTCCAGCAAGGGGCATGCCGTCACGACTATTAAAAGCACCCACATTTGTAATTTTTGCAAGAATGCTGGTGTTAACGTCATGCATGCCAGGCTCTTTTGTAAGCCCATTCGGATACACGCTTGAAATTCCTATAGTTGGAGGGTCAAAAGCAGAACCGCCAAGGCCAAGTGTGCTTGGACAACTATCCGGCAAAAATGCTGGCATTGCACCAGTTGACCCAAAAGAATCGTATGCAGTGAAAATTAAGTGACGAACTTCGTAAGCATATTCGTTTTGCCAATAAGTGCCGTCGTAACTATTGTCGAGGTCTTTTAGTGTTGTCGTTTTTGCTGGTCTTCGTACAATCGCGATGCCAGAGGTATTTGCACCAGATGATGTCGAACTTAATGGTTTCTGCATTGCATTATCAATAGAGCACAACATGTCATTTGATAGGCCACTGTCACGGCCATTTACTGTCGAAGGTGTCGTTGACGCGTCCGTATGCAATGGGCAAATTACGAGAGAATTGCCTAAAGCATTTTCAGTGTAAAAAGATTGTCTAAGACCATTTACGTAAGATGAATTTTTAGAAGCGGTGCCTGGACTTACAGCATCAAAACCAGCGTAAGCGGCGATTGCCCAAGCATCAAGACCTGATTCAACTGAAGTATATCCTTGTGGACCCGAATCATTAGGATTTTCAGGTCTTTTGATGCATGTATCGAAATTTGGCTGAATGACTCCACCAGGGCCAACAATTTGAGGAATGCTGACAGGTCGCGCATTATCACCAAGACATTTAATGCAAGTTCCAGTGGGATCTCTTGAAGTGCACACTGCAGCAAAATTGCCAGTGCGCCCAATAGGATTAACAATCATTGCCTGGGATGTAGAATTTATTGTAAAATCAAGAACAGGCGTTGAATTATGACCAAAAATTTTGCCGATTACTCCAGAGAGCGCACGAGCATCAAATTTGTAAAGGCCGACATCTGTCAAAATTGTTCCAATGTAATTGACTGAATCGACGTAATCAATCTTGTATACCATCCAAAACAATTCGGGTGTATTGCCAGCGGAAGCAGTAGTAAAATCGCTTTTGATAATCGGCAATGTCGTCCATGTGATACCATCAATTGAAACCCAGCAAACATTTGGCAAGTTGTGCCACGTAGAAGGCCATTTTACCAGCGAAGTGTCTGCAAGAACGGCATTCAGTTCCCATACAAATTGGCCAACTGCGACAAAATAGCCTGGTTTCTCAAGAACGCTTGATTGTGTAGCGATTGAAACTGGAACCTCAATGTAAATCACGTCGTTAAACTGTGACACTGCAGCATTCAGTTGGCCAGTTGAACCATCTGAATTTGCGAGTGAACGAAATCGCGCGGGACCGACTCCGAGGCCTACACCATTTTGTGATCCAGTGTGAAATGCGTCTAATGCTGTCATTGCAAAATTTGTAGACACGTAAGCAGCCGTTCCATTTGAATCTTGTTTTGATAAGTAAGATCCAAGCAAGCTTTCAGCGTAGCCATAAGATGCGCCACCATCAACAGAACTTAGAATATTTGCAGGCGGACGAATTGGAGATGTCAGTAACACTGATTTGTCTTGAATACTGACAACGTCTCCGTTGTCACTCAATACTTGCCAAGAATAAGACGATTCAGTGTTAACAGTTGAAAAGACAAAATCAATAAAGAAATTTGAGCCTCGAGCAGGCACTGGCTGCCACAATGATGTAGAACCAGTAGGTTGAGCAGCGATCGTTTCAATTGGATCAGCGATCGGGCCTCCAATCGAAACTACTAGGCCGAGTGGACTTTCAACATCGGGCTGTTTTGTTGCGAATTTGATTTTGGGAGCGTACACGTGATAAAGCGAACCAGTGTAAGCACTGTTTACTTCTGCAGCAACACTTAATGGCGTCAAAGCCCTCGAAGTTGAAGACGCGCCGCTGGGTATTGTTTCTATAGATGACGTCGCCGTAAATGATGCATCAAAAGTACCGTCACCATTATCAGTTATACTTGAACCGACTATGTTCGCACCGAATCCCAAAAGTTGTCCGCAAGCAGAAAGAGCATTATTGATAGTTTGTCCAGATAGTGTCGGCGTAAATAGTAATGGGATTTTAGCGTTATCAGTAGACGTAAATGCCATCTCAAATATTACAGATTCACCAAGTCCAGTAATCGTAATGTCAAAAACATTGTATGGGCCTAAAACGACAGATGCCTTAGGACCATTTGGCGACACAAGCGTAGGCCTCACAAAACTTAAAAAATTGAGGTAATTTTGAATTGCATTCTGCAAACTTAGACGGAGACCGATTGGATTAATTGAACCTGATTTAGCGCTTGACGCATTAATGACAGGAAACGCAACATCAACGCCTGGCAACGTAGAGCTGTATAAGTTAACAGCAAGCCAAGATTCAGGACCAGAATCTTCTGATTGCAAGCGCATGCAGAAAATTGTGTTCGGCAAAGGAGCATTGTTGTATGTGTCAAAGGCGGTCCAATTTGGTAGCAACAGGGCGCTATAAGGATCGGCGCTTCCAATAACAGCACCAAGACCGTGATTGCTATACAACGGAACAACTGATTCGAATGGAGTCCAAGACGCATTGGTGTACCAAGGGTTGTAAGGCGTAATTTCAGTTGTAACATCTGCGGCATCGTAAAAGCTCGCGAACATTGGAGCCCACGGCGTCTTGTGCATCGTTGTCACTCCAAATGAAGAAAGACGGCCCGTAGCCTCAACTGACGCGTTGTTTTCATTAAATTGAGCGTCCGCAAATGACACACTCGAATCCAGTGGTTCAAGAGTGTCATTGTCAACGATATAACGAGGGTTAGACCATGTTCCTGTAATTTTCGATGGTGCAGTAACAATTCGAATGCCATCACCAATAAAAATAAGATCGCGTGAACCGTTGATAGGCTCCAATGCTCTGATTGCACGAACATTTGATATTGGCATTACTACTGTTGAGGCACCGATTGGTCCAAATGCCTCAAGTGTTCCACTTCTTTGTAGTTGTACAGAAGACCCTGAACCTGACAAAATTGTCCACCAAACATATGTGAAAGTAGGCTCTAACGCATTTGGTCCAACTATTAAACCGTTTTCAGAATCAGTAACCACAACTACTAAGCCTCCAAGACCAACATACATTGCCCGCACATTACCAAATGCTGGATCATCTTGCGGCAATATGAGCTGTGTAAAAATTGATGACCAATCCGCGGGTGTCACAACTACTGGACTTCCAGGTGATACGGAACCTAATGCTGATGATGTCAAAACTCTAAAAGCATTTGGCGGCGATGCCCAAATTGTTGGACCTTGCGATTGAGGTGTAGGGTCTGTCCAATTTGGTCCAGGTCCGGCAAATCCAAAAGCACAAGTCGCAATAATAACTACTAGACCTGGACCTCCAATGCCATGATTGCTATGAGAGCCACCTTGAGCTACACCAGCAATGTAATGCTTATTCGATTTGTAAGGCGCGGTATCGCGAACGCCAGAAATTGTGACAGGTTGCACAAAATTTGACGTGTAGGATGATCCGCCTCCGCCACCGCATGGCAAGTCATTTGGAGATCCAGTTGTTCCAAGATACCCGCCAGCACCACCTCCATAATAGCCTGAACCACCGCCGCCGCCACCAATTGCAGTTGTTGAAACATTCCAACCAGAAGAAGCTCCACTGTAAGCCCGTCCATCATTCGTTTTCTTGTAACGACTATCTCCAAAAAGGATACCTCCTGCCCCTGGCGAAACAGGAGTAGCCCCGCGTCCACCATTTGCGTCAGGCAATCCATTTTCAGCTTGCGCACTTGTAGCGCTTGCAGCACCACCACGGCCAGCACCAACAGAGCCGCCGCCACCACCTGCAGTTAAAATATCGCGCTGTCCTATTTGTATAGCTGATCTGCCGCCGCCACGACCAATGTTATTGCGAGATCCAGTGCCGCCTTGACCTTCCGTTATTTTTGAAGATTGTTGTGAAGATCCGCCGGAACCGACGACTATGTTAAATGAAGTGCCAGGTGTCCAACGACTTCTGCTGATGTGTCCTCCTACATATGCGCCAGCTCCTCCAGTTCCAAGTGCATTTGGATCGCTTGATCCTCCAGCGCCCCACATATGAACTTCAAGGTCGATGCAGTTATCAGGAACAACAAAATTTCTTGAAGTATCTGTTGTCTCGAAAACGGTTACAGTCTTACTTAAAGTCGCACCAAAAGATTGTGGGTCAACGTTGCCAATTGCAAAGCCTAGACTTTGAGATGCAGCGTCGTAGGACCAAGCTTCAAGACCTTGGCCAGTAAATTTAGTAGGCATTGCAGTTACATTTTGACGTGCATTTGACAACTGGCCGACGCCGCTTAGATCATCCCAGCTCAAACCGTTATAAGCCGCCAAAGCTCCAACTGCAGAAACGTCTGGAATATCAGAGGCCGTAAAAATATTGGAAGTGCCGTTATCTGTATTATCAAGATTTACAGTAGCTGTAATGCCAAGAAGAGTTTGTACTTCTGGTGTACTTGTAACAAGTAGTGTCCACGTGTCTGACCCTTCGACAGTTAGCTTTAACTTGTTGTCTGAATTAAAAAACGCCAAGTCGACAGTTGCAGTAAAACCTGTAAGGTCTTCAGCTTGAAACGTGCTTTCGATAATTAATGCAAACTTTGTAAAAATTTGGTAGGCATTTATAGATTGCACGTTAAGTGCGCATGGCACTTCTGTTCCACCATTAATTGAAATAGTAAATGTCAAGTAGGTTTTTGGAAAATATACTGTGTTTTCCGTTATAAAAGAGAGTACTGGTCCATCATTTCTCGAACCATTTGATGGATCAGACCCAAATACGTACATAGTATCAACGACGCCAGAAGTTCCAGCTTGCTCAATGTCAAAGCGCGCGACGCGAATATCGCCATCATTTTGACCAAGGCTCAAATCAATAGAAGTTAAAGCTTGAATTGTTGGACGATTTGGCGGACTATTTAGTGTGCACACGTCGTCATCTAGGTACCTAACTGCTCGCGCGAGACCTTTTTTACTTGGATCGATTTGGTCAAGTGAAACTCCAGCAACTACAAAGCCATTTGACAAATTTAAGGCATCAGTAGTAAAGTTTCGTGATGTCGCATCAGACACGACGTCTAACATTTGAGGAACAGGATCTGAGGGTCTTTGCGGCACGTATATTTCTGGATTGCATGAGCCTGAGGGACCAGGATCAACAGGCGCTTTCGCAGGAGCGCTTGTATTTGAATCTGCATCGAGACCGTTCTGTAATGCACCGATGCGTACAGACACAAGATCACCAGTCGCGCCAGAAGACAAATTTAATGTGTCGTAAGACCCTACGTAATAAGGATCTGTTGTACCCGAAACGCTGTAAGCTTCCTTTTGAAATTCAAAAAGGGCGCTTTTAGGCGCAGCACTTTTTGGTCCGATTCCAGAGTAAAGACTTGCGGAATAATTAGCTAGAAATATTTTTGATCGTGGATTGCCTAATATGTATACTTGACCATTTTCGTTTGTCGTGTAAGCGACTTTAACGACACTCGCATCTGGTATTTGATCCGGTGAATTTGCTGACGCGATAGCTGGCGCTGCAGAAAGTTGTGTGACCATTGTAAGGCCCTCAAAGTTTTGTGAGCCACTAATAGAAACTTGTGTAGCGTTTTGGCCTCCTCGACGATCTTGAGCAACAATGAAAAGGCCTTGAGAACCATCCGAAAGAAGTACTTGTTGAACTACACCAGATTGTAGGCCAACAGAATTTACGAAGGTCATGTCGTAAGCTGCTTGATCGTAAGATCCAAAAATAACCGATGCGCCGCCGTCTGTCTTTTGCCCAGCAATCGCTAATGTTGTCTGCTGAATAGAATTTTCATTGACAAATGATGTGCGACCCATGACTGGTCGAATGCACACACCAAGATCATTCATTCTCATTCCATCTGGACAATTGCGCAAAAATGATCCATTGACTAGAGTAAATCCAGCTGGAGCTGGCTCGACGCAAAGTCCAACTGTAGGATCAAGTTTGTAAGGAGCAGGACAAATTAAACGGAAATTGGGGTTTTGACGAGACATTTATTTAATATAATACACTTCTGTAAATACTTTTCAACGGGCCACTAATACTTTTCAACGGGCCACTTAACTTGATTTAAATACTTTTAAACGAGGCATTTAACTTAATGGTCCAGGCACAAGCGGCGGCATGTCAGAATAGTCGTTAGAAGTTGAGTCAGTTTTATCATTTATACTCTCGGCAATGAGTTCAGATGTGACTTTGTCGGTCATGTTTTTTTTGTCATTGTCGTTCTCAGTGATGTGCCCAATGTTGTTTTCAATGTTTTCTGAGCATGAGGAATTAACTGTGCAATCGTGCCAAAATGCATCATTCAGATTATCATCGAGACAGACTTTTGTGTCGATGTCCATAATTTGTTTCGTGATGTGCTTAATGGCGTTTTGCGCGAATTCCTCGGTTACAGTGTGGCGTGAATTGTGAAATTTGTCGATGCCTGTTGCAGCTTGAATGTAAACAACCAGGATGGTTCTGTAACGAGAGCGCGTGCACCCCAGAAGGAACCACATAGACAGTGGTTCATATTGACGCTCAATTGACGCCTTGACAATTTTGATGCCTCCAGAAGCGTAAAAAACGCCGACAGATGTTGTGCCGTCACCGATGTCAATAATATTATTCATTTCTTGTGTTTTGAAAAATGTGTTTGCTTTGATGTGGAAGCAAACAAAAAAAGATACAAACATTCATCACGGAGTGCTTTAGGCATTTTAAATGCGGCACTAGAATGTTGAAGGATTACGCAACGGTAGATGGATTCGATTATATTTCAAGAGGCTCGTACGCGAAAGTGTACGGCAACGACCAAGTCGCAGTAAAAATTTACACGTCATATGACGACTGTTTTTTTTCAGTGTTGCGCGAGGGCCTTTTGCTACAATCAGTTGGTCCAAAAATACTGGGCATTTTAAATGATTCAAAAGGCATCTTTAAAGGCCTCGTTATGGAACGAGCCTTGTTTTCTTTATCAAAAATGTTTTATGATTCAAAAAACACTTCTGGTGTTTTGCGGATATTTCGAGATGTTTTAGGCGACCTTTGTGACCTTCATAAAAAAGGTCTTGTGCACGGCGATATCAAGCCTGCAAATATATTAGTAATGCCAAATGGTCGTGGCACACTTTGCGATTTTGGTTTGACTGCTTTTTCTTCAACCGAGGGTCCCAGTCCTTGTTTAATTGAAGAAACCTACACACCAATGTACCGTAGTCCAGAACTATTAGAAAGTACGCCACCATACGCAGTCACGACAGCAGATGACATTTGGGCTTTTGGCCTGACTCTTTACACGACTTTTATAAACGTTTCTGTTTTGCACAGGGCGGAAGAAGTCCCAGGCCTCCATATTTCTATTTTAAGAGATAATGATGATGAACGAAAAGCTCTTTACTTTAATAGACTTTTAGGTCTTCATAATGCTTCAGTAATTGCTGAAGTTTTGTCCGAATGCTTGAATCCTCACACGTCTCAGAGGCCTACAGCTGCCAGATTGTATGCACGCTTGTCTTTTGTGTCTCACGTTGACGCTCTAGATTCTGTTTTCGGCGACGTAAAATCAACTACAGTTGACACTACAGTGCCAAAGCTTATGTGGTCAGTTGCAAGCAACATACCACGCGTTATTGTGCCACAGTCAGCTTTAAACAGTTGTGCACTAATTGCAAAAAATATTTGGGCTGTCGTTCATATTGTATTTGTCAACGAAGACAATACTTTACTAAAAAGTTGTCTTGAACTTTTTTCACTTTTAAGGAACGAAGACTGGTCAATTAGTAAGTGTGCAGTTATTGCAGCAGTGCTTTCTGGTTGTCTTGTAAGACGTTCTGGACGATTTCACAGTGCATGGTGTTCGCGAATGGCAGGTGTCACAATTTACGATTACGATTTAAGCTTGGGGCAATCTCTTTCCATAGCTATCGCTAATCCTGAATGGTCAAAACATTGTTATTCATAAGCGTTAACTTTTACTAAAATAAGAGTCATTTATAACATAAATGTTAGAGTCAATTAATACAATTATTGGTTCGTGTACATCCAAAGTTTATGAATTATCTATTGATGAAAGCGAAATTTTGCGTGCTGATGAATCCGCAATCGGCTTAAGAATTACGTGCGACAAAGACGTATACGTTTTGTGGGCCTTGAGCACTGGAATTGTTGAAATAGCTTCCTTAAGAGGGCACTTAAGAGGCACTTCAAAATTAACATTGAGAAAAAGAGTAGAAGTAAAAAGATCTTTAGAAGAATCGAGTGCCCTTTATAATGAAATCAGCGATGTTAATGACAACTTAGCGTGGTCCGGCATTGATATGCCAATGCACTATACTGAACTAGATTATTCAGAAAGTCGAGATTCAGCTAAGAGCGACCCCAAGTGGCCGATGCCTCCAGCGCATCTCTTTGACACAATAGCGGCTTGGTGGCAGAAAGCTCACAAGACAGTGTTCAAATGATTGTACAATTCATTGAAAAATAATTATAAATGTCAGATAACATGTCAAGCAACAGTTGCTCAGTGTGTCTTGACGAATTTACTGCGGTTTTAAAGAAACCAGTAAGTTGTCCTTTCTGTAACTTAAAAACTTGCTTGGTGTGCATGAAAAGCTTAGCTTTGCTTTGGGCGTCAAATCCAAAATGTGCTGGTTGCGACAAAAATTTTTCAAGCGATAATATTGACGCCATGTTTACAAAAGGCTTTAGAAGAGGTCAATTGCGAATACAAACTATTCAAAATTTACAAGAACAAGAAATGTCCTTGTTGCCTGAAACATTAGAACACGTTCGAGAGCTTCAGGATCAAGCCGAATATCGCGATTGCATGCAACAATTAAAGCTTACGAATTACATTTTTGAACAAGATTGCCTTCAAGACCTTTCAGGACACGTCGAAATGCTTACTGTAATACAAAATAGAGTTCGCAAATTAGGCCTTCAATCTACAGAAAAGAAAAAGACTGAAAAGTCAGCTAAAAGCGTAAAGTGTCCCTTCAAAGCAGGCACACCTGATGAGTGTCGTGGGTTCATTGTTTCAGGAGGTTCTTGTGTATTGTGCAAAACGAAGTTGTGCAAAGATTGTAACGTCGCTCTAAATCCTGACAATGATGCGCACGTATGTGCCGAAAACGATTTACTTTCGTGGGCGGCAATAAAGGAGTCTACAGTAGGTTGCCCTAAGTGCGGTACACGAATTCACAAAATTAGTGGATGCAACCAAATGTGGTGTACCGTAAAAGATTGCAACACAGCCTTTGATTGGGCTTCAGGAAAAATCGTGAATGGTCCAGTTCATAATCCGCATTATCACCAGTGGTTAGCCAATGGCGGTGGGGGCGGCTTGGCTGCCGCAAATGCTGACATCGCTTGCCAGGGACCTCGTGGTGTTGTGACAAATGCACGCATTAGACAATTATATGCTTCGCTGCATCCTACTGTTAATGTTAGCAGAAAACTCGCTTCAGACAAAACGTTGCCGTCAGGTCCAGTCATATATTTTGCCGGACAACTAATACCAGCAAATCAAGTCGAAACACAGCTGTCAAGAGCTTTTGCAATTGCGACACATTACATTCGCAACATAGCTGAAGCTGTTGACCAAAACTTTGCATTAGAAGCCTACGGACCCAATAGCCACCGCGACTTGCGCATCGACTTTTTACAGAACAAAATTACGAAGGCACAATGGGCTTCAAAAATGAGTCATCGCGAAACTTTAAGGTCCAAACACTTTAAAACGCGTGAATTGCATGTCATGTTTCAAAGCGCTTGTGCGGACATATTTGCACGGCTCTTTACGGAAACAGAGAAAAATTCAAAATTACAAGTTTTTACTGTTGCGCAACAAGCACATGCTATTGCAGAAAACTTAAATACTTTAGAACAATTTAATCAAGGCGCAGAAGACCTTCGCGTGTATTATAATACTCAATTAAGGCGGATCTTAAAAGATTATTCAGATAAAGGTGCACGGCTTTTAGAATTTCTTCGTCCTGGTAACTGGGATTCTTTGACTTGGCATTATGTAAATTTATAATTATTCAATACTTTCTTGTGCGGCCCTTGCTTTTACGAATATTTTCCTCAAGAAAAGTCTTAAAGTTGTGTGTGCGCACGTGACTTTTGTGTGAGTTCTGCTTACGTCCCTGCAAAAAACTGAGTATGCTTCCGCCCTTAACACCGCTGCGCCCGCCCTTTACAGCGCTTCGGCCGCCTTTTAGGCAGCTGCGAAGGCCACCACGAAAAGTATCGACGGAATTTCCACCAACAATTGATTTCTTGCCACCGCGCATTCTGCTTCTTGTCATTCTTTTATTAAGTATTGAAAACTCGGAGCTGTCACTTAAAAATTTACCACCTCTAATTTCATAAATTGCGTCTAAGAATATTGAACCTCTCGCTGGCGTTGGCTTTTCTAAAGGCAAAATGTAGCAATAGCACAAAGTACCCAAAATAATGTCTGCATTAGGTGTCTCATTATAATTTGCCTTAATTATAGCTAAAGAATCTGAGCGCCTTGCGGGCACTTGAAAACCTGACAAATCACGAAGGCCAAGAATTTCTAAGAAAGCTCTGAAAAAATAAGTACGCTGCATTTCCTCATAAGGACAGTGCTCCAAAATTTGTGCAATTGAAAATGCAAGGGCATACTTTTTTATGTCGGGTGTCATATGACGGCGCTGCGTAAATCCAAAGTCAAATAAACAAGGCTTAATAGATCGGCCATCTGTTAGGTATCCAATGTTTTCTATGTGATTATCCATGTGCACAAAATTGTGATCAATAGCAACTTGGAGCACTTCCACAAAAGCTTTTTGAATATCTTCAGGCATTACTGACAAGTGATCAAGCTTGTCGCATTCTGATTTCCAATCTGATTTTAAACGATCACATGATGCATCGTAAATGCGCACTTGGCGGCCATCAGGATTTTTGGTCGCGTCCATAAGCTTTGACATAACTATGAATCCGTAAGCACTGCACTGAAAACTTTTGAATATTATTGGAGCAACACCAAGGTGGCCAAGTTCACATCCTATTTTTACTTCATTAATCCAAGCTTCTCTTTGATCCGCCGATTTAAAAGGCGTTATTTTTATAACTTTTGTAGGATCATCAGAAATGCTGTATGCACAACCTTGCTCTCCGCATCCCAAAATGTGTCCAAGGGCAAATCTAAAATCTGAGGCACTTAAACATCTATTGGCTATGTCAACTAGTTGAGAACCACGAACTTGGGGAATTTCAATGACAGATGACGCGTCACAACGCGATCTAGAAAAAGACATTTATTCAATAAAGAAGAACCATTAAGTTTTATAAGTTTTTTTAATGTCGCGTATAAGTTTCTTCACATCCATTTTTTTGGCATTTTGCCGCCTCGAAGACGTCTTGATTTACTGAGACGCATTTGACGAATTGAACGTCTCATAGAACGTGATCGGCTCTTTAATGAGCGAAACTTATTTGACACGCACTGACCTGTCAATCCTTTTCTTAAGCAAAAAAAACCTTCATGACACTTTCTGTGTTTGTCGCATGGTCTATACTTGCCTTCAAGCATTTTTATTAGTACTAAACATTAGAATTTCGTTGTGTTTGTCACGCCATATTTTTGCATGCAATAATATTCAAAATGCTTTGTTATATAAATGTGGCAAACAAAGAAGATGCGGAGATTTGTGCAATGGAACCATCTGTACGCATTCTAGGATTTGGTAAAGAATGCCCCGGCTTTACCGATCCTTTCCTTTCAAAACCGTTATCGGTAGACGAACCAATATGGACAAACGTTGGCAGTCAAAACGTCGACGTCAATGAAAAATTTGAAAAGTGGAATGCGTATCGTGAACAAATATCGTCAGATCTTCACGTCGCCATGACATCAAAGCAACTGCGCAACCGTCGTATTGTTATTTTTGAGCGCATCCTTGCTATTTTTGAAACAATTTATAACAAAACTTTGGACGCAAAAAATGTCGTAAAGCCGATTAGTCGTCAAGATGAATTGCGCGGACAGTCCTGGGCCATCATTGCTTTTGTCGGGGATGCTGACCGTGATATTTCACGGACGCTTTTAATCGAAAGCATGGCAAACGAGTATTTTAATTTTATGTGCACGAAGGTGTCAAGCGACAGTGCCGCGCATGACGTAAGTGACGATTATGTGGTGTCTGCATATTTTCTAAAAGAAGATAACGTTCATTTGGACAACCTGTTTATATCTGAAAATTACAACGACATGTCATCCATTTTGTCATTAAAGAACGAGCCTATGATTGCTCTGTACGGTTTTTCTGACGACGCTGAAGGCCTAGTCGAAAAATCTACAAAACTTGCAGAGTTACCAAGCTTGAAACATGCCGACATTGCTGTCGTCGCAATGTATTCGTGGCTTTTTTTGGAGTCTTGGAAAAAGTCTAAATCAATTAAGAGAACTTCTCGTGATCCAAAAGCAGACGCTTTCTTTAAAAAAATGCGCGAGGCACAAGAATAACGAATAATAATGGTAATTCAAATTATTTTTTGCCTATTTTTTTTGCCTATTTTGCCCGTTATCTTTTTTCCAGCTGACAAAGAACGCCGCCTTTTTGAACCTGTAAAAAGAGGCGATCTATGGTCAGGGGGAATAAATTTAACTTTGCTGATTGATAGAATTGGGTTTCTATTGAGCGGGTCATTAATTTGTAGAGGAGGTCGTTGTTGAAGTAATCTTTTAAGATTTTCTTCAGTAAGAAATGTTGCTATTTTAGGATTTGCTCTGTCCATATTAAGACCATAATAAATTTTATCGTACACTATGTAATCACCACTTATAGCTTCTTTTAATCCAGTTTTTAAAGAGTACATTATGATTGCAGTACTCCCGTTGATGGCATGATTGTACATGTCTCGAAATCGATAATCAATTGCATCGTTCGCGTTGTCAACTGTGGCGACGATTAACAAATTGTGTAAAGATGTCCTATTTTTAACAAAATGTGAAAAGCTAATGTGTTTTGAATCTTCATTTAAGCCCCAGTACGTAACGTCTGCAGCTAGTGAATTACGAGGAGGTGGTTGTGGATGAAAAATTATTTTGGCGATTATTTCATCGTGATCATAAACTACTATATTTTCGAATTCCCATCCATTTATGGATTCGGGTTTTCTGTTAATTTCAATTCGCAATTCATTTCCAGTGTAAAACTCGAGATCATCAACATCTAAGTCATTGTCGTCATCAATAAAATTTAAAATGTACACATTTTCATTGTCTGGATCTTCGTAAAATAAGTCCTCTATTTTATTAAACGTCAGAACATCATTCTTTTTTATTCAAGTAACTAAATCGAAACGGAAAAAATAACTGTGCCCAATTTAGGCCGTTGGAATAGAGCAAACAAATTAGGCTTCAATGGCCGCACGATGACTTTTGGTTATGGACTCAAAGTGTGGCACAAGCCTGGCGCATTTAAATACAATGCAAAACACCCCGAACTCTTTTCAGCTCTTGTTGACCTTGGCAACGGGAGCATCCGAAATTGAAGAAGAATCAGCGCCAAGGGCAACGCAAAAACAAAAGCATGATAAACTAGAGAGGCCTTCGATCGTTGACATTACTACAATTATACGAAAGGTCCGTCGAGAGTTCGACCGAATAAAATCAAGACAAACAGTGGCCCTCGATGACGCTATAACAGCATGTGCCTCCAGCATTGCTGCCGAAACTCGTGGTCTTAAGGTTCGTCAAGAAGTCCCAAAGTTTTGCGCCCCGCAAGCTTTGCTGGAAGCCGATGCATCCATACAAAATGAAATTAAACTTTTAATGCAGACACGAACAGTTGACCGTTCAGCACTCGATCAATATCTGCGCTCAATTCGGTCTTCATGTGATTCATTGAAAAACGCAAAACAGCGCGAATCCATGACAAGTCTTCGGATTAACCTTGAGCAGTGGCAATCATTGATTCAATCGGCATGGTCACAATATTGTCTTGCTCAAAAAAATTATATTTGAAATTATTATTACAAATAAAGGATGCCACGGTCAAAACTTTCTGGAGGTCGCGGTTTTTTTAAAAATGATTTAGATGATATACGTAAAAGATATCTCGATGAATTCCCAACAGTGGCAAAAAAAGATCGTGCATTGTTCGATCAACTTGTACATTCAAATTACAACAAAAACAGATCTATTTTGAGAAAGGGAAAATTTAGAGCTCTTGAAGCAAAATTACGAGCTATAGCTCGACGCCGCGAAGAAGAACTGATGTACTTACACACACAAAGTGTTGTCAGAAGTCGCATGCGCAGAACTCCGAGCGCACCAAGTTTTTTGCTAAATGAACGCCCATCATATCATTACTGATCATCATTAATAAATGACAAAAAAAATTCGAGGCGGTGATTGCAAACCGCTTATTGTTGGTCTTCCGCGACTTCCTGAAATTGATGACGAATTACCAAGAATGTTCGTCAGTACAGTTCGCAATTTTATGTCATAGAAAAAATTCCCAAACATTATAAAGTTGTACTTCATTATGTGTAGGCTACGCGGCTACTGTTTTCATTTATTTAAAGACTTATATATTATTGCTCTTGTTTTTGCACTATCATCAGATAAACCTTTTGCTCTTGCACTTGCAAGTGCGAGTCGCATTGCATTAATTTGTGCACGACTGTACTTTTTTAATGCCGTTGAACCACCAGAAATTTTGTAATCTTCACCTGTTTCGCACTTTTCTGATGAGCCGACAAAAGTCGTTTCCGATCCCGTACTCAAGCAACTTGAACTTAACAGTTGAACATTTTTTAATGGTAAGACGAAGATGTAATTAATTTATTTATAATGATTTCGAACAAACTCTGCGCTATTCTGCATAAGCAAATATTCTTGTATTTGACTTGACGCTGTAGGCCCTATTTTGATTAATTTTAAAAAGCCGGTCGTTGACAGTGACCAAAGCCCAATAAGGCCATCACAAAATTGAGGATGTAATTCAACAATTCGGGACGCTTCGAGCAAAGTCATTTTAAAAACATAGTTTACAGCACTTGGGGAAATCATTATGGCGTCGCGATGCACACTATGATCTGGCTTTGAAACTATGGGACCCTGTAAGATAACAGCGTTGAATGTGTAATCGTCGCATGGGACTTCAAAGCTGTCATCACGTCCATTTACCGAGTATTGGCGAATCTTAAGCATAATAACAAATGGAGTCAGCTAAAAAGCAAGCAGACACAAACAACAGAATTTTTATTTTGCGTGATAGAATTAGACAAACAAGAAATTGGTTGGAAGTTTGTTGGTTGCGTCTTGACATTATTGATCTTAAAAAACTAAAGAGTACGCCGTCAACGAAATAAGGACATGAAAGATTGTGTGATAGACTATGTATGGGCCCCGCTTGTTTTCAGGTACTCTAGGCTGACCAGAAACGAAAGCAAAAATTGATGCAGTTAAAAGAGATGCTTGCAGGAATCTAAAATTTTGCCAATAGCGCATCAAAGAGCCACCAATGACAATTTTTGCCATTAAAGCATCGAGGTCCTTGTATTTTGCTTCTTTTGATTTGTGATAAAAGCTTGAGACGATGCACGCTGCTAGAGCAATAAATCCGAAAGGATCAAATCGGGACAGAAGCACAACTACTGGAGGCAACATGCATAAATTTGAAAGACATAACGGGTCCACACAACACATCAACTCAAAAGCATCGTGCGGTGTTTCACGGATTTCTGAACGTTCTTGAATAAGCGTAACTGAATTTGATAAATCGTATTGTAATGATGCAGTAAGTGGGCCTACTTTTTCAATTGATAAATCGGAGAGCGTGTATTCTGCTCCAAAACTTATTGTCTTTTTCTCGTAATTAACAAGCATAGCTCTTACTGGCCAATTAAGAGCTTTTGCTATAAATGCGTAACCAGTACGCCAAGGTTTTTTAGCAATGGTGCCTTTCGGACTTATTAGTAAAATGGTTGTTAAGTCAGGCCGTAAAAACTGCTTTAATTGCTCAACAAGAATTGAAACGCCGCCAAGACCGCGGTCTTCCAGTCTGGGTGCTTCTATTACTCGAAGAGCATGTAATATAGGCCTCGTGAATGAATTAAAATATCGCGGATTCCACACACTGATAAATTGAATTGGCGCATCTTTGTAAAGCAGCATGAGAAAGGCGTCCCAATACGTGGTGTGAGTCCATACTGCAACTGCATTTTTGCGAGGAATGTCTATTATTTCATCCCAACCACAAAAGTGACGGCATATTTTTAATAACATTTTAAACATTTATTTGAGTAATAAATAACTTTTTTATGAATTTAGACTCGCTTTTTGGTATAAAGATTTTTGCTCTTTTGAAAAATTTAAGGCAATATTGGTAATACGCTTACTGGTTCATAAGTACTCGATTCACGTTCTTCTTTCATGTGTCGTTGCTTCGCTTCCAACATTTGTTCAATGGCTTTTTCTTGGTCTGGCTCTTGAGCTTCGAGATCTTTGTTAACCGCTACTTCTAAACGACACCAAATAATTTTGTTAATCTCTGCAATATTTGGCGCAGTCAATTGCCAACGGTCGTACACTGTCGTGTCAAAAAGAATGTCAAGAATTTTTTCAAGGTTAACAGAAATAATGTCAGCCAAATTCCTGCATTTTGGCCATTTTGGCCTTAATTGTTTAAAAGCATAGTATTGAAGCAATTGTGTATTTGATGTACACTTGACGTATGTTTTTAAAGCAGTTTCCGTTGAAGTCATTTTATATGAAATAGTTTTATTAAGTGTATTGTCTTTGAACCTCACAAAAAGAAGACCAAGACGACTTAAGAAGTGTTTGCCACTGTTCGAGTGCAATGCGCAAACTTGTTGTTGATTCGCGCTCTTTGCAAAATTTGACCGATTCGCAACTTGCCCGAATAGACCGCAAATATTGATCTAGAGCTGAACGATCGACGGTCAACGTCTGCAACAACAACTTAATTTCATTTTGAAGAGCTGTGTCAGCTTTTACGAGTTCGTCAGGAACCTTAAAGTCTACAATATGTTGTCTAGATTTAAGAAGCCTTGTTTCTGCTAAGACCGCCGCTGAACAAGCACTTATTGCGTCATCCAATGCAATAGATTGCCTTGATTTTACCTTATCAAATTCGCGTCTGACTCGCCTGATGAGAGTTGTAATGTCTGCAATTGACGGCCTTTCCGGCCTTTCCAGTTTGTCTACGCTCGCAATGCGCACTGGTTCTTCTTCAACAAGATCAGAAATACTTGATACCACGCTATTATTAGATCTTAAACTTTTTAGCTGTCCAGTATTTAAGTCACTAAGACGATCACGAATTGCTTTTGAATTTTCAATGGCATTAACAACATTATCGACATTTATGCGTCTTGTGGGTCGTTCCATTATTCGTTGAGCACTCATGTCACGAAGATCTTCGTACATCGCAAGGCGTTCTTTTTTAAGCAATTCTTCCAAATCTTTGAGCCAGTCTTGTGATTCGCTTTTTACTCCAACATCGTTTACTGCTTTGCGTAAGTCATCTGAAATGACTTCAATTTTAAGAACGTTTTTAATTTCTGCACAAAGATTGCTTAAGCTTTTCGAAGTAAACCACACTGCTGAACTAAGGCTTGCTGTAAGAATTGTGTCGCGTCTATCAATCGAGTCGCATTCTGACACGACTATGTCGCGTTTCAAGTCTTTAAGAGCTTTAAGTAAGGTGCGCATTGGCATTGGCAGTTGTTCAAGAGCTTGCTCTGCAAGAAGTACTTGACGGCTATCATCAATGTCAACATTAGGCTTAAATGACTCTAAATTTAAAAATTGTATGTTAAGGTCTCCAGAATCGAGGCCACGCGCAATAAGTTCCAGCCACGTCGTTACAGAGTTCATTTTTTTCTTAACGAATAGTCATTTTGTCAGCCACTGCGCCGCGCATCATCTTTTTAGGAGCTGCAGTCAACTCGCGGCGTCTCTTTGTTGTCCCATTTTTCTTCGTAGAACTTGACATGTGCTTGCGGATGTCTCCAAGATGAGTTTCGACGTACTTGTCAACGTGATGCTCTACGCACCATTTAATGAAACACAATTGTCCGACAGTCGTTCTTTGCGGTTCTCCATTAAATTCAAAAAATAAGTGTGTTCCACGACGAAATGGGTCGAATAAGAGACGATGATGTTTCTTTAGTTCATTTTGATAGTCTAAATTTGGATCGATAATGTTGCCATCGATGATGTGCAAGTCGGGGCGGCCCTTCGCAAAATTCGTTACGGCCCAATCGAATGCACGAAGTCTTGGTGTATTTGAGTTTTCATCATTGAGCGGTACCACAACCGTAGAAAGCCGTTCTGGTGTGAAAAAATTGGATTTGACGATCTCGCGCAATAACTGGTGTTCACGACGTGTAATGCCATGATGAATCTTTTCGTTGTCCACAATTGCTGTAGAACTTTTTTCAAACCAAAATGGACCTTCGTAATCAGACTCAATAACGGGTTTAACAAAATGTGAGGTTTTTTCGAGTTCTGCTTCTGTAAACTTGCGCTTGCGCATAGACCCTTTTGATCGCCCTTGTTTCGACGTAACATTCTTTGCTTGGTCCTCTTTCATAGGAACCACGGACATTTTCAAATTTGTTTGCACAATTAAATTGTGTCAACTTTTTTCAAACGCAAAATAATAAAATGAAACTTCTTATTGTCTACCTCACTGACAATGGACGGCATTACACATTTCGCCACTTTACAAAGTTAATTGACCAATCAGCAAAAAAAGCTGATTGGAAAATATTAATTTTAGGACACGACGACGATGTATGTTTTTACAATAATATTTTAAAGCAATCATCTTTTAACTACGAATCATTTAATTTTCCGCAAGAAGACAACTACATGGAAAAAGTTCGATTTGCTGTGCGTTTTGCAAAAAGAGCTGGAATTCCGTACATGATGAAATGTGACAATGACTTATTTTTTCGAGGTAGAACTCTTGACTATATGATTGACAATCTTGAACTTTTGCAGGACACATCTAATCTAACACTCGGTCCGACTCTTTCGTCAGGCATTCCAACTGTCGAATATTTTATGAATCAGTTTTTAGATGACAACGATCGCTTGGAATTGCAGAAAAAATTTATTAAAACACCTATTGAAGATATTTGGGGTGCAACTTTTGTACACTTAAACGAGTACACTATTCAGGCCACATCGTGGAATGGCTCAGCATTTTTTGATTCCGTAAAGGATACAACACATTACTACAAAGGCATTCATCCTGTACGGGTCAATATTGACGCCATTACGTTTTTAAACCAAATTGTAATTCGCAACAAATCAAAATTTTATGAAGATCGTGATTTGTCAATCGTACGCGACAAGAAGTCACCATATTTGTGTAACAGCATTTTTTGCATTCGTACTGACATATATGATATTGTTCTGTCCGATAAAAGTCTTTTTGTAGACAGTTTTGATGAGGTTCCTTTAAATAAGTACGCATGGAAAATTGGCGCAGCACATCTTTTTGTCAAAAATGGATTTGGCCTCCATATGTATTACAACACAGTGCCAGATAATCGGACTTATGAACAAGAGTTCTGCAATTCGTTTTTTGACAAGTGTGAAACAAGTTGAAAATATGTTTGCAAACAATTTTGTTCAAAAAAATCATGGACACCGAATTAGATCGCGAATATGTTCAAAGAACTGATAGCCAAGTAAAAGCTGGTGATCGTTTTGGAGACCCATCTTTTTTTAAAACAGATGCTATTGACACGCAATCTGGTTGTGCACCTTATTGCTTTCGACTTAAAATTGATCACGAAGAAGGCGCGCTTGCTGCAGTAGCTGCTTACAAACCATGGTGGGCCGACCTGAAGCAGACATGGCAAAAGTCTACGGGCGATGCTCGCACGCGCTTTAAGAATTGGACGATTAGTCGAGAGACCAAAAAAGAAGGCGAGGCAACTCATGTGGCCATGAATTCTGGCCGACTTATCATTCAATTTGGTCCTGAAGAAGACACTTTTTTGGAAGATTATGCAAAATGTCTTGCTGCTGGGCAAAAGATGTATTTTGTCGAACAATTAAGGTACCAATGGTCTCCACCATGCTTTCGACTATTTATGGACCTTGATTTTAAGCAACTCGAGCCTATTACTGAACGTGGCATTGAAGCAGCCAGTTCAGTGTGCGCTTCAGCAGTTGCTCGTTTTTTTAGTCACAAGTCTCACACCATAGTTGCAAGTACAACTTATAAGGATTGCACTGCAAAAGATTCTTCAGGCAATAAAATTAAACTTGTAAAAACTGGCGTTCACCTTTATTGGCCAAAGCATTACGTGACGCCTTTGCAATGCTTACACATCCGCGAATCCATCATTGCAGACCTAATTGAAGTATTTGGTAATCGCGTTGAACCTGAAATGAACACTTGGGAAGATGTTGTCGATCAGTCAGTGTACGGCAAGGCTAATGGGGGCGGCGGCTCTGGCTTGCGGATGATTGGTTCGTTTAAAACTGAACAATGTGATTGCAAAACTGGAAAGGATCGCATAACTGGTGGACCATGCGGCTTGTGCAAAGGTCAAAAACGTTTTGATGATCGTGATAATGCTGGCCGACCTGGAAGGCCGTATATGTTGCTTTGTGTTCTGTCAGAACCGGATGCCGACCTTAAAGTAAATCGTCGCGATGTTGAACAAGAGAAAGCTTACATGAACTCTACCTTTGCATTAGTTCGTGATACAAAATTACGAACATCCTTGACCGAAGATAATTTAAATAATGGGTTTAAGTTACCACCTGGAGCTCCTATTTACGTTGTTGAATCAAAAGGTCGGCGTAAGTCAACTGTGCGCAATGAGCGAGCTGTTGAGCCCACAGATCCAATTTACATTGCATTGCAAGAATGCATCCGATCTTCTTTTGGGCAATTGTATAATGGCGTGGTGGTACGTAAAGTTACAAAGGCTTCACAAGGGCGCCATTTTACAATTCTTATTACAGGACAAAATTGTCGTTATTGCCAAAATATAGGGCGAGAACATAACTCGCAAAACATTTACTTTGTTGCTTCAAAAGAATTTGGTCTTGTGCAGCGCTGCTTTGATTCGGGAGAAAAAACTGCAGAAATGCAGTATGGTCTTTGTCGTGAATATTCTTCTGCTTCAATGGTTGTTTCTCCGAGTGTCTCGGCATTGCTGTGGCCAGAAACTGTGACATTTAATGAACCTGACTTGGGCCCATCTGATGGAAAACCAAATGAATCTTTTTTGCTAAAAGCTTTGATTAATAATATTGACTTTCATTGTAAAGAATTATATCCTGAAAGTCCATCATGGCCTTCAGTTGCTCGTTTAAGGCGCACCGGACGTGGTCGATCTACTGATTTTGTCGTACAAGGATCTAAGGATCTCGGAACACGTGGACCTGTTGCTTACAAAAATATTGGAATGCAATGGTCGCAATCATTACTGGATCTTATTGCTTCAAAGTGTCAAACCGTCGACGATCAGCCTAAAGAAGTTACAAAAAGCATCAGGCACTTCGAAAAAATGGTATTTGAGGCTTTCACGACAATTGTCACTCTCGCTTCAGCTGCAGATGATCCGAGCGCTTTTGATAAATGTACTTCCATGGACGATTTTTTAAAACTTGATGACTTTGTCGAAATTTGTGACACGTCCGTAAAATCTGTATACATTTAATCTAGAGTCTTTTTGACTACGTATTGCTTTAAGAAATTAGGTGCTTCCTGCTGTTCTCGGCCTCTTTTCTTCGTAGACTTTACCTCAATAGACTGAGCTGCGTCTTTGGGAACATTTAAAGACGCCAAGAATTCGAGGTACATTGGAGGCCCTCCAGATGGTTTTTTTGTCGCTAAAGGCACACTTCTCGTTTTTGGCCTCTCTAAGCCAACAAGACGGCCGGCAGATTGTGGCAACAAAGCTGTTGCATTAGGTACTGCGCTTCCCTGTTTTGAATGTACACCAACGACGTAATTTGCAAAGGTTACAAATGGTGGCTGTAGCACCGACTTAACTTCGTATCCGGACAGACCGTAAAAATCAGCATCGTGAAGTGGCCCACCAAAACGTGCGTGCGCAGATCTCGGTGGAGCAACTACGGTGTCACGCACACCAAAATAACGACGAAGAAGTTCAACTGTAGGTGCTAATTGTTTTGACGTCGAATCATTTTCGCAAATATATCCAACAGCGCAGCATGGACGACAAAAAGGTCCGTAAACCCAATATTGATCAGTTTGAATTTCGTAAAGGCGCGCTGCTGGAACTGGCGGACCAACTGAACATTGGCCTCCGCAGTGAAGGCATTGCAAGTGGTCCATAGTATGTGGCCATGATGCCACCGAAGAAGTTCGCAAAGGCAACTTTCCAGAAAATATACCAGAAACATGAGCGACACTAATATTTTCAACTGGAGGCACGGATGTCATCAAGAGCTCAGTGTTTACAGACTTCATAATTTCATCGGGACCCGAAAGATGCATTCGAGTTATCGGCATTCTTTCCATTTGAGTTTGTTTGTTTTTGTTTGTTTGCGTAAAGCACAAACAAATGGACCTCAAGAATATTTGCAACTTGCACGTAGTCCTGATTCACAGTTCATTTAGTGAAATTGAAAAATACTTAAGACAGTCAATTTTAGAAAAAGAAGCCCTTGCTTGTTTTGCTTGTTTGTCGGCTGCTTGTAATGCAAACGTTGTAAAAAATATTGTCCCTTTTTTTATGAATTCAGTTGAAGATACTATAGGAAATTTTGACAGCCACTTGACTTTCATAGACAAAGTCTTTGATTTTGCGTGCGCATTCAACACGTCTTGCGGACCCTTGCTTTTAAAAGACTTACACGTGGCTCGTATACGACGTAATCGAAATGATCATGCGTACGTTTACTTGCGTCGCAAGGCTCGACGTAGATGGAACACAGTCGTGGCAGCGGTTATCTGTAGGTGCATGTTTTTTGCATGGATGCGTCATCGTTTAAGGCCAGACGGCCCCTACATGAAACGCTATTGTGTCAAAGCTCAACAGCGCTTACACTGCGCTTAAGACAAGCGTTATTTTTGCTTTTAAAATAATAAATGCCTGATGTTGACATTGTCGGTGATGATGAAGAAGTTCTCAATGTGAAGGTTGGGCGTCCAACTGTTGGCCCCAGCATATTTGAAGTTTCGTTAAATAATTATCCTGTTCAACCTTGGCTAAATCCGCGAGCTCCATTGAGTCAATGGTTCAATTACGGATTTAATCCCGCTACATTTACGCGATATGCCATGCAACAAACGAATTTAGCAAAAAAGTAAATTATTTTCTTCGTCCACTAAGGAAGTGCAGAATCAAAAATGAAAGACCGACAGCTCCAATAACGCCACCAGCTTTTAGAACGGTGCCAGTAGTATTTGGTGGTCCTGTCGAAACATTGGGATCGGTTCCAAGTCCGCGACCAAAAGATTTACGCTGAGACACGCGATGACGAAATTCTGAGCGCGCATTGTGAGAATCCGCAACAGCAACAAAATCAATTTCGTGTCGTTTTTGTTGGCTGGGCGCGCTCTGACACACCACAGTGTTATCTGGAAGAACCACTATGATGTCTTTATAGTCACAAGCTTGCACACATGATGCGGGCCCGGTTGCATTCGCTACTTCGTTGTAGCCAACTGGGCAAGTGTTTTTACGCAAATAAGTTTGTCTTACGCACAATGGTTCCTTTCGAGCAGCGCTTGCAAATGTAATTGAAACATCAGTCGGACTGTTTTCTAGCGCAGTATAACGACCATCATCAGGACAAGACGCCCACAAGTTTGGGTCGCTTGGACTAATACCACTTGGATATGCGTATTGACAAGTGTACAACGGAGGACTATTCAGTGCTGTCCAAGGACCAAGGCCTTCTTCGGGTGCTGGACACTTTGCTCTACAAGCATAAACTTTTTCATCATCTGCACAAGTTGTTGAGCCGTTGCTGCAACTTACAACTGGTTCATACCCGTCAATACACCGATCATAGCATAACCCAGGATTTTCTGCGCAATTAGAATCACCAAAATACATGCCTTCTGGGCATTCTCCTAGTGGCACAGCCTTGTTTGATTTACTAAGCGCTTGTTGATATTGACGGACAGAATTTTGAAATGACCCAAAATTAGCACCAAGTCCAGTTCCAGTTGCAGGACATTGGTCATTCATAGATGAATGCTTGATTGGAACATTTTGTGGTTGAGTTGTACTTTTAAATATTAATTGAGATGAATCGGGTGGCCGAGAAGCTATTGAAGGACAACGACCAGAGGACATATCCTGAACACAATTAATTGTAATTTGGTCGCCGTGGGCGTCTACTTGACCTGTGGGCAAGCACCGATTCGAAGTTGCGTATATGTCAACGTAATCGAGGTACTTATTGTAACCAGGCGCAGTTGTTGAACCTTGGCACGTCGCTACGCAAGTACTTTGAGTTATGTCAAAGAAATAGCCTTCTGGGCAATCTGGCACACACCACTCTAAATTAAAAAATTCGTTAATGACGGCCGACGTCCCTTGTCCACACGAAGATCCTTGTTTTGATGGCAAAGCAAGAGCTTGGCATCCTTTTTGAGTACCCCCATAAGGATCAGGCCAATATACTGGATTAAAATATTGAGGATTACAAAAAACACGTTGAACGGGCGTTGTCGCATCGTACGATTGAGGATCGTACTCGCCACTAAGTGGCATAAACAAGCACATTTTTGCATTTGACGGGTCTTGGAAAGTTCCCGGAGGACACGTGCTGTAACAATTCGTAGTCGGACCATTTGGATTCAGAATTGGTTCTTTCGGAACAGTTTCTTGCCAAGCCATCGGCAAATCGCAAAAAGAAGTGTTATAAGAATAACATTCCGTGTAAGGCTTTCCTCCAATCGGTTGTTCAGGTGGCAAAGTTGTCAATGCACTCGCACTGTAATTTGCAGGCCACAACGGATTCTTGCGTCCGTCTAATCTGTAAGGTCCTGTTAATGACAACAAGTCCGTGGGACTTTTCGTTTGAACTAATGTAGTCAAGGGTGCAGATCCTGGTGGGCATGAATCCCACAATTCCACGCAAGCACTTGGGCATACTGTTGGGCATACTGCACCTGACGGGCCACCAACACTTTGGTTACCCCCTAATGTAGTTGTAGGAAAAACGCGGCATTGACTTGTAGATTTGTTTACGGCAAGTTGGCCATTTGAGAGTCGCACGCAAGGATTGACACATGCAGATTCTGGGCCGTCATTTGGAGTGCGCTCGCAAGCTCCTGTCTGTGGGTCAGGTTTCGGTCCCTCGTAATCGACCGGACAAACATTGTTTGAAAATGTTCCGGAAGGCAAATCTGATGAAATCGTCCATTCGCTTATAACATTGGTATGACATGGACCAGAGGCACAAACGTAAGGTCGACCATTAAAAATAATGCCTGAACCAGTCGGAGCTCCAACAGAGACTCCACTAGCGCCGTAGAAACTTGGCTGCTGTCCAAATATCCAAATTGGCCCTGAAGGACTTGATTCCCAGTAAACCCAAGCATACGGATCGCTTGGCTTTAATGTTAAACAATATGGATTATGTATTTCTGAGCCGCACGCTATTTTATTAAATAGATTCACAAAAAAATTTGACCCAAGTGGGGATCGAACCCACAATCTTCAGCTTAGAAGGCTGACGCGTTATCCATTGCGCTATTGGGCCAATGTTATCTAAAGCGTTCAAAAACACTGACGCTCAAGAACTGAAAAACATAAATGGCAACTTATTTTACAATTGGACTTTCAGTGGGATACTTTTTTTATGATGATGTTGCGACTGCTTTAAAATTCATTCAAAGTGGACTTTACGAAATATTGATATCATGTTCAAAGCGCAAAAAAGTAAAAGTGGTACCTTCTTTAGACACTACTTTTTCAAAAGTGTTGCCAGAGCCAATGATTTACAATCCGATTTCGGAACAAGTCGAAAGTCAAGCATGTGATGTCCCTAAACATAGTGACGTCCCTGAAAATAGTGACGTCCATGAAAATACGGATGAACACAAATTAAACTAAATTTTTTCTAATTTTGTGTTTGGCAACAACATTTGAATTCTTTCAGCATCTTGAGTGCTTAACAGCAGATCGTAATGACATGAACCTGAAAAAAGCAGTCGAACGGTGCCGAGGGTGTTTTGTTGTTGAACTTTTTGATACAAGCGGCCATCTCTGTAAACTTCAACATCAAGTTTTGACATGTAAGAAAAAGCAGTGTATTCAGGAACGCCGCCCCACGTTCTAGGCCTCTTGACGTGTTCCAAATAACGTAAAACAAGCTTGAGGCGCTCTGGACCAGGATCGGGAATATCGCCCGAACTCAAGTTAGAAGATTCCATTGCCACTAAATCAGCACGAGTCCATGGAATGCTTTTAGTTCCTTCTTCTCCTGGTTTTGACTCGCCATTAGCTTCGAAGCCAGGCAATTGTTTTGAAAGACCATTTAAATACCAATCACAAATCATAGATCGGAGACGTTCAGCGGATTCAAGTACTTTGTCGTTGTATCCGTCAACGAGACCGACACCTTTTTCATTTACCTTTAGAAGCTTTGAAACTTCGAGACCCAGGCGCAACGATATAAATAGACAAGAACCATTTGGCTTTACCCGCAAAACAAACATTTGTTCAAAAACTTTGGTATAAATTGTTTGTTACAAACACACTTTTGCAAAGCTTGAGTGAGGTTCCCAAGAGTATATTTTGCAAATAGTTTAAAATAAAATATTTAAGAGTGCATCCGACGCAATTAAAAGTGTGCAAATTTCAAGAATTCCGAGCACTGCGTTACCTGTAGTTTTTGGGCCTCACGAGGAACCTAAAAAAAGCAATGGACTCATCTGTCCTCGATCAATTGCGTCTTCAAGACGGACGCCTGTTTCAAAGCGAAAGCATTCTAGCACTGTTTCTTGATGCAAAGGCCGTAGCTCTTGAAGCCTTTACGCGTGCACTTAGATCTGAAAATAAGGAAGAAGCTCTTACAAAATTGATTGTCTTAGATGACGATGACACTTACGAATTAGCTTTAAAGTCGCTTGCTCCTAGTGGCATTGAAGACTACCACGCAAAAGCGCTGCATGAATGCGTAAAAATATCGGCAAATTTATTGTGGCCAACTGAAATATTTTTGGTTGCACGCCCCAAGTTGTCAACTTTAATGAAGGGCCTCTTTAAAAGATTGTTCGCGACAGATTGCATTCGCACTTCTGAATTTTTATCTTTGGACCCAATTAAGCAGGATTTTGTAATCCGCGAATCATTTCGTAGAACACTCGTTAATGATTGCTTGGTTGTTTTTGATGCTCCTGCTAAAGATTTTAATGAATTAGTAGACAGCGGCAATACAGACAGCAAGCGGCCAAAGAGTACTCTGGGACCTGTTGAGGACGACGATCTTGATGGCAGTGCATCGACATACGATGATAACAAGAGTGCAGTAAGTGCAGCTCACAGTGTAGCACAGAGCGAAGCACGGAGCGCATCAAAACATGTTCAAGAACAAGTTATAGAACAAGCCGACATGAAAAGTGTTGCGCAGAGCGTGGCTCGTAGCGTGGCTCGTAGTGTTGCTGGTAGCGTGGCTCGTAGCGTCGCACCAAGTGTGGCACCCAGAATTGTTCCGACGGGGTCCATTGTTTCCGCGGCATCTCAAGCAACGGGCGTATCAATGACAAGTGTTCGCACACCTACTAATGTTCGAAAAGTGAAAATTGAACCAGAACTTTAATACATAATTATACTTATGATAAGACCATCTATACGATCTAAAATGCCACCATGTCCTGGAATTCGAAATAAATAATTAGAGTCTTTAAGTCCGCAATGTCTTTTGCAAACTGATTCTAAAAAGTCGCCAATTTGAGAAGATACCGCGAGTTTTAGTGACATGCCTACGATTTGCATTAGGCGTAAAATGCTCAAGCTGTCAGCAAAATATTTTAGTTGCCATGCTGTACCAGCAAGTGTTCCAAGAATTAATGCTCCGTAAAGACCACTTACAGTTTTTTTTGGACTCCATTCAGTCAATAGTGGACCTTTTAAGTACTGGCCAACAAGAAGTCCTGCAGTATCAGCACTCCATACAACTGCAAAAACATAACACAAATTTGCATCTGTCATATTAAAAGACTTGTAAAAAAGAGCTAGAGGAATTGCAAGGGTAAAGAAGTTTAGGAGCCAGCTAAGGTGACCGCAAGATGCAGTTCCTCTTGGCCGATTACGAGACGATATATTCGCCATGTTGTATATTTCAGTTGCGGCAGCACTTGAAACGAGGAATTTGAATGCTGTAAAAACAGCAGGACCACATGACATGAAACCCAATGTTGATAAGGCCATTGCGCCTGCAGACAAGATTCGTTCCATTGTTACTGACAAGTTCCACGAATTGCAAACAAAATTCGTCGTTTGTTGGTTGAAAGTCAAACAGTTTGAAGCAAAATGAAACGTGGCCCGGAATGCCTCGATTCCGGCGAAGACAAAACGAGTCGCATGCGCATAAGTGAACCGATGAAAGTTTTTGGAAAGCTTGGGTCTGGAACTTACGGAAATGTTTATGCCATTGACACAGGAAATGGCCACGCAGCATTAAAACTTATGAAACCGAGGTCACAAAAAATTGAACACTTTGGCGAAACGCTTGATAGCATTCGAGAAATGTACGGCTTAGAGACCGCTGGATTACTAAATAGCGTCATTATTCGAAATGACGAAATATCTTTTTTAATGCCGCTATTTGGCAATTGTATTGGAAACACGGATTTGCCTGTGTGGACTGTAGAACAGGCTGCAGCAACATTAAGGCCAGTCGCTGTTAAACTTGCATCTACGAAAGGTCTTCATCGCGATATTAAAGCTTCAAATATTGTATTGCCAATAAATTCTGACGGCAGTGCAACCTTGCTTGACTTTTCTTTGTCTACTTATGCAGACAATGCAAGTGATGACGCTGTAACGACATTACAATACAGAGCACCTGAAATCATTGTTGGACTTGATTATGGGCGTCCTGCTGACATCTGGTCTTTTGGAATGGTGCTATTTAACGTATTGCTCGGATTTCATTTTTCTACAAGTTGCACTGAAGAAGGCAAGTTTCGACACAGTTTAAACCTTATGAATGCTTTTGGATGGTCTGAGTGGACAGAATACGAAACCTGCATGTCTGAATATGATATTAAATTGCCAGAAGGTCGCCCTCGTGAAGGCTATTTTAATTTTGAAATTATTTTAGAGAACTTTAATGATGTTGAAAAATCAAAATGTGCTGGTAATCTTCTTCGTGGAATGCTAAAGACAAATCCTCGCGATCGTATGACTTGGTCAACGATATTGAATCATCCGTTTTGGTCATATGCTGACCCTTCTTTTAAACCTTGTGGTAAGCCTCTACTGCAACGTTTACAGACTAAAGAATTTTTGGATGTTACATCATTTTTAAGCATCGCAAAAGTCAGCGACAGCATAAAAGGTCCTAATTTTCATTCTTATGGGCCACACAATTTAACAATTAAAGAACGCTTTTACGCTATTGACCATTTGATATATTACGGAAAAAAAGTTGGTGCAAAAGAATGTACAATTTTTAAAGCGTTTTTTATTTGGTTTCATTGTTTTGGTCTTCATAGTTCAGATTCAACGAGACGTTTTGGCACTGAAATTCAAGATCTTGGAAGCTGCTTACTATTAGCTTTAGCATACAATGAAGATTTTCGAGTTTTTGCATGTGATGAAAACTTGACGTGGTCGAAATGGGCTACTATATTTGACTGTGATAATGGTGCAGCATTTCAGTACGAAACTTTGCGGGCGATGACGTTGTCAAAGGGTTGGTGGCCTACCACAGAATTTGATGATCGCGTAGAAACTTACAAGGACGCTCTTACAACAGAGACATTTCTGACACTTGGTGTTTCAAAACTTTTTCTCTGTGTTCTTAGTGCAGAAGAACTCCAACAAGGTCTTGAAACATTACAAAACGTGCTCGCAGAAGTGCCGCGATCAATAATATCGGTAAATTAACTTGTTAAAATAACCCGTTAATCTAAAAAACAAATGCGCGTTGAAATTATAAGCTTTAAGAGTTTTTTTTATTATAAATGGAACCAAGTGAACAGCCTGCATCTAAAAAGCGGGATGCGCCAGAGAAACGCGAAAAGAAAAGCAAGAAAGCAAAGGTAGAATCGGACGATGACGATGCTGGCTCTCTAAAAGAGTTTATTGTCGAAGACGAGGAAAATTCTGATGGACTTCTTTCAGAGCCTGACCTTGAAGCAGCAATTAAGCCGGAAGACACAGACACTCTTTCTTTATTGACTGAAGAAGCTGCTCTTTTTGCTTCTGGTGTCACTGGAACAGTTATTGCAGGTCGTACCCTAAGATCACGAAATCCAGAAGACATGGAAAAGCGTAAAACAAAAGACATGTACTACGAGCGTTTTGGTCGTGACGAAGAAGCTCGTCTAATGGAAAAGTTTACAAAAAAGGACATTTTGGAGTTTATAAAAACTCTGGAAAAAGAACATCGCGCAAGCTACGAAGCTGCCGGATTTGCATGGCCTGCTGTTAATGCAAGAATGTCTCTTGAAAAGATCCGAGAAGAGTATGAGCCTCTAAAGAAGTTTTTGGATCTACCGGATTCAGATGACGAGTCGTCAGAAGACGAAGACTCAGAGGACGATGAAAGTGTTGAAGACGAGGACGAAGAAGAAGAGGACGAGGACGACGAAGACGAGGACGACGAAGACGAGGACGAAGACGATGACGAAGACGAGGATGACGAAGACGAGGATGATGATGAATAAAAAATTTTCAAATTTGCTCGAATGTTGTCGTATCAGAAGGGTCGATAAATAACTTTTGGCCATTAAAATTGAAAAGTAAGTCGCCACCTACCGATCGAACATAATCTGCCATAAATTTTCTAAGGACGCCGACTTTTAATAGTGAAGAGGATCCTTCTAGAGCACGACCTTTAAATTCGTACCGATTTCCAGAAATTAAGTTCATTGATGAGACCCCACCACTAATGCGCTTTGGAGATCTAGATTTTGAATGGTGCCTTGCGACAACTCGTCTTAGAATATTGTGAATTTCGTCAAGAGGTCTATTAATGGTGTGTTCTTGAATGACTCGACCATTTCGAAGTAATACAATATTGTGTCCGTTAGACTTTGGTTTTCTGTAGTGTATATACGAAAGGCCGTGTTCTTTTGAAAGTGTAAGTTGTCTTCCGTACTGTCCACCTTTTAACATTTATTATTATCGAGCATTTAGACGGCTCATGACAAAAGCGACGACAATTATTCCAATAATAATAACCGCGAATGTGGTTATAAGGCCTTCAACTGATCCAAGAATACCAAGAACGACTTGACGTTGATACGTCGGCCTTAAACAAGCGCTTTGGTTATTTACGACAGTAAAATCTGCCGGGCAATCAGCAAAGCAATGTTTTGACAACCCTGACGAACCACTTGGACAATTTGCAAAACATTGACCATGAATATTTTCATAATTTTTGTCACACGTAGCTGGCACTTGTGTCCGTGCACTAATAATTTTAGAAATTATTGGCCCAATATTTGATTGAAAATTTGAGTCACCAGTCCAAAAATAAGCTTGTGAAGCTATTGGAACAGTCGCATAACACATTTCCGAATTGTCTGCGAAAGGTTGTGTGCCTGCTTCACATGGTGCGAGGCATATGCGCCCACCTATTCGCGTCTCATTAGCATAGCAAGCTTCTCGAACAGTTGCAGTTCTTTTTACAAATTCAGCTTGGCATCCAAGGCCGTCCTTATTTTCCACAAAATTTGAGGGGCAATTAGGAACACACAAATTAAACTTTTTTGTTGTGCCCGGTGGACACGCTAACAGGCATTTATCAAAAAGGCGATCAGCTCCTGGCGGGCAACTTAGCGCTGGTTTAATTTCACGATCAAATGATGGCTTTAAGCAGGCACCGCCTGTCGGGCCGCCCGCAGTTGAGCCCACTGGCGCGAATCCTGTCGGACAATCTTTTGCACAAATTGGTCCGTCATCCACTGGTGACCATCCAGTTTTACAGTAATTGTAGCAAAGGCCATTTGCGCCAACTTCGGAATTAGCAGGATTGCAATTGCCGGGCGCAGCATTCATGATTTATTTCTTGCATCAATGAGTTTGAGCACAAATGATTGCGGACACACTTTTCGTACTTTTTTAATTTCTGCTTCTGTCGGTGTTAAATATTGAGCAACATAAGGCGCTTCTGCCGCAAGTTCTTGAAGCCTCACAAGTTGCCGGTACTTTTCATAAAGCAGTTGCAGTTGAGCGTGTGACCAAACAGACATTTTGTTTGTTCGTACAAACAAGGAGATTTAAAAAAATGGACGCTCTTGAAATTTTGAGGATGCAGTCATGGACAAAAATTTACGAAGCAATTCAAGACGCAAAAGCGTCGACAGTTATTGAACATGATATTTGGTCAACAATTTGCAAAACAGGTTTTCTTCATGGCATTCCAGTATGGCAGTACGGCGAAAGCCTCATTTTTGAAACTGATAGACCTGAAGTTCATTTTCGCGAAGCTGCAGCAGCTTACACTGACAAGCTTGAAAAAGCCTTGGGCCTTATCGCCATACCACATTTTAAAGAACAAATAATTACAAATTCATTAACTTTGATGGATTCTTTGTTGGACTCAATTGAAGATCACGAAATTGAAGCACTTTGCGAATACGGTCACTGGCGAGATTCAAATTTGCAAAGCATTAAAAAAGCGAAGGCCGTTCTTGAAGAGAGAGAAGAAACGACAGACGCTTTCATTGTGTGCAAAAAATGCAAGTCTAATGCTGTTGACACTGAACAGAAGCAAACAAGATCAGCTGACGAACCAATGACAATTTTTTGTGTATGTCGCAAGTGCAGCTCCCGCTGGCGCATAGAATAACAAATTATATCATGTAATCATGTACTATTACTTTTTCGTTAGCTCTTGTTACGAAACAGTTCTTTGCACTAACGTAACGTTCATTAAATGCATCCGCAGAATTTCTTGTTTCGGGCGGCCATTTTGACCGCATTTCTGAATAAATTGATGACCAAGATCCGTACGTCAACATAAGCTTGTAAGCAGTTTCAGGACCTATTTTGTAGACGTTGTCGCAAAAGTCGCATCCAAGCATGCAACATAGGTCAACAAACTGCTCTTGGGTTAATTGCAATGATGTCAAGACGTCGTCTAGGTTAACCATAATTGGTTCTTGAAAAAGTTTATAAATTGTGCGAGTTGAACCAAAGGCAATTGCATCAGTGTCTTCTGTGATGGCACACCAAGCTTGAGAAGTCGAAACTAAGTGTGCACACAAAGCTTCTGCTTCAAATTGTGCTTTTCGACAATTGTATCCTAGTTTTGTTAAAGTGTCATACAATGCGTCATAGTCCTTCGATGTAGGCTTTAAGATGCCTTCAAAGTATTCTGGAATTTCTGGATTGTCTTCATCGCTAGCACCGACTTGACTAAAACTCCTTTTTATGCAAATGCCAAGAGAAAGCATTGCTTCAACTTGTGCTGATTTTTTTTGAGCACCAAGAACGGCTTGACGATCACGAGCAACAGCTCTTTTTTGGCGTTCAGGAGCCTTTAAATCAAGTTTACCTCCATCAAACACAAAAATCGGTTCAAAATTACGTAATTTCAATTCTGTTCCAAATTTAATAAATCGTTGTTCAAGGCCTTCATAAGTGCGCTCCGTGTAAATAAATTTGTGTGCAAATATAGGCACGTCAATTGCTGCAACGACTGTAGAAATTGCAGGCAAGTGCTGTGGCAGTATCATTTTAGACTTTAAAAATGGCAGAAGGCCCTTGATACCCATTTAGTTTAATCAACGACGAGTCTTTCTTGAAAGAGAACGACGTGTTTTTGATCTTTTAGTCGCATGTCTGAATTCTTTTTCAGCAGCGGCCCACATGTTAAAGTTGTCAATGCGACGCTGTGCTTCTTGTCTTCTTTTTATGTTTTCAAGACGCCTGTTTTCAAATTGCAGAACTACGTCCCGCAAAATCTTTTGTGCCTGCGCTCTATTTTTGGGAGGTCCGTAGTGCGCTTTCAAGTAATATTGCAATACGAACTTTTTTGCTGCTTCTGATTCATATGACAAATCGCGTAGATAAGATTGTCTTTGAATGTGATTTCTCGCAGTTTCTATTTCTGATTCACTAGGATAAAAGTAATATCCGCCATCTAGTTTCATTTTATTTTTAACTCAGCCAGTTGCGCCACGACCGAGTAAACAAGTACTTGTAAATTTCCTCCTGTTCATCGTGCTTTTTCGTAAGCCACAGCTCATTCGCCTTGTGCAAAGCGATGAGTCGTGCGCTCTCTGCTGCCTTCCACTTGTCGTGGTCGTAGGGCTCAGCGAAAAAACAGCTCGTAGCGAGTGCGTCAAGCTCAGCGTAAGAAGGATCAACTTCAAAGGCGATCTTGTTCGTAAAAGCATTGACTCCGACCATAGCCTCGTACTTTGCGCGGTACGTAGGCATCGCGCACAAGCGATCATAAAAAGCTCGGTGACGAGGAGACACAATCGTTGAGGGATCCATTTAAAGTGCGGTGTACTCAATGTCTCAGTCTGCCCAAACACAAACAAATTGAACCGTTAAGTGGCAAGTTAAGTCTTAAAAAGACCAAAGCACTCTTTTATAATGCAGATACGGCAGAAACTGCTGCTTTGTTTGCAGGTCTTGATCAGCTTAAGTTAGAGCCAATAGTAGAGGTGCGCAAGGAAGAACCTGCGATAAATCCTTATGCACACATTGATGAGCGAAATCGAGAGTTGTCAGAAGCTCGACTGCTTGCAGCAGAAATATCGGATCCTAACCAAGTTCTTTTGAAAGGACCAACAAAGATGGGTCGAACTGAAACTGTTTCGCTTGATGATTTAACTCCTTTAGTGAAACAAGCAGCAGAAGCAGCTCTTTTACGAAGACCCAAAATTTTAAAACGTAGATAAAATAAATAAGGTCTCGTCAACTTTACGGAGGCGCTACAGCACTCGAAATATATAACTTTATTCGGTGTGCAATTAAAGAGTACAATTATTACCAATCCCAATGCTATGCATCGTGTTATAATTTGCCAGAGACTGCCTTACTTGATTACTTTAATACATGGTTCATTGAAATTCCGCCTTCAGCAGCAAATAAGTGGAAGATGCAGCAAGTTCCTTACTTTAGGCCGTATTTGACTGAAAATCTTTTTTTGTCGCATGAATCAAAAATTGTAGAAGCTTGGACTTCAACGGGTCTGTATCGCTTTCAAGATTGGTTTACACGCTTAAGGTCTTTGAGTCGTTTTGATAACAGAGACCTCAAAGACTATTCGTCGCAATTTTATGTCGGGCCAATATTGCGGGAGTACAAGCTGCACACTGAAGATTATGCAGAGGGACCTGCCGAAAGAGTTCTTTTTATAAAAATGTGTCTTTTTCTCATGACAAAATATAGACTCCTGAAAATGATTCCTGAACCTTTTAGAGACGCGCTTGAAACGTATTTGCGCGAACACAATAGGGATCTTTTAAATGCACAAAAACCTTTTGTTTTTGAAAATGCAATTGATTACGATTAGCGTTGGCTTCTAATGAACATACCGTTATGTGTCTACTAATAAATGCAAATATTTGTAAAGACACTTACTGGCAAAACCATTACACTTGACGTCGAGCCTTCAGACACAATAGAAAACGTTAAGCAAAAAGTTCAAGACAAGGAAGGCATACCGCCCGATCAGCAGCGCCTTATCTTTGCTGGAAAACAGCTCGAAGATGGTCGTACTTTGAGCGATTACAACATTCAGAAAGAATCAACAATGCATTTGGTGCTATAAGTTCAGTGTTGAATTACATGTTTTTTAATATAGTTTTTTAAAATAAATGGACCAAGCGCTTGCTCATCCATGGATTTTGTATTTAAACCCAGAAGTTCACGTCAATGAATTTAAACTTGTAAAAAATGCTGGACTGGAATCATTCATTTTGCTTCAAGACATGCGTAAATGGCCAGGCGGCCAAAAGCCAGATTGGCTTGAGGTGATGCCTGTCCTGCTTGACACAACACGACGACTTGCACATCGCGGACAGAGTTGCATAAGCAAACTTGTGTCAATTGAATTGCCGCCTGAACACGCAAAAAGACTAAACAAGAAAAAAATTAAAATTTTTGATTAAATTAACACATTGCCGCCTGCCCACTTAAAAGCTGAAACAGAACCGTATTTCATTATAATTTCCAAATGTGTAGGCGCAGATGATAGGCCCAAGGATTTTTGTACTATTGTCGAGGTTTTTGAAAAACCAAGCTCTTTTGAGGTCATTGCAACAGGTTCGCGAGTCGTCCAAAATTGCCGGTCTGTTTTTAGTATTGCGTCTTGAAAAGAATCAAAACGCTGCAATTTTTTGAATGTCATTGTTTCCATTAAAATAGGACTTGCTGGCCACATCACTTCAACTGGCGGTCCAGATCTCCATAACGGCCAAGATTCAATAGTTCCGCTTGTATTGGTAGTAAAGGAAGGCCTTATTACATCATGAATTGCGCTCGACCCACAGTAAAGACCACCAAAAGATGGTCCGTGAACTTCATCGTAAACTTTTTCTAAAGAGATATCCCAATTTACTACAAATTCCACAGCGCTTGCTACTTCTACAACCAAAACAAGCTTTCGTTGTGATTGAAATAATTCAAGCGCTTCAATAAATGGTGTTTTACTAAAAACTTGATGTACATCAACGAGATCCAAAAAATCAAATTGATAGCGACCAATTACTTGAGTGCGCTCTTTATACAACTTCAACAATCTTGATTCAGTTTCGTATGCTTCGACGCTTTCAACAATGGTAACCTTAAAAGCTTTAGGACATGACGCGTTTTGCAGTAGAGTACAAAGCACATTAGCGGCTTCAACTGTTCTATCTGTCGGAACAATTAATAGAACTGCAATATTACCAGAAGCTAAAGCGCATTTTTCTGCTAATGAAGAACTATTTTGGGAGCGCGCTCGGGAGTCTAAAAAAGACCAGAGCTTAAAAATTGCCACGAGGCAAACTATAATAAGAACAATTAGAATTTTATTCAAGTAAAGTTTTTCAAAAGCCCTAAATTCACCAAGACTTTTTCTATAAATTCTTGTCCACTTGATAAGACAACGCATCGACAAAAAGACACGCTTTCGTTAAAATCAACAAATACTTCTTTAATGTAGCATGGACCACGGCCTTCTGAATCATTAAAAACAATGCCGTAACGCTGAATAAAACCTTGAGGCAACTGACAAAAAAACAGTTCACGATCGTCCATTGCTACTGGTATTGAAAATGTGACCTTGATACGACCATCATCCTGCTCTAGTAAATTCACGCCTACCATCAGACGTTCCAAATAAGGCAGTTCGTGAATGTCCGTAATATTTTTGTCAGCGTCTCGAAGTACCCACTTTGTTACGACAGCACCGTCGACGTAACTAAAAGCGAGAATGTGCTCATTTGTTGATTTCGTGACGGCCATTACAGAGTCACGGTCTAAAGACAAAAGAACGTCCATTTATTTTTAGTTGCTTTAAAAATTATTTAGTGTATTAACGCGTTACTTATTTAGTGTATTAACGCGTTACGATGTGCAATTTTGTTTGCAAACAAATTAAAAAAAATGCTTAATGTGCTTCAAAAGGCATCAAAATCTGGCAAGCCTAGTGTTGACTTGACAGTTTGTGGACGCCTTCACGATTCAGCCTTAGGAGCTATTTACTATGTAAAGACAGCGTCAAAAGAGCAAAAAATATTAAAAACTATAAATCTGAAAGATCAAAATATGTGGGCCGTCACGATAAAAAACAAGCGCACAACTATTCGAGGCCTTGACGATCAGAAAGTTTTGTACCTTACTGAATCAAAAAGGGACGCACAAGAATGGCTTGACACGTGGTGCGTATTACCTGGTCGTGAAAGTGCAATTGTCGCTAAAGTAGCTTGGCTTGAAACTAAAGACGACAAAGATTTAGGTAAAGTTGTGAAAAGACGCCTCAATGAGTATCTAAATGAAGGTTTAGTGGGTCTAATCTTAAGTCGTGACCTCAAATTGCCGCATATTGTAAAAACACGAGAAATGTGGATAGACGATTCAGAAGGACTTTTGCTGCAAGATTACGGAGGCGTTTCCATGCAAAAAAATATGATCAATTTAAATTTAAAGGAATTCAAATCAATTGTCATTCAAGTTTTAGTGACAATGGCCGTCGCTCAACAGCAAATGTCTTTTAAGCATCATGACGTGCACTTAGAAAACGTTTTTTTAAGCGACCTCAAAGGTGCTGAATCATTTGAGGGCATTGATTTATCATCTCAACCGAAATGGCACTACAATTTAAAAACTTCTGAAGGCACATCATTTTATGTCGTAATCGAGCATTGCGGCCGTCTTGCAAAGCTTGGCGATTTTGGACTTTCGAGTATTACAGACATGTCAGAAGGCATTCGTTATGAAAGAGTCGACTATCCAAATCTTGACGGTACAGAAATTGAATGGGGCGAATGGTCTTCAAGGGATCGTGGTCTTTACGACGCTGTCGTTTTTTTATCAAAGTTTTTTATGTGTGAAGAAATGGATTTGTGTCCTTCACAAAATTTACGATGGGCTCAAGAATTGTACAAGGCAGTTAAAGACAAGTGGCCAGAAGTAGAATGCAGCAACATTGGACGTCCATTCAGAGGCCATGAAGGCAATGCACAAATTGTCGACTTTTTGACGTTGCCTATCTTTGATGAGTTTAAAAGCGTCCCTGAAAATTCAATAAAGCTGGCGTAATTGCAACAAATTAATTACTTTGAATTGTTGATTTCAAATAAAGAAAAATAATTACTATTAAGCTGGCCAATTGTGCATTGACTTTGGCATTTTCATTGTTAACACATAAAAATAAATGATTGGAGAATTTTTCTTTAGCGTAAAAGCTGCTGCTGCGATTGTGGGATCTTCATTGTTGTCTATAATTCAATTTCCAAAAACCAAAAAAACAGGACCTTGTACTGAAGCAAATGTAAGCAGTCCAGAAAATACTGTTTTAATACTTCCACAAGCTAATTACTTGTGCCCTGCTCAAAAGCCGCAATATGACTTTGCATATTTTAGTCCTGTTAATGATCCATTAAAAAGCTCAAACTTGGTTTTTACAAGTGCAGCTCCGAAAAACGAGTATTTTTTACCGAGTTCGCGCGGGTCTATTATACAGCAATCACCTGCAACCCCCTTGTTTTCTTTTACCTACGGTGGTGAACAGCAAACTGAATACGTTACTATGCAAGCACGATATACCACAGTTAAAGAAAACGTTAACTTGTACACAACAGCTACAAGCATTTCGACACTTGGTCTTACGGCACCCCTCAACTTGTGTCCACAAGCATTTGTATTAAACGCTACAACTGCGTCTTCTGCTCAATTTGCAACAGCTGTACCTTTTCCAGTTAAAAACGACATCGAAAGTGTCCCAGTGTTGTGGGTTATTCCAGGACTTTCAAGTGCCGCAACTTCTGCCAACGGCATTAATGTCCCAAGCTTGACGTCAGTGCCGACCGGCATAAACTACACTTCTGCTGAAGGCCTCGCAAATACTTTGTACGTCATAGCTAAATATGCAACAACAATTTTTATAGAGCTTGGTGGTGCTTATGGCGGCGATGTGCCTATATATACTTCAGGTATTGATCCTTTAACAGGTTTGCCCAGATCAGCTCCGGGATACATTGGTGGACGACCTGGAATTGTATTTGGCCTTTACCAATTAAAAACGAACGATGTACTTAAAATATTTCTTGGGTCAAAGGGAGACGAAATATTGACAACAACAGGTTTGACATCATTTGATGGCAATGGCCAAGGTGGACTTGCTACTGTTTTTGGAGGCGCTAATGGTGGCGGAGCATCTTACATAGTACATTACTCAGCCTCAAATTATTCAAATAATTTAAACATGACTTTAACTGCTGCAATTGATTCAAAAGATGGTTTACTTGTCTGTGTGGCTGGTGGAGGCGGCGGCGCTTCTCGCAATGCGTCCGGAGGCGCTGCAGGCCAAGTTGACACGGATTTTACGTACGGTCAAGACAATGCTTCTGTTGTCAACAATCGTAGAATACCTGTAAGCTCCAATGGTTCATATGGTGGAGCTCAATTTATAACTGGCATAAGTCCATTTCAACCAAATATTAATGTAAATGGCTTGTCTGGAGGCGGCGGAACACAAAGTCGTGGTGGCGTAAGTACTGTTCCAAACCAAGTGCCTTTAAGTAATTCATCATGGGGACACAAGCTAGAACCTTTTGTCGATACCGGAATTAATGGTCATCATGGAGGCGGATCTGTTTCTACTGACAAAGGTTCCGGAGGCGGCGGCGGAGGTGGAGGTCTTTTTGGAGGCGGAGCAGGATCTTGGAACGGATTGCCAAAACCAAATAATGTTCATGGAGGCGGCGGCGGAGGATCGTCGTGGAATGGACTTCTCAAACCTGCAACTTCTGGAACCAATGCAACATTAAATGCATACAGAACTAAAAGCGGTCCATTACAATGGCAACTTAACAGCTACGGTTATCTTGTAATCGGGTGCCCTATAGTTGCAATGTGATTTAAGCAGGGCAATCTTTTGTTCTAAAAAGAAGACCGTACGATAAACCAGCTGCTAAAGAAAGTTTAGAAGTAAAACTTAATCCAATGTATGCTTTTTCTGTTTTTAAGTAATCGAAAGGCTTGCCTGACAAGCGACCACGAATATGATTAAACTGTACAAAACCGAATAGCGCGTAATATATAGCTTGACTTATAATGATAAACCATACAAAAGCCGGCACTTTAATTGGTGTCACGCCATCACTCTCAAAATGACCTTCGTATTTTGTGTTTACGTCATGTACAGCATAAGCAAAAGCAGCTAAAATTGATGCCCACAATGTTACGTACAATATCCACCCAACCGCTGTAGAACTGATCACAGAGTCGCGTGCCATCAAATTAACTTTTGCGTGGCCGCGCAATTGTGACTCAACGCTGTAACCGCAGAATTGCATAGCCGCTGTTATAGCAGTCAATATTAAAATGGTCTGCACGTCGCGGATTCCATCAACAAGTCCTGTAATAAGCGTCATAATAGAAGCCGTTGTTGCATACTCAAACCATCTATATGGATTCCACCCTTGAGCAAGTGCATTTGAATATGCTTTTGAACCAAAGCCGTCAGTCGCATAAAACGCATGAGCAAATGCTGTAATCACAAAAAATGAAACTGCTCCAAAAATAATGTTTACTTTGAACATGTACACTGGTTTAGTAAGGCCAACGTTTACGTTGCACTGATTCGGTTCGCCATTTACAGGATTTGTGTTGCAAGTGTCAGGTGTGTCAGGTCCAGCTATAGTACTTCTAAAAACTTCAGTGGACAAGTACGGATGAGTGTTTTTCCATACCATATACAAAACAATAACAGTCAAGGCACATAAGAAGTGTGCTGCAGCAGCAGTCTTATTAGACTTTACCAAATTTTCAAATGTTTCATGATTAGTCATTTATTAATGAAATGAGAAGTTTGAAAAATTCAAAAAAATTAACTACGCAGAGTGGGACTCGAACCCACGCGACTTTCGTCATTGGATCTTGAGACCAACTCTTTAACCACTCAGACATCTGCGTAGACAGTTTGTCGCAACAAGCAAACTAACAACGTCTTGATCTATTCATGTTTATAAACATCTGAGCTTCGCGCCGAGTCGTTACGTCCGCCGAAGGCGACCTTACAACTTTACATGCGTATGCTTTTGTTGACATGCCAGCGTGACGGGCCTTTGCGGAAAATGCACCTTTCTTGGTTTTTTTAAGAGAATCTGCAATCCAGTATGTTCCGCCACGAAACGAATCTCCACGCATTCGGCCATAACTCCGAAGCTTTTGAGAGCGAGACTTTGAACGTAATTTTGAATGCATTTATTATACTACAGAAAAAGGTCACCAGAAGTCCAATTTCGAGGCAGAAAAAATAAATTTATTCCAATAACATTAGATGTAATGTTAAGTCGTTTCCAATGTTCAGCATGATTCCATTCGATTTCTAAAGATTTTGGAATACTGGCGTATTCAAATTTATCAATTATTTTGTGGTGAAAAATAAAAATTTGGTCATCAAGAATAACCTTTTTTTCTGTTTTATTAAAAACATATGTTTTTTCAGTCACATGCATATGAACGTTGTATTTGCGCGGATCATTTGGTGTGGAAACTCCATACTGAATTGTTTTCGGGCCTTCATATTCACGCGCGCGTGCGTTAATTGACTCAATGTCACAATTTGAAAAATCAATTTGTTGAAGTAACTGTACATCTGGTCTTATTTTTATATACCAATCATAATTAAAATCTGATCTGTAAGTACAGATAAACTTGCACAGCTTAGTGAGTTGTCGTGAAGCACAGACAAATTTATACTTAAACTTTATTACGTTTTCATAATAAGAAAAATCATCCGACGATGAAATGCCTGCGTATTCTACATCGTTGCCACTTTTTTTCATGTATTTACTTAAAATTTCAATGCTTGGCAGATGCCTTTCATTCATTTCATGACTAACTATACAGACTAAAACACGCATTTATTCATTCTTAAAGTGTTTTTTTCAGAGGTGCTTTTTTTGGCATAAATCCATGCAGCCATTTAGAAATACCGTAGGGACCGCCTTGGTTTAAGTGCTTACCCATTCTTGTAAAACAACTTTCACTTGAATTACCAACAATCCAGTCCGCAAAGCAGATGATTATAAAATCCATAATTGTATCTATGTTAATGTCTCTTTTCTTAATGTTGTAAAAATCAAGAACTTCTGCAGAAAAGAAATGAGTGCCTTGAGTACCAGCTGGAAACTTGTGTATTCCGTAACTAGTATAAAGTCTTTCTGAAGAATAAACTTTTAACCATTCATGAATCATAGATTCCATGTCGCTTAAAACATAACTTCTTTCCTTTACGTGTTGTGGCTTTAAAGCGAACTCATCTATTGTTGCTTGCAAGCCTAAATCATTTGTTGTCTTTAAACGGTCCGTTCCACGAAGATGCACAACAGTGTAAGGACTCGTTAAATTTTTGAGTCGATCAACAATAATGTCTGCTACGCTCTTTGTCAAGCGTATGTTGCACAATAAATTATCTAAGTGAAAAGTGCGGAGTCCAGTGCAGTTATGAACTACGACATCGGCCTCAATAAGTTTTGTTCCTGTCAATTCAGTTTTAAAAACAGGAAAATGGTCGCTTTCATTTGGAGGCAACTCAATTTTCTCTTTTGTCCATGAGGAAGGTGAAATTTTGGCACCATTTTGTATTTTAAAGAGTACGTCCTCTAAGGACAAAACTGGTATATCAACGACTTCAAAGTAATCTTTAAAATCACTTGTGCCTTGGCCCCATAATTTGTCACGCCAGTCAACACAGATTGACGCATTATGAATTTTGCAATAATGCAAGCAATGAGAAAGAATTTGTAAACGATCAGCGAAGCCTTCCCATCCTCGCATTACAACTACTTGATTTTTAGGTTGTGTACTCATTTTATTGTATTTTAGTTCAAAAACCAATCTTCAATTAACGCAACTAATAATTTTCAGGATTTATATTAATTGTCGTTTGGACGCTATCTGCAGTTTGTTTCGTATCACCAGAGAAGTTATAAGCTTGTATTAATAGTTTTCTGTCAACCATTGTCGGGAATCCGTTAGCAATAAATTCCCAGTTTGTGCTACCGATATTATATGCCGAAGCTAAAGCATCACTTGAAACAACACCTGAATAAGCATCAATAGCGTAGATGTCAAATGAAACTTCAATATTTGGCGTCACATAATATGAGCTAAATCTTCCAGTAAGTCTCTGTATTTCCAAATCAAAATTATAAACATCTATTACTCCGCTGTTGTTGCCACCGTTACCGTCAGAAAATAAACCCGAAAAATTCCAGCTTGGGAATTCCGCATTGCCGCCGCCATTGCCACTGCCCTCTCCGTTGCCAGTGCCAGTGCCCTCTCCGTTGCCAGTGCCAGTGCCCGCGCCGCTCGTAACTACTATACAGGACTCGTTGCCTTCTGCTTTATATAAAGTGGATGAATCAAAACTTTGAGCTTGTGGCCTAAAATACCAATATCCAGCACTGACAGTAATTGTAAATGTATAAGTTGTGCCATCATCAAGATCTGCTTTGATATTTTGAGGGTAAGGTCCATTATTAGAATTACCGTATATAACATAATAATCTATTGGACCATCTCCAGTTACTGAAGAAACATCAAATGACCCTGTTAGAGTATATGTATCTTCAACTGGCAAATTTGATGTTGGTGTACCAAAAGAGATGTCTCCTGAAATATGCCAGTTTGGCGGTGCAAATACTTGACCGTTGTCAGAGCCAGTCCCGCTACCAACGCCAGTTCCAGATCCAGAACCTGACGAAATTGTAAGTACATTTTCTACACCATTTGCGTAGTAGGAAAATTCGCCGTCATTGTTTGAAGCTTGAATCTTAAAATAATATGTTCCAGGCAATAAACTGACATTAAAACTAAAAGTGGTTCCACTTTCATAATTTACACCTGCAGTACCAGCATTATATGGCCCTCCCATATTATTTCCCCATATAGCTGAGTACATAATTTCGATTGACCCAGTAACAGAAGCAACATCAAAAGTTGCGTCTACGCTAAAACCATCATTTGGGTTTGATGAATTTGCGACAGGTTCATTAAAACTAATGACTCCAGTATTATGCCAATCCGGCGGTGCAAATACCTCAACAGTGCCTGAGCCCGTGCCTGTGCCAGTTCCAGATCCAGTGCCAGTACCAGTGCCAGTACCAGTTCCATTGCCAGTTCCAGATCCAGTGCCAGATCCGGTTCCAGTACCAGTTCCAGTGCCTGTACCAGTGAATGTACCAGTTCCAGTGCCTGTGCCATTGCCTGTACCAGTGCCTGTGCCAGTACCAGTGCCAGTACCAGTGCCTGTTCCATTGCCAGTTCCAGATCCAGTTCCAGTACCAGTGCCAGTACCAGTTCCAGTGCCAGTACCAGTGCCTGTGCCAGTTCCAGTGCCAGTTCCAGTGCCTGTGCCATTGCCAGTGCCAGTTCCAGTTCCAGTTCCAGTGCCAGTTCCAGTTCCAGTTCCAGTTCCAGTTCCAGTGCCAGTTCCAGTTCCAGTGCCAGTTCCAGTTCCAGTGCCAGTTCCAGTTCCTGTACGAGTGCCTGTGCCAGTGCCTGTGCCAGTTCCAGTTCCAGTTCCAGTGCCAGTTCCAGTTCCTGTACGAGTGCCAGTTCCAGTTCCAGTGCCAGTTCCAGTTCCAGTGCCAGTTCCAGTTCCTGTACGAGTGCCTGTACCAGTGCCTGTGCCAGTTCCAGTGCCAGTGCCAGTGCCAGTGCCTGTGCCTGTGCCAGTGCCTGAGCCAGTGCCTGTGCCAGAACCAGTGCCAGTTCCAGTGCCAGTACCAGTGCCAGTATCAGTTTCAGTGCCAGTTCCAGTGCCAGTACCAGTGCCAGTATCAGTTTCAGTACCAGTACCAGTGCCAGTACCAGTTCCAGTTCCAGTACTAGTGCCAGTACCAGTGCCAGTCCCAGTGCCTGTGCCAGTTCCTGTGCCAGTTCCTGTGCCAGAGCCACTTTCCGATTCAGATGTCAAGAAAACATGAGGTGAAACAACAAATGACAAAAGTGCCATAAAAAGGATCGGGAGTGCTGTTAACATTTATTACTATCTATTTTTATAACAACAGAATTGCATATGTCTAATCATTATCTGATTCAATGACTTCTGATTCTTCCGATGCTTCAGAAATGTCTACAGATTCGTCGTCATCGGAAATTTCTTTTTTGAACGATTTTTCTGATTCGTCATCGTTTACCACGCGTTTCTTCTTTATGCCCATAAATTGCTTAAACAAAGCTTGTGTTTTTTCAAGAGTTGGCACTTCAAAAACGTGCGTGCTGCCTTTTAGCACAATTGATCCTTCAGGAACAACCAGGCCCTTTATAATGCACAATGCCGGCTTAATTGAAAGAATTGCTGTTACTTCGAAATCAAGCATTTATATAGAAAAAGAAAACAGACTACCAGAACAAGTCCTAAAAGTGCAAAAGCAACTTGATCAGCATGTTTTGTTTGTTTGTCTTGTTTGCAACTGTACGAACAAGAGTCGGAATACCAAAGAGCTTTAGCTTCGTCAACTGATAGTGTGTAGTTTTTGCCAAGTTTCGTATTGACATAATTGTGGAAATTGACTGTCCAAGCAAAGGCTTCGTTTGTCAAAGGATACCCGTTTGTATTTACATACTTTGAATAATCATCTTTGCATCTGTTGCATGGAAGTAAAAAATGCAAACTATTTAAAAAATTTCCGAATGCCAAATTTTCGCGGTCAGCATCAGCCCGTAATGCTAAAGTGTGCATTGTCGCCCACAAGTGAGGACCCCATATATTCGGATCAATGTTTAAATCGTGCGGATCGCGCGCGTTTAAAGTCATTTTATTAAAAGCATGTTTTTCAATAAAAATGTCGGGCTTGACCTCAAAGATTCTTTCTGGAGCAAAGGCCCTAATTCTTCTCCTCGTACTTTTAGCACTCTTGACATTTTCGTACAAATATGTCATGCGCTTGGTGCGGCCGGCAAAAAAGTCTGCGTCGCCTATTGTGAAGGATTTTGCACCGCATGACACAATTGATTTTAGTCCTACGCTCGGAGCAGTCACTGACATTGAATCCGACAAAACAGTTGACGCTATTTTAACAGGAAACTTTGGGCCAGCAGTTGTCGTTTTTGTTGCGGATTGGTGTGGACATTGCAAAAATATTGCGGCAGCATATGAAGCCGCGGCGTCGCAATCTGATATTCCATTTGTTAGAATTAAGGGTGAATTTGCGCCAGTTTCTAGCAGCAAATTTGGCATTGCAGGATACCCAACGGTCCTTGGATTTGCTTCAGTTGGAGGTCCTCCTCGTCGTTTTGCTTCCCAGCGCACACCAGACGCGCTTGTGCAATTTGCTGTGGGTCTTCGCGGAACTGTAATTGAGCCGCACTTGCTGCCTACAATGCCATCCGCTCTTCCTGCAATGCCGCCTGCGCTGTTACCCGTTGTTCGCACAGAAGCACCTGCAGAACAGCCTAATGTAGTCACGGTTCCAGTAATTTTAGCCGAACCGCCAATGGCATCAACTGTTGAAATATTGTCTAAAGAATAGGCTTTTTATAAGTTCGTTTTTTATGAATACTAATAGCAAGTTCTGCGACAAAGTCTGATATAATTAATCCACAAGACATTTTTTGTGAAATACTAAATGGTTCTTCAGGTGTTTGAATATTTAATTTATGTCTTATTTCTGCTAGTTTTTTTCGGCGTTCTGCAACTATGTCTATTTTGTTTCTACTTCGCATATTTTGATGTGTCTTCACAACGCTTCAATTTTAAGTAACACATATGAGTTTAAATTGTCCACGTTTTCAATTTTACTTAAATCAAATGCCCTTTGATAAATCAATTTGGCCTTGTTATACTCCTGATTTGTTTTGGGCTCTTTCAGATGACATTACAAGATGCGGCATTCTTAAAGTTGCCGAAGACGATGCAGTAGAATATGAAATTCAAATTCGTGATTTGCCAGATGGACGCAATGGCCTTTGGCGTTTTAATGCGCTTAGAAACATAACTATCGATCTACAAGCATGGCCTCAAAAATTGCGCGCCAAAATTCAAAGCGCGACATTGTGCCTTGGTGACAAAGCTCTTGAAGAAGTCATTCGTGGACCACACAATCCTGATGACGACGGTAATCTGCAATTTACAATGTTTACAAAAGATTCTATTTTGCCGTTTTTTGTAATTGACGATGACTCTCTATTAGTACGACTTATTTTTAGACCTGCATTGACCGACAACGAGCGCCTACAAGTGCCTTCAAAAGCAGTTGATGCATCTGGTCTTCTTGTAAAAATCACTGACAAAAAGCCCTTTTTTGTGGCGGGATGCTCTGATTCGATTTTGACGTGGGATGGCGCTCAGAGCCGTGTTATCAGTAAACATTTGATTGATAAGCAAGATGATACAATTTCAACAATGTCTGCAGAATCAGAAACAGAAATTCAACTTGTTGATCCAATGGCTCGCTGGAAAGTCGTCAATAATGACGAGTCTACTTTTGAAGACATGTGGTCTGGCCTTCAAACAGCTCAAGACATCGAAACTGGACGTATCGAAAATTTAAGCAATACATTTTTAATGCCTACGCCGCGAGATTAAACAATTAAAAAAGGACATGCTAACAGTATAATACACAACATATTATTCTGCGCTTGGCCTTGAGTCCAATTATCATTGCCATACAATTTTGTACTTTCTACACAATATGTAATTACAAGGACGTACCAAATGAATAATTTCGTGCTTCGGCTCAAGACTACCATTTTATTGTTAGTCACGATTATTGAAAAACTTTTTAAGTCGCATTTTTTTAGCATGTGCAGCAGCAGCAGCGGAAGCTTCTGCGGCTTCAAAAGCAAGCGCCTCTTCCTCAGTTATTTGTGAAGGGTCTGTTATAGAACGACCAAGAAAATTTTCGTAGGCATGTAAAGCCGATGCTTCATTTTTTTGAATTGCTTTAATAATTTTAGCATTTACATCTGGTTGTGGATTGCTTGCAATAAGCTCTGCAAGTTGGCCGTCAACACCTCGTTTTTTCGATTTTTTAGTTATGCAGTAACACTTTGCGCTCCAAGTGCCAGCGCATGGCTTTTTTCTATAAGCACATGGACTTTTAGGCCTGCTCGAGTGCGACGTTGAATCAGTAGAAATGGATCTAGGAAAATTATGTTGAGATTGTCCATCTGATGACATTGATCTAGACGTTGATCTTGACTTTGATCTTGACTTTGATCTTGACTTTGATCTTAACTTTGATCTTGACTTTGATCTTGACTTTGATCTTGACTTTGATCTTGTTGATCTTGACGTTGATCGTGATCTTGACATTGATCTTGATCTGGACCAAGCTTTACATAATTGACAAATTTGGGATTTAAATTGTTTTAATTTTGTAAGTTTATCCATTTTATTTTTAGAAAGGTAACCTTGAAGGCTTTAACGTTTCTGCTTTTAAAGGTTTCCAATCAACAGGCAATTTTTCATCACCACCAAAAACAGTTTCTTTTCTATTTTTATCAATTGCTTTTTCGATGGCTGCAATCATGGATTTCGGTGGCGATGCTTTGCGGCCTTGCAAATAGTGCAAAGCTTTCAAGCGCTTTGACTTGCAAGCAGACGAATGGTTCCATACGACATAAGCCATCACAATGATAGAAAAAAGAACAATTGACCATATCATGACGACAAAACCGGACTTGAATCCATTTGAAGAATTTAGAGCACAGTTTGGCAGGACAAAGTATAATATCAGGTAAATGCCGATAATTATAAACCAAGAGTAAAAAACGACACTGTCGTGTACTGAGAAGCCAAGAATCGAACGGAAAGGCGCTCGCAAAGTTGCGGATATTGTGTTCTCCGAAGGTACTTCACATGCCACTTGTTCGAATACACTTGCTATTTATTTAGTAAACGTGTTCGCCTCAAAAAAATCCATTATTACGAGACATTATAAATGGACATTACAAAATTGAATACTATTGTTTTTAGTGGCGGAGGTGTCCGCGGGTTTTCATACATTGGATTTTTACTTGCGTTTCAGGATCTGTACAAAACGACGGCATCGAAGCATTTTAATCGTTTCGCAGGTACTTCAGTTGGATCACTCTTCGCACTTATTTGTGTGCTTGGAATCGATCCTAAAACATGCATTCAAGCTTTTGAGTCATTTGGATTACAAGCTATTTTTGCCAAAGACCCTACTTGGTTATTAACGAATTATGCTCTAAGTTCGGGAGAATCCTTAGAGTCTTTGGTGCACAAAATTCTTGAGCTTGGCAATGTTCCTAAGGTCATAACTTTTGCCGAACTTTTTAAGAAAACTGGAAAGCATTTTATTGCGACTGTTATTGACATTATGACTTCGTCAACAATTTACCTTGACCACACAAATGAAGGCGCAGATATGCCGATTGTAAAAGGCCTCATGGCAACGATGGCTGCACCTCCATTGTTTCCGCCTGTTAGTTTTAAGACAGCTACAAAGTCTATGGTTTTTATAGATGGCGGCCTTCTTGACGACTTTCCAGTTTCGTTATTTCCAATTTCGACTACTCTTGGTATTCGAGCAAATTGGTACGCTGATCCATCAAATCCCATGACTGATTTAAGTACTTATTATGCAAGAGTTTTGAGCATTTTACAGTTGTCTATGCACACAATGATATCTTCCGTCGCAAAAGAATATCCAAATTGCATTTACATAGATCTTGGACCCATTAAGTTAGACGCATCTGACGTCAGTGTTCAAAACCTTATTTTTACAGGATATCGTGCGACGATTGCGAGAATGTCAAGTAATTCAAATGTTGTAATCGAAGATCAGCCGATGAAGTACATTACTTCTGATTCAAATTTGCCCAAGTACTTTGAGTTCTTCTTTAATAAATAAAATGTATGGTCCACCCAGGCCTGGATTTTCTCCGCCATCTTTGACAAGATCGGCAAAGTTAAGACGTGCCGAAGCTAAAGCTGCAAAAAAGTATTCACGAATTAATAATTTTAAATACGGAAGCCCTGAACTTTTTGATTATTTAAACAATGAGGGTGCTTATGCTTCCTCGAAACCTAAAACGAGACCTGCCGTTATACCTCTTTCGGCTTTATCAAAGGTAAAGCGAGCACTAGGCTTTAATAAAAATAATTTGCCCACAGTAAATCAAGCGTCTCAAGTTATTGCTGCGACTGGAGCGGGCGCTGCTGCACTCGTTGGGCTTGGGCTCGTGGCTGCTCCTCTTGTTCCAGCAGCTGTGGCTGCTGGTGTCGTTGCGGCTCTAGGGTCTTCATTACTTCAACTTCAACAAGCTTTTTCTGGGATAAAGCGCGACGAGTTGTCGCGCATGGTCGTTGATGAAATAATGAGAACGATTGCATTTGTAACAATGTATGTTTCATCAAAATCAAAAACGTCAAAGACTCGATCCAGATCTAGATCTAGATCAAAATCTAGATCGCGAAACGATGTTTCAAGAAATCCTGCTGTAGTGGATGCTGAAAGACGTCTTAACTCAGCTGTCAATAATTTAACAGCGTATTTGCAGACAGGCGGTCGCGACAGCACCGAAATTTATTCACGCAAACTTTTGATGTACGCTGATGTAATTTCGTCAATTGTTAAGCAGTTAATTATGATAAAATAATAGCCTGCGCTGCAAGAAAAAAAATGCGTCTAATGTTTGAATATAAATGGTGCGCGGACTTCGAAAGCGAGTCATTGGCCAAAACGATTTAGTTGCTTGTGGAATATGTAGATGCATTGATAAAGCAATCTTTTTTGACGTTGATCATAAGATTCCTCAAAGTGTCGGCGGCCCTGATGACTCTTGGAACTTGTGGCCGTTATGTCTTCGGCACCACAGGCAAAAATGTATTTCTGAATTTGCTTGGATTCGAGACTTGAATGCTTACGAATTGCGATGTTTTAGTTGCAACTCAGTATCTTCCGCGTTTTTTCACACAGGCTTTTGGTGTTTACAGTGCTCGAAATTGCCACAAAACATCTTGACTTTGAATTTAGAGCACATAATTAAAAAAATGACACTTGATGCGGTTAGCTCAGTCAAAAATGATTTATGTTCTGAGCAATAAATGCTTGAACCTGATGTCTTGAAGGCGTTGTGCCCAGTGCTCTTTACACCGGCAAAATTAACTTCTTATTACGCAAAATACATTCATACTGTATTGGTGCCAAAGTGGACCTCAGAATTAGAACGCCTTTCAACACTAATCGATTTTCGTGATTTTGCCGAAGACACTTTTGCGGTTTTAATGGCCAGTTTTTGCATTGAAACAACGCCGAGTGTACCAATAGACAACTTAGTAAAAGCATTAAAGCTAACAACTGATTTTGCAAAGCGCCGCATAATTACAAGAGCATACATTGAAGAAAACGTTCTTGGCTTAACTTCTAAAATTGGTTCGTCATTAAACGCCGATTTTACATTATTTGCCATAGATTTAGAGCTTGTGACATATTTTGACTTGGCATTTGGTCTTGGAAAAATACGACCAGTTTTAAAGTGTTCAGTGGAAACGATTGAGTCTGTCGTGAAGCGCGTCGATTTGCAAAAATCAATAACTTTAGAAACTTTAGAAAGCTTTGCAAAAGACTTGGGCGTTTCTTCATTGTGGCCAGTCGTTGCGCTCTTAAAAGCTCACAAGGACGGAGACCTTGAAGAACTCTTTTTGCATGTACCTTTGCCAAAAGTTTTTGGAGCTCCAAGTTGCATAAGAAACTCTGTTGTCCGCAATGGTCTTGTTCAAATAGTAGGCGCAACCGGACTTTTAATCGACAAGGCTGTCATTGCGAGTAAAAATAGTTTATGCTGGAAAACTTTGCAAGGGTGGACCACAAAAGAATGTTCAGTAGCCACTCTTGTCGCAGTTTTGCCTGGAACCAAATTTGTGTGGTGCCATGACCCGGACACTCTAAAAGCCGCAATATATGAACTTAATCCATTTAAAGTTATCGTAGAATTTGAATTGCCAGGAGATGAGGCAAAAACGAATTGGATTGATTGTCAGCGCGACGCAGAAGGCACACTTGTTTTAATGTGGGGCCACATCAATCCGCTAACTGGCGCTTTGCTTCACCAAAATGTAAGCGGCATTAATGAGGACGAACTTTTGACTGATTCTGCAAGCATTATGTGCGATGTATCTGAAATACCAATGCGCAGACGTCTTGGTTACAAAGTCGACTGGCGTGATCACGGCAACTTAATAAGTATTCATCACAAAGTTCTAGATATTCCGGGACTAGAGAGAAAATGGTCTCATAATTACGACATCGTATATGCAGACAATATTCTTATGACTTTGGAAACAGAAGCGCGCCCAATCGAGGCAGTTTTTGGAAGTCCGCGTGAAATGCTTCTGTTAAGTCCTCTTAGTGCAATGCAATCGTTGCAAATGTGGACTATCAAAGATGGTAAATACGGTCTTTCGGAATATTCAAGATTACCAAAATGCGCTTATGGACATTGGACATCCTTGACAGCAATCTTGAAATAGTTTTTTGTGCGGTTGTACATGTTAAGAGGCCATTAAACATCATCAATAAATGGATGACGAATCTGTAAGGTCTGCGACTCGTTCTGAGCTGAATACATTTCAAGTGTTAGCAAATACTGAATTTGCTGATTTGAAGAAGCCTGCACCGACATCATGGGGTGGATCGCCAATGCCAATCGTTGATGAACGTCAACGCCAAGAATCGCAAAAAGAAGATTACGACGAAGCAAAGGTTGTTTCACGCGATGCTAGCGTTGCACGGTCATACCGATCAGTAACTCCAACAAGAGCGCCTTCGGTACATTCCGTAAAATCAGTTGACTCTATTAAGTCAGTGGTTACCGAAGTTACAGAAGTTGTAAGCCCTCCAAAACCACATGAATACTCAGCAAGAGCAAAAGAAGAAGCAGCCATTGACGTGGCCATCGAAAAAGAGTCATTGCTTTATGAACTGGAAATGATGGAAAAGCAAGGCTCGATCAAGTTGCACCGTCAATTAACAATGTCTGATTCGCTCGAAGCTATCCAATACCAATACGATCGCGCAAATATGATTGTAAGCACACAGCAGACAGTAGAATGGGCGAAAACGGGCATCAAAATGGGATCTGGACTACTTGAAACAGTTGTAAAAAAGTTTGGCTTAAATGTTGTAGATGGCTTTTCAAGCAATTTGTGCAAGGACATGAATAAGTTTAATCAGCCACTTACAAAAATGTACCGCAAGTATTGGCGACGAGGTTCAAGCAGTCCCGAATCTGAGCTTGCTATGATTGTTTTTGGAGCTTTAGCTATGACTGTCATGAACAACAAGGGTTTTATGGGCGGTTCAAAGCCAGAGCCATTTGCTCGGCCTCAAGTACCTCAAGCCCCACAACAAACTGAACCTTCTGCTCTACGCCCGCCAGCATCTGTTGCACCCGTACAATCTAAAATTCCTGATTGGGCCAAAGCGGCTTTAAGCGCCGATCTTCAAAAGCCGACTCATTTCGCTTCTGCTAATCGTACAGAAATCAGCCAAGTGCGCACAGAAGTTTCGAAAGAACCTGAAATTGCTGAATTGGCTCCTCCCGTACCAACAACGTTTTTGCCAAGAATTGAATCAAAGCAGGAGCAGAGACCAGAACAACTTCAGGAACAGAAGCAAGAGCAGCGCCAGGAACAGCGCGTAGAGCAACGCCCAGAACAGCGGCCTGAAGAAGAAAATAAAAGAAAATTAACCCTTTTGGCTAGCCCAAGAACAAATCGTAGACGAAAAGATGTTTCCGAAGACCTTGTTTTAAATTAAGATTTTTCTTTTTTATCGTCAACGTGTTGAAATATTGAAGATAGGTCTTCATTTGAAAAAACTGCGTGCACAAAAAAAACTAATGCATTTACCAATATTTCAGCGTTACTTGCCTTTTGCTCATTGCCGTACATTTCGACCACCAAAACGTTTATACATTTTTCTACAAGTATTAATGCCTTGTTAGCATTTAAGCTAAGAAGCCAGCATAGTAGCATTTGCAAATACCTAACTTTTAAAGAGTTTTCTGAAGGCAAATTGTCTGATTCTAAAAAAACTGCAACTTCTTGTCTAAAACTGTTTTCACAAAACTCAATTTGAGTATTTAATGTGGCTTCTTTCGGACTCATGTCATGTACAGCATTCCAATCAAGTAAAAATCTTTTGAAAAAATAATTCGATCCTAATGCAACGGAATCATCTCTATCAATAGACAATTGTGATAAGCAGCATTTTACTGGAGCACGAGTAGTTATTTATTTTTTGTGTTCATAAAATTTGTGAACACCAGCAAAAAGTTTTAGTGTGAATAATAAAATGTTTCTTATAATAGTTCTTTTGTTGTGTTACATAATGTACCGAGCATTCATGATTGGTTTTCAGGCTGTAAAAGCTATGCCTAAAACTGACGGACTTATAGCAAAGTTCAACGAGTTAGATGACGCGCAACGCTTGGATATGTTTGCAAATGTTTATGAACACTTTGACGAACTAAAATTTAAAGAGCTGTGGTTCGCAACTCACCACAAAATTGGTTTAGTGAGAACGGCTAACTTTTACGACGTTGTAATGCAATGCGATTCAGAGTCTTTAGTAGCAATTTCTCAATACTTAGCAAAAGTTGAAGTGCGGGTTAAAAATTTGCAGCAAGGGCAAAATGTACAGTTAGAAACTCCCGAAAAAGCTGTAGAGAAGCATTCAAGTGAACCTGAAAACGATGATGCCACTGAGTTATCTAAAGATGAAACCGATCAGAAGCCTGAGAATATTGAGACCGAGAAGATTGAGACCGAGAAGATTGAGACCGAGAAGATTGAGACCGAGAAGATTGAGACTGAGAAGCTCGAGTCGGCTTCTGAAGAAAAGCCAGTTCAATTGGTTAAAGAACCAAAGAAAAAGTTGTCGAAAAAGGCAAAAGTTGAAAATATTTAATCACCTAAATCATTTAAATCAGTCATAAAATCACGATTATGCCGTGCAATAACTGCATAACGCGCATCTTCATCTGAATCACTTTCTGATACGACAACATTACGAATTTCGTAACCTTGCACCGCTCTATTAAAATCTGCATCAGGTCCTTCATTTAAATACATCGAAAGAACTCGAGCAGCCGCCTTCATGCGCCCTTCAAAAAAACGAACCATGTGATCGTTGATGTGCTTTGTTGTCCATCCGTACTTGTTCAGACGATCTGAAATTTGGAAGTCATGTTTTTTTAAAAGAACAATTTTTAATTCAGCGCAACAACTTTTGTCAATTGATTGAGCGTCTAAATTGTGTGCTTTTAAAACATCAAAAGCATTTTCCGGATTTTTGCATACTTGCGCAACGCGCTCGAAATGTTTTTCGTATAATGTAACAATTGCACTTAAAAACATGGAATTTTTTGTTTGGAAAAATAATTGTTTGAGAGTAAGCAAACAAAATTTTTTTGTAACAAGCAAACTGAGTCACATAATGGCTGTCATTCAAAAGACAGATCGTGTATTTGTTCCTTTTAAATTAATTCAAGTCGGTAGTCAAACTGTATTGGTGCCCGATCTCCACATTCAGTCGTACATTGTGAACGGGTCCCACAACAAGTATCGCAGTATTGATTGGCATTCTAACCACTTGTCGCAAATATACATTAGTAATTCTCATACTCCACAAGCACTTGTTAATGACGCAATCAACGACGATTACGACAGCTTCGAGGAGCATGCAAAAAAATTAGGGCACAAGGACATACCAAGTTTTTACGCTGCAGTATCTGAGCGCCTTCGGATTTTGAAAATGCCAAAGCAAGTTGACTTTGATAAAGAAGAAGACTTTTTTGAAGACATATTTTAAAATTTATCCATTTTAATCCAATCGAGTCGTTTCCCTAGACAAATCTGAAGGCGAAACGCGCGTGTCTTGAGAGTCTATAAGAAGAGTGCCTGTGCTTATGCGACTGTCGCGGCTACGGCTTCGGCTACGGCTGCGGCTTCGTCTGCGGCGTCTAACTTTAAGAGTAGAAGACCGTATCAACGGCTTTATTTTTCTTTTTGTTGCAAGACTCTTTGATCTTCGAATTTTCTTTATGTGTTTCGCCATTTATTACATACGTTTAATTACTGTGATAACGCGTTGGGTCATAAAGAGTGTCACGAAATCTCACGCAACAAAATGGAAGTTGAAATACGCGAGTTCGACCCTACTTCAATAGCAGCAGATGCGACAATTCTTATTGTCGGAAAACGACATACTGGAAAAACGACTTTGACGCGCGATATAATGTATCACGTAAAAGATCGCTTAGATTTGTGTCTTGGCATGAATCCTACTGAAATGGGAAATCATAATTTAGAATTTTTTACACCAAAAAGTCTTATCTTTCATGAATTTAATGATGACAAGCTCAAGCACCTTTTAGAATGGCAGAAGCGCTCAGTTGCAAATGATAAAGCAATGCGTGTTGGCCTCATCATGGACGATTGCATGGCTGAGACAACAGGGACTGGTTCAAAAAAGAAAAAAGTTATGGGCTCAAACGATATAATTAAAATATTTAAGTTGGGACGCCACTTAAAACTTTTTTACGTAAACTGCATGCAATACATTAAAGACGCGCCGCCGGATATTCGAGGCAACGTCGACCTTCTTTTCGCTTTTGGAACAACTTCAGGCAACGACCGCGAAAAGTTATGGAAAGAATACTTTGCCATGTTTTCAAATTTTAAAGCTTTTTGTCAAGTTTTTGAAGCTTGCACACAACAATATGAGTGCATGGTTCTTGATACTCGCAAGGCGGCAAAGCACGCCATGGATTCTGTTTTCTATTACAAAGCCAAGGTTATCAAAGAACCTTTTCGAGTCGGCCGTTCCATTTTTTGGCGCCTTAGCGATCATTATTATGCGGACACATCAGATTACTCTATGGATGTTTCTAAAGTGCTTGGTGTACCAGAAAGGCGTCTTGGCCACGGTGACTCTCAAGATATTGTTGTAGACTCAGAATCTAAAGTTGTAAAAAAGCCAAGAGAAGAAGACACAAACAATTTTACATAATTTGTTTGTGTTTGCTGAAACGTCGATTCTCATAAAATGTCGTTGCCGGAAATAACGTACGATTTACCGACATCTTATGCTTTTGCAAAGAAGCGCAAAATCGCTCACGATCTCATTAACAATGAAACTGTCACATATGATTGGGCGCATTACACGAAAGAGATTGTAAGGCCTGCAGATATAGTGCCAATTGATGATATGGGGCCTGCCAAATTGTTAGCAGAAGAAATAACAGAAGACCAGGTAACGGATGACACAAGTGAATGCAACGATTCTGAAACAGCAAAATCATTGGACGCTGCTGCATTTTATGATGCTTTTGTCGAGCGTACACCTGAACAATGTCATGAAGAGTTGTGTGCGCCTCAACGTTCTTCAAAGTGGCATGCAGCACGCATTCATTGTATTACAGCCTCTAATTTTGGAGCTGCAGTCGGCACAAATCCGTACACGTCTCCCCAAGACCTTGTCTACGAAAAAATTTGGTCTTCATTTACAGGCAATGCGAGTACTGCATATGGAACTTTTCATGAAAATGATGCGCGTGAAAGTCTGCTTGCGTCTTTGTACGGACCATTGCGTAAAACTATTGAACAGCTTTATATAGATTACTTTACGGGCTGCAGCAACGGTCATTATGTTTCAGCTCACATTGGCCGTCCGCAACTGGACAATTTTGATCTTATTGATAGTGGCCTTCTTAAGCACCACGAAATGCCTTGGATGGCAGTCAGTCCGGATGGTCTTCTAATTCTTGACGGCAATTACGGCGCAATGAGTGTTTTAATCGAATACAAGTGTCCGGCAAGTCGTCGCGATAGTTCAGAACATCCTTATGCATCAAGTCCAATGAACGTGCCCGAATATTACAATGATCAAATGCAAGGCATCATGGGCCTTCTCAATAAGTTTCCAGAACTTATTGTTCGCGCTGTGAAACTTAATGCTGTTACTATCGGCGGCCATTATCACGGCACAAATGAAGGCTTAACGGTTGGACCTCCAAAAAATGCATTCTTTGTCGTTTGGCAACCTCATCAGCATCATGTTACGCTTGTGCCTTTTGACTCTTTAGATTACAATGCACGCCTTCAGCCTGGCCTACAGAAATGGTACTTTGATTTTTATTTACCAAAAGCTGTTTTGAAACATAATGGCGCTTTAGTTCCGAATACGCTTATAGCTGCGCCTGTAATTCATCTATAAAATAAAGTGTCGTGCGTGCTGCTTGATGGCAACAAAGCTGCCGACGAAGATCACATGTTTGAACTTACTGCAGAAACATGCAAGAAATGGTTTAACGGCCAACGTTTTGGTCGCATTGGTACAATCGGCGACGGCTCTTGTTTTTTTCATAGCCTGTGCTTAAGCCTGAACATAGCTGGTTACAGATCTAATGAACGAAAAAAAATTGCCTACGCTTTACGTAAAGCATTGTCAGACTCTTTTAAAAAAGAAGATTACGATAAAATTATTAAAGAAATGAATACTTTAGGTAAACACAAATCTTTTGAAGAAATTAAAGAAGGCCTTGAAAATCCAAAGATTTGGGCTGAAGAAATTATGATTCGTTGGTCTTCTAAGTTTCTTGGCGCTAACGTTATTTTTATAAATTTAAGCGATAACAAAAATGCGCCCTATTGTGGTGTTCATGACGAAATTACTTTGATTGATGTCAAGAGATGCACGAAACCAGGAATTCCCACAATTATTGTTGGGTGGGTCAACAGCTCTCATTTTGAGCTATTGGCGCGAATAGACGACATAGGTGAAGACGTCAAAGTTCGCACAGCCTTTGATCCTCAAAACTCAACAGACTTAAAAACAATTCAAAATTTAATGAAATCTTACAAGGCTCATTGTCGGGTTTAAAAAATAAAGGCATGCACAAAGTAGCTTATAAAATAAATGTCTTTTAGTAAACATTTTGCGGTTGATGAAACACTTATTGGCGGAGAATCTCACCATGAATCGCGCCACCACCACGCTTCAACTACAAGCTTTTTGTCAGTCGTCGTTATCGGCGTACTTGTCGCATTAATAACTCTTATGGCAATACGAAATGTTGGCCCAGCTGGTCTTGAAGGCCCCACTGGTCTAGCTGGTTCCGTTGGACCTCAAGGTCCATCTGGAGCGACAACTTTGGTTCCTGGACCAACAGGTCCGATTGGTCCATCAGGTCGTCAAGGAAATCCTGGACCACCTGGTGCGCAAGGTCCTTATGGACCGCCAGCTGTCATTCGCCACGTGACGGTATCTGGTCTTCAAGCGGACGCCTCTGGATCAGCAACAGTCAGCGGAGCTGGACCCTATGACATACAATTTAACTTGCCCGTTCCTTATTACCCTATTCTTTCTGGACAACCCGTGGTCACGACTTTGCCTCCAGGATCTAATGCCACAGCAACAATTACACAAGCAACAGGACCAAATTTTGCGATCAGTTATGCTTTTGGAATACCAAGAGGTCTTGATGGACCGAACGTTTCAAAACCTGATACGGATCAACCTGGTCAAATTCTTCAATGGGCACTTGCTTCAGGTCCGACAACTTTAAGCTATAGTCCAGCTGGCTCTGTCGGTGCATCGATTGATGGGTCTGGAGCAATGACAATTAATTCTATTATACAAGCTTCAACAGAGACGACACTTGGAAATTTGTATGGCGTTACATGTGCAGGTGCTGTTAATATTCAAGCAGCAAATGGGCCGTCAGGATCCGTCTATTCACTTTTAAATGCAGGCGCTCTTTCAACGAATGGCTTGAATGTACTCACTGGTTCGGGTCGCACAGTAACAGCTCTAAATTCATTTACTGCTGGTCCTGGAATTGTTTTTAACGATGGTGCAGCAGGTGCCTCACTGTATTACACATCTGGCAACACGACCTTAAATATTGCAAAAGCGGACTTAAGCGCAATACCAGTCGTGTCAGCTGGGACACTTTCATGTGGAGCAATTAACTGTACTTCGACAATTACTGCATCAGGTGATATAACAGCTTTTAGTGACGCGCGATTAAAGAAAAACATTGTTCAAATTGATAACGCACTACAAAAGCTTGAAAGCATTCGTGGCGTATACTACGAGCGCTTAAATGGAGAACGATCTATTGGTGTCATTGCTCAAGAAGTCGAAACGCTAGTGCCCGAAGCTGTTTACAATAACTTGGATGGCCTTAAGTCAGTTGCGTATGGCAATCTTGTAGGCCTTCTTATTGAAGCCATCAAGGAACAACAATCGGAAATCAATGATCTTAAGCGGTCGGTCAGCATGCTCTTGCCAAGCTAAAAATTAAGGTCCTGTAACTCCGGTGCCGTCAGTTTTTAAAGTGTAGGTCCATGATCCGGAAGCCCCGGCTTGATCGCCCCAATTATTGGAAGCATTTCCAGACACATTAATTTTAAATTTTGTACTATTTTGCAAATCGACGGTTTTTGTACCTGTTGAACCTTCTTGAAGCAATGGAGTTACTAAATTGTCACCGAATATTTGAACAACTGGACTATTTGTACCGGTACTGCTGGAGCTACCAGTGCCCCGAGCATTAAGATAAAAATTTAATGTGATGCTTTTAATGACAGTTCCTTGGTACACTACAGAAACTGTATCAAAACCAGCTCGAGCCTCAACGCCGTGACCGGCTTGACCGTTCTGAGCAAAAGCTTCTTGACCAGAAATAGTTCCTGTAGATTGCACAAATTTACCCCGAAACAATCCCAAGTTTATGCCACTTGATTGTTGGACCTTTGCAGCCGTATTTGGGTCGGTTGCAGAAGTATAAGTAAATTGTCCATTTAGAAAACCAAAATTTCGTAATAATGTTCCGTACGCACTATTTACTGTGCTAATTGCTAATGTTCCCGACGACGCGAATGCTATTTATTATGATAAAACAATTCAATTTAAACTAATTTCTTATGAATCATGCCTACCTTGTACGTCAGCATATTCTTCGAACGTCCAAAAGTTATTACTTCCGCATTTGGTGCATCAGGGCTAAACAGGCGGGGCTCGATGTGGTACTCGACATTAACATTTTCGAGACGCGTGTGATTTGCGCCACCAGTTGGCTGCAAGCCATTTTCGGGTTCCTTCGCGTAAGACCACACGTAAATGAATTCCTTATTGGGGCCGTGGTCGAGAGGCACATTCGTGTGGTACTGGTATGGCTGCACTAAACGGAAATACTTGGCAGTACGCGTCGACACTCTTGGCGTGTTATTGAAACGAATGCCAATTTCGCGAAGAGGATCGAGAACAAGGCCAGAGGCCTCGTCGACAGGACCACTAAAGTCGAAATAATTGCTGTTGGGGCCAGCATTCTCGCGGCGCACAACAGTAATATATTCCATGATGACGTTATTGAATTGCATGCGCGGGTTTATCTTCACACTTGGCGTTGACTCTGTAGCGCCAGCAGCTGCGTAGTAGGCCTGTGCTGGAATGACTTGAAGTTCGTCGACAAGCTGAGTAAAGACACCCTTGCCAAACTTTGTGCGCTCGTCATTCTCAAGATACACGCCATTAGCCTCTACAGTAGCCTTAAGATCTGAATCTTGAAGCAAACTAATCTGGCGGCCGCGCATGCCTGTAGAACTTTCAAATGCGGCTTCAATTTCTTCATCAGTCATTCCATTAGGCCGAACAAAAATCTGTCCGCCAGCAGGATTAATGATAGCATCATTGCGGCTACAGACATCAAGCTCAATGAACATTTGGTGAAAGCTCAGTGAAACAATCGGCAGCGCAAGGCCAGCTTCGCGGCTGCAGCTAAATGGCAGAGGCACCCACAGATGCTGCGAGCGCTTAGACCAAGCCTGCTGTTCCTCAACAGTATCGAAAGCACCAATCATTTCACGAAGTTTTTTACCAGCCTTGTGAGTCAATGCTTCCCAGACGTACAAGTACGTGTCAGAAACCGTGTCAATTACATTGCCACCAATTGCGAGAGTGGCCTGGCGTGTAAGACGAAAGCCTGTGTATGGGTGCCAATAAGGCGAGTCGGCGCCTTTGAGAACACGACCGTCCTTGATACCAACGATGCCAGGCAACTCGTAATGTACATAATGATGCCAAGCCAAGTCAGGCTGTCTAGGATACGCAAATTTCGCCGTTCCATTAAAGCGCGGCTGACTTGCAGCTATGTCAAACTCTACGGGCTCAAGACCGAAAGGCGTGTGCTTGTCGTGAACGTGACGCCAAAATGTTTCCTGAGATTCGTCAGGTGTCTCAGCAATCATGAGCTTGTCCGCTTGACCCTTTGTTCCAATTTCAGTGTAAACGGCATTGTGCGTGGCAGGCATTTATTTTACAAAATAAGTGACTTAATAGAACGACCGAACGCATACATACAAATTGAATATAAAATAAAAATGCGTCAAGGATTTTTGGACGTGCCTCAATTTTCTACAGAAGTATATAACATCCAAGAAAAAACTGGAACTCGCATCGAATATTCAATTTTACTTTCAAGCGAACTCATTTCATTTGGAAAGCAAATTACAGATGTTCCACTAAAATTTGCGAGTATAGTTCTGGCAAAGCCCGGCAACATCAATCAAGATTTTCATGCGGACTCGAGCACCGGCGAACGTGCGCTTGTGTACTTGACTGACGTTGACGAAAAATCTGGACCCATCGAATTTGAAAGCGGACCTGTTCTTGGAAAAGCTGGCACTTATGCTTTCTACAAGGCTGACGAAATGCATCGCGGAACAAAAAGTTTGGTTGATCGTTACGCTTTAGCTTTGGCCTTTGACGACTCTGATAAAAACATTACAACTATTGGCGTTGCTAGCTGTGCAGATATGATGTGTCAGCCTGGCTTTAGAAAAAAGCAGGTGTTGCCGACACAACCGCCTTACGATAACGAAACGTGCTGTGAACCTAATTCTAATTCTCTTCTAATGATCGCAGTAGCTATTGGCTTATTTTGGTACATTTTCATAAAATATTAAAACCTCTTGATTTATAAAATTTTTTTCGCTTGGCCCACATGCTTGGATAAACACTGAAAGCGTCGACAACGTCAAAAACGACCGGCTTCAATTTTCCGTAATGACTTCTTTCAATGCGACCAATCGTTTGCTGAATTCGTGACCGTGGAGTTGCCAAAATAAGAGTATCCAGAGCTGGATCGTCGTAGCCTTCTTCCAAAAGACTATATGTCGCAAAAACCATTTTTGTTGTTGGCAATTTTGCAAGTTCAGAATCGATTTTGGGCCCAGCCATAAGAGCAGCTTGAAAGCCGTTGGCTTGTAGGCGTTCAGTCATAGCTTCTTTTAGAGCAACACAATGCGCGACAAGACCAGAAACGACAATTATTTTTTGACGACATTTTATGTTGTCGACTAAAATATCAAGAATAATTTTGTTGCGTCGATAATCTTCAGAAAGCATCGTCAGCATTTCCGCAAAAGCCATTTGTCCATTGAGATACATTTTTTCGCGATTATTGCAATCTGCTACAATTTTATGAATTTCAACTGTATTTGAAATGCCTGTAATTTCGGGCAATCTCTTGTATACAAAACTAGCAGGCCCTGAAAGCCAGTAAAGTGCGTGTTCAAGGCCGTCGCGGCGATCGGGTGTTGCACTAAGACCTACAACGTAACGAGCGGGCAACAACGGTAAAGCGTGAACTAATGTTGCAGCAGCCAAGTGATGACATTCGTCAACTATAACAAGTCCAAATGAAGATAACAACGTTTTTGGCACATCAGCTTCAATTAAAGTTTCAATGCTAGCAATGCAGACATCGTGTTTTTCAGAAGGACCCAAAAAATGCATTGAACCAACTTTGACTGTTTTTTTATGAAGACTTACACTGCCTTGAAGCCAACTTAATCGTAATGTTGGTAATAATTCAGTAAATACAGAGGCCCATTGAATCATTAGCAATTCGCGATTACATAAAATTAACGTTCGCCTTTTTATAGCTGTAGAGAGCGCCAAAGCAAGACGAGTTTTACCGAAACCGCAATCAGCAATAACCGTTGCTCCACCATAAATCTCAAGAGACTTTAAAGTTTGTTCAACTGCTTGAGCTTGCAGTGGGCGCAGATCAATGGTTTCGTTCTGTACTGGCCACGAGTCACCCACAGTTCTAATGTCTTTTTCTGGCAGTCCAAATGATGAAAGTCCAAAAAAACGAGGAATGCCAATGATGTCATTTTTTGTTGGATGATCGTAGAAGCATTGAATTGGAGGCGTCCATTGACCGCTAATAGCTCCAGGTTCAAGCAAAAGACATTCGGCCCATTTCTGAAGCTTTCCAGCAGGAGTCATGACTGCTACACGGTCAACCCAGTAAGCGCCGCCGAGCGCCTTTACATTTGAATTCCGATAAGTTGTGCATTCGTTTAGTGGCCTAAGGCGCTTGACATTTTCAGATTCAACTGGCCATCCAATACAAGATTCAAGAAGAGTCTGTAAAGGATTTGCTTTAGAAGCATGAATGACAGGCTCAACAATTTCAATGTCCATTTTTTGTTTGACAAGTGTGACAAGTTTGTTTGCCAGCAAATTTATCGGCAAAAAATGATAATTGAAGTCATCGTTGCTGTACAAATTTTCATCTTAATTCTAATTGGCACTCACATCGCAAAAGCGAAGCGCCTGAACAATGAGAGGCTGGCTGAAATTCGCCGTTTAAATTACATGGCTGATGATTCAAGTTCTTCGATGGAGGAAGGTTTCGACATAGATTTTGACAAGCGTCAAAAGGTTTGGCAAAGCAAGCACACGTCGCGCATTGTGAACAACTATTAAACGTGAACAACAATATAGTTCAATCACAAACCCCCTGCAACGTTACGGCGGCGGCTGTCCAACAAACATGTAATTAGCTTTGCGGAGTTCTGTTTCGTAAAGATCTGAAACAACAGCTGAAGCGGCTTCTAGTTCAATTAGGTCCCCCATTCGATCTTCAGACGTTCCTGAAGAAATTGCAGCTATGAGCTGCAGAATGCGCTTTGGCATTGGATTTTGCATTTCAGAACGATTTGTTTGGCCGATCATTGCTTCATGCATTTGACGAGCAGTTTTGCTGATATTGTAGGCTGCCCAGTGACGCAATGGTAAGCTTGCTTTTTTGTCAAAAAGAATATCGGCGTGTTTTTGAATGATTTCCATCTTGCACAACATTTGTTCACGCACAACTTTTTTGTGCCAACTTTTGTTTGCGGCGGCGCAAGCATATAAAATAAAATATGCCCAAGTTGTTTGGTGGCGATGATCATGGAGTACCAGTATTCGATCAAAATCCAAGCAGAGAAAATGTAAACCGAATTTACAAAGGTCGTCCTGTTACGTTTTTTCAGACAGGTGGTACTTACGGTGGAGACTATTTTAATTTTGTAGATGATGAAACTGGCAAAGTCTACAAAACACATGAATTTAGTCTTCGTGAAATAATGCAGTTACCTTCTTCAGATCGTAAATATTTAAAAGATTACCTTCGTACCCCAAAATATTATTTAAGTGACGATAAAGATCACATTTTCAAATACCGATTAGAGTCTCAAACCATGGGCATTAAAGAAATTGTGGGATATCTGAGAAATGGTACAAAAGGATTTTTTTCAACGTCAGATACAAAATATAAGTGTTACAAGACTCCCAAATCTTATGGTGTTCTTTACAATGTTGATGAATATTTGAAGGACATTAAAAACAAGATTCCAATTGATGTAGAATTTCTTAAAGCATCTGGATACACAGATAGCTCGAACGAACAAATCAATTGCAGAGTTTCAGAAAGATCTTTAAAGGGCGGCTACAGACGCGCTTTAAAACGCAAGTCAAGATCGCTTTCAAGATACCTGTCGCCTAAGTCACGTTTAATGCGGCGTTAATTGAAGATGCTGCTTTTTAAAAAATGGATTCAAAGCACAAAAAACTTGTTTGTCGGTACTGGCTAAATTCCCGCTGCACAAAAGGAAACTTATGCGAATTTTTACACGCTCTTGACCTTGATCGTATGCCAGAATGTCAGCGCGGACAAGATTGTGCAAATGCCGACTGTTCTTATAAACATTCTCTGATTAAGCAACGAGTATGCGCGAATTACCAGTTGGGATTTTGCAGTTTTGGATCAAGATGTGCGCATGCTCACGTTGAGTCTACAGGAGGTCCACCATCTATTAGTGCGTATTGGACAATTAATGGTGTGCCAAATAAAGACTACGCCGGTCTCGTGCCAGTAGAGTCCAACAATTACCGTCGCAAAAAATGCGAATATTTTGAAACGAACAAGTGGTGTCCATATTTTGATATGTGCAATTTTGTGCACTCTTAAATAAATGAAAAGATTTGCTGGAGGCTATGCAGGCACTTCTAGTGAACTAGAGTTTAACACATTTGTATTTATTTTCGTTATTGGTGTTCTTGTTGTTATGGCAGGATTAATGTGGGGAGGCCAAATTCAATTTGCGTCGAGTCAAGACTTAAATGTCACAGCATCAGTCTTAACAGCAACAGCAATTATTCTAATTTTTTACATATTGTATTCTTTAACTGTTGCAGCAAATGCGTGCGTAGCTTTGTAAATTGAAATATTATTTTATTCAAATACGTTCCAAAATTGAAATGGCAATTTTAGCGGCTGGGCCCTGCTGCGATGCCCAGTGCTTGATAGAAGCCATCTGATCCTGAGGCATTTCAGGCAAAACAATTGAGCGGTGAGCTGATTCCGTGCGAGCTGCAAGAACGTCACGCAAGATTAAAAGAGCTTCTTCTGACGTAGCTTTTATAGGAATCACTTGAAATGCGTCTCGTGCAATGATGCGCTCTTCATCATCCAGAATTTGAGTGACACGGGTTGGCGAAAAAGTCTCAACAGGTGCATCCCAAGCGTCAATAAGAGCATCTGGAACGTAAGCGTCTGTTTCAGTCATAAACTGTGATAACGACTTGCCTGACTTTTTGAGTGCCTCGCGCATCGGAGCAAGCTGGTCGTTCATAAGAAAAGTGTTGTGCGAGATTGGTCTTTCCAAATCTGGCATTTCACGACCGCCGTCAAGAGTTCTGGCGAATTCTCCGTACGCACTATCTTCAAAATCTTCAGGATTAGCTTCAGAAAAGATTTGTTTTCCAGAAAATTTGACCTTTACAAGATTTGGCTTTTCGGTCTCGACGACTTTTTCTTCAGCCACAACTGCTCTTACAACTGTGCCGACTTCTTCAGTTATTGTATTAACACGACTGGCATTCGAAGACTTGTTAGAAGCCACAACAAAGACGACAAGAACGACCAGAAAAATCGCAAGCATTGCAAACTGTAAAAAACCAAAATCAGCCGTAAGTATTTCTTTTGGTGTCTCAGGCGTTGAAGTAACTCCAGCTAGTAAAGTTTCCCACTTTGACATTTATTAATAAGTCGTGATGTTCAATAACGCGATGATTTTCCAGAATACAGGAAATACAGGATAAGGACAGTAATGAGTACTAGGGCCCACTGACCTTTGTTGAGTCCAAGAAAAGTCCATTCAGTTGTCCCTGAGCCAGATCCAGATCCAGATCCAGATCCAGAGCCAGATCCAGAGCCAGATCCAGATCCAGATCCAGAGCCAGTGCCAGATCCAGAGCCAGATCCAGTGCCAGTGCCAGTGCCAGAGGCAGAAAGAAAATTCGAAGAACCTGTTCCAGTTGCAGTGCCCGTCGCGGAACCAGTGCCGTCAGCAGTTCCAGTGGCAGTTCCGGTTGCCGAGCCGCTGCCAGTGCTTTCGACAGGGTCAACATTTTTTGCGGTTACTTCACGACTTTTCTGTGAATCTTCAACAGTAGAATAACGCACGACATCGTCGCGATTAAATCCGGCGTACGTCAGCTCTTCAAGTTCGTCTGCTCGGTCCTCTGTCTCAAAAAGTGCCCTTTTTTCAGTAGCACGATCCCAATAATTACGCATCATTTCATTTGACTCAAAAAGCGTCTCATCAAAAGGCACATCAGGAAAATTCATTTATTTATGTATGCTTAGTTCTTACTTGGCAGGCATCAATTTTAGTCCATAACCCAGCGAAGTTTTTATAAGAAGCCACGGACAAGCTGCAGTATTATGCATTTTGTCAAGCTTGTCAATATCTGTTTCATCAGACAATTGCATGAGGTCGCCCCATTGATCTCCAACTGTCAATATTACGGGCTGGTGCTTCAGGCGCTCATCGTTTTTCCATTTGGCAACTACGTCCATGGTTGTTCGCATTTTTTTGGGACACAATGCGAGAGTATCGTAAACAATGCCATGGCGTCTCATTTCATCTCGTGTCCATTTTATATTTGTAGCAGAATGCTCTCTAGCTGTAACAAGATGAATCTGAAATCCATAAGCTTTAACAACTCCTAAAAGATGCTTAATTTGAATGTTAGGCGTCTCGTGACCGTCATCAAAAACAATTGTGTCGTCAATGTCAAAGACAACGCTCGCTTGGCCTTTTTGGTGCTCGGAAATAATTCTGCAAGCGTGTTGAATAGCATCGCTTAGTGCAGTGTACTTTGCAATGACTGTATGCTGCGGCGGCATTTTATTTGAAACCAATTAGTAACACCCTTACTGTGAACGGAATGTAGGCAAATCAGACACTTTCTATTTGTTGTGGAGTGCCTCGTCAGTAAAAACTTTGCCACCCGAACCAGAGTTATATGTATACAACTTTAGTCAAATATGGATGAATCTGTTTTCATTTTATCAGCTACGGCGCCTCGCATCATTTTCTTCGGAGCAGCAGTTAGTTCGAACTGTGTTGCAACACTATAATAAATGATTCGCGGCGGTTACATGTTTTTTCCAGATGAATCGGAATACAAAGTAGCTAGAGAAAAAATTGAATTAAATGAAATATTGCGTGCCTTTGCTGATGAGTCCGCCGCAAACTACCGTTTTTTAATGCAATACGTATTAAAAGCCAATTTTGGTCCTTCTAAAAATAAACAAGAAGCCAAAAAAATTGTTGACGAAATCGAGACCAAATACAGACCCATTTTTGAAGCAAACGAGAAACGTCTCAAAGAAGATCGCCTTAGAGATTTGCAATGGGAACGCGACTATTACAATATAAGATTGTCAAAAGCGAAGAACGAAAAAGACAAAGAAAGAATTGTAAATGAATATAACCAAATGAAACGCCAAGGCGAGGCTCATGAAAGAAATATGGGTTACGATACTTTTAGACAACATGGCGATTACGAGTCAAGAAGCAAGTCCATGAAAAGCAAAACAAGAAAGTCAAAATCTAAAAAGGTCCTTCCTGAAAAAATGTCTTCTATGGATGAATGGACACGATCTCGATCAAAAACAGGACAACGTTTTCAACGAGTTTTTCAAAAATGAATCATTGCGTAAATCCAGTAAATAAATGCCGAATTTTAAGACATATTTATCTTGTCGCTTTCCTAAAAAGTTGAACAGCAATTTATTTATACAATACGTTCCAAGGTTTTTTAATGCAGCAGTCATTTGCTGCTGCAGCTTCTAGTGCTGTCTCAATGTGTTCCCACGACGTAATGTTCAAATTTTTTGTAGCGTACAGCGAACCCAGAGCTATCATTGCAGCTGATCCAATAGCAGCATAATAATCTGCAGATTGCTCGACGTCACCATTTGAGTACATAACGAAAAGAGAAGCTTCACGGTAAGCTGTGCCGCCAACTCCGATCATAAGTTGCCAGTCATAAACCGTTTCATCAGTGTTGTTAACATGACGCTTACGAAGGCCTTCTTCAATCAGACCAGAACACTTTACGAGATATGCGTGTACTTGGTCTACTGTCCACTTTTTAGAAATTTTAGGCCATTCAAAAACGTAGCGAATCCATTGACACAGTCCAAAACTTCCTGCAAAACCAATGACCATATTTTTATATTCCCATACCTTTGATGAGCCTTTTCGTATGGTAACCATAGTGCCTTCAAGTGCGGCACTGTCTGACGCAATGATTACTGTTGAATTGTCTACGTATCCAACCGTGCAAGTCATTTGTATATTGTTTTTCACTAAATGTCTTTTTATGGGGCGCACCTTAAGAGGCTACCCTAACGGAAAAGTTATTTTACAAGTACCCAACGGTAATGTCCAGGGCCACTTTTACGCGCGAAATATTTAGATTGATATAACTTAAAATCTTTATTTGAATATAAAAATTTGCCTCTTAATCTGTGGCAATTCGCACTAAAGCTGGGTGACATTCTAGATTGATACTTTTTTGTCAAAATTTCGGGGCACCGCGATTTTGATCTCGATCTCATTTTATTAATATGTAATATTTCAATTTACGCCTTAAAAGCATAGATAACCATGTTGTAGTCAGCGAGCATTCCAGAGACACGGACGTAAAAATGGGGCCTAAAAATGCATTCTTCGAATAGAGAATTTTGGTGACCCAGGGGACCTCGGTGACCGTGAGCGACGACTAAATGCATTAGGCGATTGTCTTGCAGGTGATCCTCTTGACCTTGATCTTGAACGACGTGCGCGTCTGAAAACAGGAGGCGGTTCATTCAAAAAAGAATCTAAATTTTGATTGTCTCGTTCAGCATTAATTTCGTGAATTGAATTAGGTCCACTGATCGGACGTGAATGTCCAAAATCAATAAAAACAGGCATTTCACCGCGTAACATGATGTTGTCGCTCTTAATATCACCGTGAGCTAACGGCAATCCGAGGGGACCATGTAAAAGTTCAAGACCGCGCCGCAAGTGCTGTTTTTGTGCAGCGCTGAGACCATAAGGCAAAACGCCTAACGGTTGAAGTTTTGGCATAACTGAAAACCAAATATTAGATCCAAAACTGGCATCACAAGACTCGAGGTCTGGTTGATAATTGCTTTGAAAATCGCCCATAGACATTCTTGTTAATCGACCGCTTACAAAGTATTTTTGTTCAGGATCTTTTTCAAGCAAAACTATGTGTAAATTTTGAAGACGTTGAGCCGTCGCATCTGAAGGATTTTCCTTTAAAACGCTGATTACATGACGCCCATCTGGTAATCTAAATATACAGCTTTCTTCACCTGCGCCAACATAAGACATTTATTATATAATAAATACCGGGCTTTAATTTGAAAGCAAAGGTAATGAAAAAACCTACAAAATCAAGATCAATAAATCGGTCACGATTAAATTATCGGAGGCCTTCTAGCAAAAGATACATCAGCAGAATTTACCGCTTTAAAAAATCTGGTGCTGTGCTGTCTAAGTATTAACTATCGAAACGTTCGGTTTCATCAACAGGCCAAGCACTCGAAGAAAGCGTGCTTGGCAAAAATGTAGGGCTTGAATATAAATAAGTGTCCGCTTGTTCGATCCAAGTGTCACAACCTTTTTGGTACGTAATGTAAATCAGCATAAACGAAAAAAAGTAATAAGTTGCTACTGCTGACGACAAGCAAACAGCCAAGTCCACGTATCGACCATCTTTTGAATTTAACTTGTTTAAGGGCAACGTTTCAGAATACATGTAATAGAGTCCGTACAAAGTAAGCCAACTCAGCAGAGCCACAAAAAATTGCCCGTCAATAGGGAACAAGTTCCAGAAGGGACCTGCAAACGCGCTATACAATCTTGAGTTGCCACTACGCGGAAGACTTTTGCATGCAAACGAACTTACAAACGATTTCTTTTCAGGCCATTCATAACTCATTTATTATGAACGACGAAAATAAAGCCATTGACGCGATTTTTGTTGTGGCTCAACATGACAAGTGTTCGTGGGCATCAAGCATCATGCGAGCTAGCGGATTATGTCGCGCCCTTTACAACGAGGAAACAGCTTGGTGCGCCTTCAGCAAAGCACCTGGTCCGAAATTGCGGACCCCATTGATGTATCAAGCAAAAGTAAACAACACAGAGCGCCTTAAATTTTTAATAAAGCGCGGGCCCAGCACAAATTTAAATATTAAAGATAATCGCGGGCGGACCGCGTGTCATTGGGCTGCCGCGACAAATGCAGTTGACGCACTTCGGCTTCTGGTAAGTGCAGGTATAGATACTGAATCTGAAATGGACAATGGTTCACGGCCTTTGCATGTTGCAGTCAACAACGGACGACTTGAAAGTACAAAATTTTTTATTGACCTTAAAGTTGACATCAACGCTGAAACTTACTTTGGATCTAGTGCTCTTTCTTTTGCTTGCGACGACAACTATTTTGACATTGCTCTTTTACTGTTACAGAACGGCGCTGATCCTGACAATACAAGCATGAGCAGGCCTCTGCACATCGCTAGTACGCAAAATGCCGACATTGTCAAACTTCTTCTTGAGCACGGAGCAGATCCAAATGCGAGATCATTATGTGGGCTTACAGCGTTGCATCGAGCAGCAGAGCACGGACCTTTGGAAAGCGTCAAAGTGTTATGTGCACATGGTGCCGATCCGAATGCTGTAAGTCGTGGACGCCTTACACCGATTCTGCACGCAAAAGAGTACCCGATTATAGCTGAACTTTTAAAAGCTGGAGCTGATCCAAATGCTGCTGATATTGACGGCCACGTTGCTATTTTTGAATGCGTGTCATTGACGCCGTGCGCAAAAACCCTACAGATATTGATTAAATATGGAGCTAACGTCGAGGCGCAAACTGCTACTGGCCTAAGGCCATTGTACGCTGCTGCTCAAAATGGATACATGTGGGCTGTCGAAACTCTTTTAAAAGCTGGTGCACATCCAAGTCCAAAAATTCCACACAAGCCAATTTGTATTTCTGCATATTTTGGGTACATTGACGTTGTTAAAATGCTTTTGTCTCATGGAGCTTCTGTCAATGACAAAAATCAAGATCTTGATGAACCGCTTTATCTTGCTGCGGGCAACGGTCACACTGAAATAGTTAAACTACTTTTAAAAAATAATGCAGATCCGAATTATATGTCAAGACGGTCAGCTCTTGACAGCGCAGCAGAACACGGTTACGCAGATATTGTTCAAATTCTTATTGACGCTGGTGCGAATGTCAACTTAGGGTCTTCAAATGGCCGCACGCCTATTTACGTCGCCGCAAAACACAATAGAGTTTCTGTAATTAATGTTCTTCACAAAAATGGCGCAAAATTAGACGGCATTATTGACGTTGAGCCAGTGTTATGGTCTCCACTCTTCGTTGCTTGTGTTCACGGACATTACGACGCTGCTTTTACGTTGATGACTCTCGGTGCAAAAGTTAACGACTCTTTTTTTGTTCCCTTGTTAGCTGCTATTAATAATCGTCATATATGTCTTGTTCGCTTGCTTCTGCAATCCGGTGCAAACCCAAATTTATGCGTGCCACTTTTAAGTGTGGTTCGTGAAGGCTACAAGGCCGGCGTCCAAGAACTTTTAAAATACAAGGTCAATTTAGATGTTCAGGATAATTATGGACGAACGCCTTTGCTTCTTGCAATAGGACACAACTTTACCGTCATTGCTTGCCTTTTACTAGATGCTGGCGCAGACCCAAACATTCGCGATAATGATCTAATTGGCTGTCTTTATGTCGCATCTAAAATGAAGCAGCACAATGTCGTTAAGAAAATTTTAGCGCTTGGAGGCGATCCAAATATACGAAATTCCAGCGGTTTTACTGCTCTTCACATCAGTGCTGATTTGGGCCATACAAAAATTGTAAAGGAACTCTTAAAAATGAAGGCTGACAAAACTTTGTCGCCGTGGGCCTCTACTATTACCGCACTTGATCTTGCCAAATCTGCGGGACATCGAAGCATTGTAAAGTTGCTGGAAGAAACAAATGTACTATGACTCTTTCATATCAGGAGTCTCAACAGCCATCATTTGGGCTTTTGCCTTATTTCTTCTGTGTTATATCGTTGGCATATCAAGATTAAGAAATTACGTGGCACCATTAACAACTACAGCGCGAAGTGCACCTGTTGAAGAAGAATAATGTGTGTCCAAAATTATGTTTCTAGATTTCGTTTAAGCAAATAAATGGATCTTCAAGAAAATTTGGCTTCCGCACAGTCTGCGATTGAAAGCGCGGAAGTTGTAAGGCCATCATCTGAAGAGCTTACCGCAATTAGTACTTTTTGCAAAGCTGAAGTAAAACGCCGTCAAGCTGAAGTTCAATTGTCTGAAGAAATCAAGTTGTTACGAGTTCAGCAAAAAACATTAAAGATGCAATTAACAAAAGATATCACAAAAATATGTACTTCTGAATCTGCCAATGCGGTAATGCCCAAATGCGTGGCCATTTCAAAAGAAGACGCAAAAAAATTTGAACTTTTTGCAAAAGAAGAATCTATTGAGCCACTTGAACCGTATGCGCGGATAATTCAAGTCAATAAAGATTCTTCAATTACACCTGAAGTCATTCAAGAAGCTTTGGAAAATGTGAGTACTGAAGATCTTGAAGAAGCGGCAACGGCGGCCGCCGAAGATGGCCAGGTAACGTCAAAAACGACAATTCGGCATCTCGTTCTTACAAGCATTCGTCGCATTATTCGATCATATACCGAAACACTTAAGATTAGTGACTCTTTGCCAAGAGGATCGACAGTGTACGACGTTCTAGATGCTCCTCAAGAAATTGCTGATCGCATGTGGAAGCTGTGGTGCGTAGACCAAAAAATTAAAAAGAATTTGGTTCGCAAAAAGCCTGTTGAGGTCACTTATGAATCGTCACTAAAGACAAAAATTGAATCATTTTTTATACGGACTGGTCTTACAGCTCAGCGCATAGTTGTCGAGGGCCATCCGTACAGACTTGTGCGGCGCATTAGCGTGCGCAAACCCAAAATCGGAGTTGGCAGGTTTGAGCAAATTCTTGATGCGTCTTTAGAGGAAACTGACGTCGATAACATGAAAAATTTTAAGCCGCTCGATTTTATGAAAACATTGCAGATTCAATTGAGCAGTGTCCCCGCTGAATCTAAAAGTAATGTTGTGCTGTGTAAAATTGCAGAAGAATAAATTAAATTTGTCGCTCACAATTTTACAGTTGAAGAATGTATTTTTATAGAGACCGTTTTAAATGACCCTCGATCTTGGGGCCTGAAATGGACTTACGTAAAGACATCGAAAGATCCTGATACTGTACACATTTACTTATTGAGTCCTGAAGAAATATCTACAAAATTAGGACCGTCTTTTTATGGTCTTAGCGTAGCAGACACTACAAAACGTCCTTATAAAATTTATTTTGATTCTCGTAATTGGGATAAACCGCCTAAACCTTCAAAATACGAAACAGTGAACGGATACCGTACTTATGTCATTAATCACGAGTTTGGGCACATATTAGGACACGGCCACGAAAAGTGTTTAGGTCCCAATTATTTGGCACCTGTTATGCTGCAACAAACTCTTGGTCAAAAAGGATGTCTTAAAAACCCGTGGCCAAGACCTTTTAAATAAAACATGAACATTCAAATTATTCAATATTCGCTGTGGACCGCTCTAGTTTTCTCGTTGCTTCAACTTTCTAAAGACTGGAACGATCCGATCGTCAGTGACTCTTGGTTTATACCCGTTATTGTGGCTGTCCTATGGTCGGCATACAAGTCATAAGCGTTTAGATTATGTGAGAAGACAAAAACATTGTTTTACAAAATGGCGTGGAAGCGCCGCATCGCTCATGACATTGCAGACCTGAATGAGAGCGGATTTTTAGTGGTTCCTGATAGCGGCGACGAAATATCTTTAGACTGCTTTCGCGTTGTTTTAAAAGGACCTAAAGATACGCCATACGAAGGAGGCCAATGGCATGTTCGCTTTACTATCGCAACAAGCTTTCCTTTTACAAGTCCAAGTGTTGGATTTGTTCAGCACATCTTGCATCCAAATATCGATTGGGCATCTGGATCAGTGTGTCTTGATGCCCTGAACAAGAAGTGGACTCCAATTTTTACGTTAAAGCACATCGTCGAAACTCTGTTGCCTTACCTTTTGGCTTACCCAAATCCGGACGATCCGTTAAACCGTGATGCATCGGCGATGATGCGCGATCAGCCAGAAGCTTACGCGTCAAAAGTTCTCGAAACAACGAAAAAATTTGGCGTCTTGAATTAAATAAATAAGTTATCTTTTCTATCTAGCCTACATTCTCGGTGAATTTGTATTGTACAATTGGTGGTTTTTTTCAAAAGCCTCAACAAGCTCTAGTAACGCAATTTTAAACTTTCAATTGCCCATTGTGTATCCTATTTTAATTTACGGCATTTGGCCTTTTAGCCCCGAAGCTATTTTAATTTGGAAATACGGCAATGCTAAGTTTACTACGGCAACTGGATCGACAAATCTTTTAGATTTACTAAACGTTCGACCTCAATCTCAAGAACAAGCATATGTGCTTAAATTAAATAGCCCCGACGATCGCATTGCCTTATTGTGCACAACAACAGAACTTGGATTTCTATATCTAACAGGTTCAGGCACTGCAACATGGACACAACGCGTACCATCCGAATCATCAAGCGCACTTGGACTTCCAAATACTATTAAAAAGTCAGTTGAGATAAATGCCAACTTTGTGACAATTGACTTGTCAAAAGTTGTTGGGTCGGTCGTTTTTTCGACAACATCAAGTTCCACTATTCAATTGTGGTCAGATGAATATTCGAAACCGACTTATGGCAGATACGTCATGCAACCTTTTTTAGAAGGCCACTCTGCTTTTTCAATAAGCATTTCAAGTGTTAACAATACATTTAAGGTCGGCCCTCAAGGAAGTTCATTAAAAACTGCTTCTATTTCTCCTGGACTTTTTTTAAATCCTGAAAGTTTTGTTTTGAGTTTGCAAGCAGCAATAGATGAAGCTCTTGGTCCATCTTCTGGCCTCACAGTTAATTTAAGAGCGTATGATTCAGAAAATCCTGATTTACTTCATGTTTCTAATTTGGTGTGGGAATCTTCTGGACCAGATTTTACTGTAGAGTTGCCCAACAATGATCCTGAAAAAAGCGCTACAGCTGCTACTTTGGGCCTTTACGAATTTAATACAGCAGAGAGTGCAACTGTCGTTAATACAATCGAAATTTCTGAAGGAACAACACCAAGTCCGGGACCCGTATTCATTCAGTGGCCAGTAACATTTACACTTCGCGCATTTACGAATCCTGGTTCAGCAAATACTGACGGCATTGTTCGGTTCTATCCTGATCCTCAGACGACTGTGCCAACTCTTGTTCTCGCTGCTTCTGACACGACATACGAAATATATGGACCAACGTCAACATATGGTCCTACAAAAACTTTCATTACAGATGCAAAAGGTCGTACGGTCGAAGCTGACGTATATTTTACAATAACTGCCGTTAATGCAACAAGTCAGAGTGTTTCAGCTTTTACGATTGTGCCAAAAAGTACAGACTTATGGACTGAATTTTTGTCGGATTCTGCATCTCATGCTCCAACATTAAAGTTAAACAGTGACGCGGCAGTTTCAATTGGCTCATCAGCAACATTACTAAGTCACTTTAATGGTACCGGTATCAAATCGTCATTTACAGGCTTATCAAGTACTATTGCAGCTAATATTGTCAATGACCTATCCGCAATAATTGTACTTGGCTCTTATGTAATTAATACAACCATTAGTTTTAGTGGTCTTGGTAGAAAAGTGACACGTCATGTTGTTGGCTCCGAGCCAGAATATTTAGACAGTACTTATGTAGAAGCTTGGGCTGGTGGAGGTGGTACGATTACAAATTCCACACCTATTAATTATGGTGGTTCTTCATCGAGAGTTTCTATGGAAATCAGCGGCACAATTCAGTCATTAATTGTTGATGTGGGCACAAGAGGCGTACTGTATGCGAACAACTGCACAACAGGAGGCCGATCAACAAGGATAACAATTAATGGATGCACTATCATGCACATTGGTGGAGGCGGAGGAGCTGCTGCAGGATCTAATGGTGGTTGCGGCGGTGGTCCAATTGGTCTTGAAAGTCTTGGTTCAGATTCAATATTAACATGGGCTGGTTACAGTGCTTCAACTATGCCATTCAGTCCAAATGTAGATGAAAATGCTCAAGTTTTGGGTCCGACTACAAAGCCAGTAAACAACATCGACTCGTTAGAAATTATTGAGACTTATCAAGGATCTGGAGCAGGACCTGATGGCAGCAATGGTCTAAATGGCTTCTACAATAATTCAGCTGGCACTGATATGCCGCAACAAAAAGGTGGTTTAGGTGGATTAGGATACGGCGGAACTTTAAGTCATACATCAATTAAAGGGTCAGGTGGAACAGGAACTTTTCTAAAAATGTCGTCAGGTTCAATTTATGGTGGTGGTGGAGGCGGTGCAACAGCTATAAGAAATACTGGAACGATAACAAATCCTCATGGTGCAACCATACACATTACAGATGTTTCTATTAACGGACCTTGGGCTTCATTTGGAACCACGAGGCCATTAGGAGGTGGACTCGGACCTTACCAAAATCCGGGGCCCGGCGTTGATTATTACGATCCAGTAGAAAATTTTTGCGATAATTTTTCATTGTTAAGCATTCTTTTCGAACAAGTTTGGACCATTACTCAACAGACTCAATTTGTAACAGGTTTATTGGTGCTTATTGTTGAAGCACTCGGAACAGAAGCGTCTCTCATTGTTCCAAACACTGCAAATAACTTGTTTTGGCCAGTTCATGACAACTTTGTCAATATGCCGAGTGACTCAAATTCTCAAAATAGTCCAATTCAATCTTATGTGCCAATTGGGCCTCATGATTTGTTTTTGCCAGATCAAAACGGTCCAAATTTAAGACCTATTACAACAGACGATGCTTTACTAGAAGAGGGCTATGAACTGTGCGTGTTTAACGATGGTCAGATTGACATTGATGAAGGCAACTACTTATTAAATACACCGCTTAGTGGTCCAGAAGTTCCTTTTAATACATCTGTAATAGGCATTCGACTTGGACAATCATCACCAAAAGGCTTGTACTCTGCAATTTATTTGCGCTTATCAAGTGCACTCGAATCTGCTGTTGGTCCTTTTTCGTGGAATTTTGCAAGTGGTATTGACAGACCTACTTTTGCAACAAGTCCTTCTGTTTTTCAAAATGGAACTCCTTTTCACGTATCAAAACTAAATGTTCCCTGGGACACGACCTTACAATTGAGCACAACGGCACCACAATTAGCATCTACTTTGACAAATGACATCTATGCTCTGATGCAACATGTTTACGTTCAAACATCTCAAGTTTCTTTGGATTCAAAAGGCACGTACTTTCCAACTATTTTTACGTTGCCTTCTGATACCGCTGATGGTCCCTCTTACTTGGATAAAGTTTGGCCAAGTGCTGTGCAATTGCCAGACCCTGAACAATTAATTTTGACAACACAGTCAACGTTGAGCGTGCGTGTGTTTTCGCGGCCAATGGGTGCACCGCCACAACTGTCAAATTTAAAACATGTTCAGACATTTAGTTATTCAAATAGCGTAGTCGATTTTGTTGTGCCGCCTTTTGTAAAAGCTGTGACTGTACGAGCTTTTGGTGCAGGAGGTTCGTCAACAGGATTCGTGCCAGGTGCAGATGGCTCTTGCGCGATCGGAACTTTTCGAACATTAGCAAATCAAAATATTCAAATTTATGTTGGTCGGGGCGGCGGCCGTACGCCTTCTGTAGTTGACGTTTTGAATGGAGGGCGGTCAAGACCATCGCTTACAGGTGGCGGAGGCCTTTCTGGCATCAAATTAAATGGTCAATGGATTTTAGTTGCAGGCGGAGGAGGCCAATCAACAGATTTGCTTGCTGCTTCTGAAGTAACTTTAGTCGTTGAAGCTCTAAATGCTGGACAACTTGGAGTTCGCACAAATCATATTGGCGAAACATCTGGAGATTCTGGAGCTGGAGGCTCCGGATTTTATGGTGGTTCTGCAGGTTCAACAGGCTATCCTGGCGGTTCAGGATCTTCGTTAGTTCCAAAAGGAGGCTCAATTTTAGGCAACTTGGAAAAACAAAAATTTTGGACTACTGGCATTGGTAAAGGTTCAACAAATTATGCAGGCAATGGTTTAATTGTCTTCCAGTTTTTTTACTAATCAACATCCATGTCATCTAACGTGCTTTGAAGATTTTCAACAACAAAAATGTCGTCCTTGTTTTCGTTCGCTTCAGTATCAAAAAAATGCTCAATTTTAATGCCGACCGTTGCTAATTCGCGCACAAGCAAATTGCTGTAGCAATAAGTCGTATTAATTCGTTCAATGCGTCCTTCGCAAATGCGACATTTTTCATGATGATTAATTTGTCCGTCAGAGTCACCGACTAGACCTTTAAGCGTAAATTGAGTTAACGTTTCGCCAATCTGGCCGCAATTTACGCAAATAGGCGCGACGTGTCCGTCTGAAGCAACTCGCGAACGGTCATCAAGCGTCATAGCTGCACCATGAGCTAAAAATGCGTCACGTTCCATTTCACCGACACGAAGACCGCCTTGTTTTGCGCGTCCTTCCACAGGCTGCCTTGTCAGGGGAGCACGCGGTCCGCGATTACGTGCAGCTATTTTATCAAGAACCATGTGCTTTAAACTTTGGTAAAAGCACGAACCCAAAAACCATGGCGTTGTCATGTAACGACCAGTTTTTCCATTAATCATTCGAACTTCTTCGCCGTACCCAGAATCTAATAACTGCTGCACTGCCCATTGTGCATCAAGCGTTTTAAAGGGACTGGCGTCGACGAAAGAGCCGGTTGCAAGACCCAAATTTGAATAAAGCATTTCAAGAAGTTTGCCAATAGTCATGCGGCCGTTGATAGAATGCAAATTTACGATAGCATCTGGTACTATGCCCGCATTTGGACCATCTGCAACAAAAGGCATATCTTCTTGACGAGCGAGAAATCCGATGACGCCTTTTTGACCGTGGCGGTCTGAAATTTTGTCACCAATTTGCGGGATGCGCATTGTTCGTACCTTAACACGAACTTGACGGAAGCCATCACGATTTGTCGTGACCATAATTTTGTCGACAATGTAAGATTCAGATTCTTCACAAGTCATGATAATAGACCGATCGCGACGAACACGATTGCCCGAGTCATCAGTAGTATACAAAACGCGGCCAATAAGAACGTCACCGTTGCCAACATAAACGCCTTCTGTAAGCATGCCTCGAATGTCAAGCTTTGCGTAACCATCCACTGATTCGCCTCGAATTCCGATACATGTTAAGCCATTAATGTCTGCTGTTGGATTCTCGAATGCTTCGTAGTCTGTATTTGAAATTTTATGTATGACCGCTTTATACACTCTTGCCACGCTGATTCGACCAGATCCGCGATCAATGCCGGCCTGTGATCGCACAATCGCGTCTTCTTGCGATAAACCCTCGTAAGACCCAATTGCAATAAGCAAATTTTCGCCCATTGGCCATTCTTGCAACTTACGACTTTCGCTGACAACAGTATCAGCAATTGGCATTTGTGGATACCACGTTGAAAAAGCATAGTTTTGATCAAAACGTTCGCTAATATTCATAGCTGGCGTACTAATCGCTTGCTTCAGCATTCCAGCCTGGTAGCTGACTCGCGGAGCTTGGTCATGGTCGCTCCACGGAACTGTAGAAGCTGCTGTTCCAAGAAATGACATTGGATGCAAAGCCATGTGCGAAAAAGGCATGAGGTCCACACCATTTAAACCAAAATTCAGGTCTGCTCTTTTTAAGTCCTCTGGTTTAAAAGCAACACGGTAATCAAGAGCTTCCCAGGCCTCTACGTATTCCACAATTCCAAGAGATACAAGAGCACTAAAAAGTTCGCCTTTAATTGCGCCAATTTTGTGCGCTTCCTTGTTAAGCGTTTCAAGACAAATTAAGGGAAATTGTACAGTGCCCATGTCTGTAAAAATTGCGATGCCATGAGGTGCTTGAATGACAGAAGTGTCAACAGGCAAAATTTTGGCACGTCTAGCGCGTCGTAAAATAATTAAAAGAGATTCTGGAACATTGGTCACTGCGACTGGATCTCCATTTACAAAAATGATCGTGTTTTGCAAAATTGGATTAAGTTGTCCAATATTTACCAAAGCTTCGAGCAATGTCATGTGAACTCCGCACGTCCTTGAAGCAAAGTCGGGAATTGCTGTAAAAAGTGCGCTCACAACAAAAACGCTCTCTGTTCCAAGTCGTGCCTTTGCAAAAAGTGACATATTTTGTAGAAGGCCAGCGCCATGTCCTTCAGGTGTCTCAGCAGGACAATAAGAAAAAAGCTGCGTAGGATCTACTCCGCGCATCAAAATGTACTTACCATCAGGAGGCAACGGCGTTCGCACACGCTGCAAGTCTGTTATAAGACCAAGTGGATTGATGCGATGGACAATTTGGATGACGCTCGAGCCCGCATTTGAAGCCTGACGAACCGTAACTTCTCCGTCACTAAAGGCCTTCATAATGTCGCGTGTTAATGTATCTGAATGTGCAACAAAGGCAGCAATATCAAGATGTTTCGATTTTTTAAAGCGATCAAACATTTTGTTGCGAACGCTTTTTACAAATGCTGAAAATAGTTGCCGAAACATAGTAGACAATAAAGATGCGCTCATTTGCACAATTTTAAAGCCTTCAAAATCGCGGTCGTCAGGCGGTGCAAAACCGCAGTAAACATTTAAAATGTGATGTACAATTGTTCGCAAGTAAATCATTTTTTTAAAGCGTGTATTTTCCGATTCGTCAAATCCACAATGAGGTAAAAACTCGCCCGTGATTTGCTGTGCAACTTGACGACGTATTTTTTCAGGTGTTCCTAATGACGTTTCATTATAAATGCCTTTTCCAAGAGCATCAAATACTTGGTAAATGGTAAAGTTAGGATCAGCAGCAGGACAATTGAGTGTTGCTTCAAAATATCGACGACGGCGGTCATCGGGGTCCGTCCACAAAAATGATTCAATTTCTTCGCGACCAGAAAGGCCTAAAGCACGAAAAATGAGAATGACGTTATGGCCTTCAGACAAGTACGGCACGTCTGCAGTCACCACAAGAGGCGTACCGGAATAATGCACGTAAAGTGTGGATGTGCTTCGAAACTTTTTGTCAGCTTGAACACTTCGTATTTCAAGGTCGATCGGCATTGCAGGTCCGCCATGCTTGACAATATGACAATTAGGACGCTGCACTTTTTGTGGCTGCAAAACTTTTTCGTTGCCATTAAAAATGAAGTAACCGCCTGGATCATTTGGACACTCTTTTAAGGCCTCCATATTGCGAGCCTCGCTCAAGTGGCAAAATTTTGAGCGCACCATTACTGGCATCTGCATGAGAGGAACTTCGCGGTAAGCGATGCGATTCATTTCGACCCCAGTGTCAACTGCAAAAATAGTATGTTCAATATTGACAAAAACGTCGGCAGCGTACGTGAGACCCCGATTGCGCGCTTCCATTGGCATAAGAGGCTCACTTGTTAAAATTCGTATATTTTTTTGAGGTGCTTCAAGATCCTGAATAAGTGGCCTGTGAGCAACTATGTGACCAAATTGCACAACATGACGTTCGTTATTGGAAACCATTTCAAAACGTGAAAATTCACGAACGATGTAGGGCATAGTGTGATCCATAAAATGATCAAAGCTTTTAATTGCATCCGTGGCAGGCCCATAGAGGCGGTCGTGCGAAAACAGAAGATCATTTTGCAGTTTTGAAAGGTCCATGCTTTGTCGTGTTTTAACGACAAACAAATGTTTGCAACAATAAAATGTTTGCAATAATAAAATGCCAGGTCACTCTTTTGTAAAAAAAGGTGAAGGATTAGAAAAAGGTTACGAACAAATTCTTACGTATCCGGATTTTCCTGTTGACTTGTCTAGTTTAAGCCATCGCTATGTTTTCGATAGCTTTAAAACTTATTTTTTGGGACCTATGGTTGAATTTCAATTTATATTAAATACGCCGGTTGGTTTTGTTGACAACTCCATGAGCCTCGTTTTTAATTCAATTGAAAAAGATCAAGTTTGTAAAGTAGCCTACAACATTGTTCAAAGCAACAACAAAACTTTAAAAGTTGTAATTAAAGCTAGCTTGTATTGTTTTGACATGGTGCGTCGCCGCTTTGTATTGCGGTTTGTTAAAGAGCTTGCGCGAGCAACGACACAATTTTTAAATCAAATGATTGCAGCAAAAATTGTTTTAAGGCATAAAACTGGACGTTTTCTTGGACCAGCTGAAGAACTTTTAACAAAGTTTTTAAATTAATAATCATCAGTTAGTAAATGAGCGAGTGGCATAATGCCAGGTAGATTTTGCAGATATATTCTTGAAAAACATCTATCAAGTGGTATACCATATGCTCGCTCAAAATCCAATGTTTCAAGAAAGTCAAATGGCCATTCAAGAAGAACAAATTCTTCAGATATTGATTCATAAAGAATTAATGCTGCCGCTGCCTGCATTTTAAACAACTGAGGAACTTTAAGGTCCTCAAAAGAAATTTTTGAATCAGATCTTGTTTTATAAAAAGGTTGTCCTCTCGCAAAACCTATTATAGGCTCGCGTGTCATCGGACACACCAGCCCATTGATAACAGAATTATAAGCCCAGGAATCCTCGCTTGCTGGAGATTCCGCTTTGATTCCCGAAGCTGTTATTGGGTATAAAACATTGCACATATCTGAGGTAAACATGTCTTCTGCCTTTAAAGCAAGATCACACCGCTGAATATTCACGAAAAGATTTCGTGCTTCCAAGACGCGAAGTAAAACTTTTCGAATGGGTTTCCCGAGACATTGACGTTTTGTAAAATACGTTGTTGTGTCGACGCATAACAAGCAGTGCATGATTGCATGCGACAAGATAGCAATGCCCGTGTGCTGCTTGAGCCATGACGTAATTGAATCAAAAGCAATGAGTTCAATTTCATGAAGACCCAAATCAAAAGCATTCATTTTTTATGTAAACAATTGTTTGTTTGTGTGTTGTTTGAAGCATAACTTTTAATTTGAATAAGACACAAATGCTAAAATATTTTTTGGTTGTTTTGATCGTCGCTGCATTACTTTTGACACATGTCAATTCGCGTGGCTCAGACGTAATCGTGGAACCCGACGATTTTAAAGTCTATGTAGGACCTCAATTTAAACGATTTAATCCGAGTTCATGTACACTTCATGGTATCAACGTAATTGCATGTCGTCATTCTCTGCGCAACATATGTCCGAGCAAATTCATGCCTCCAATTTTTCCATTGTACGATGAATATACTACCGAAACGACCTCGTACATATTATTGAGGTCATACAAAAATGGCAACTTGGAATTGACAAAGCATCTCGATACGTCTGCGGCAGGTTTTGGACACTATGAAGATGCTCGATTGTGTGTGATTGGGTCCAAAATTGCAGTTGTGTGTACCAAGTACCTTGAGAAGATTGCGCGCATTTGCCTTGTCATTATTGATCCTGAAACTTTGACTACGCAAGGTTCGATCGAGTTTTTGTGTACAAGTCAAAGCCAAAAAAATTGGGTTCCGCGTACTGAAAACACGAGTCTTCTGTTGTACAGTTCTTTAGAAAACAGTATTGTGCATGAAGTCCCGAATGCTGCTTCTTTGACTGGCCATCATCTTGTTTACATTGGACCGTGCAAGATCGGCAAATGGCGTGGTTCCAGTGGCATTATTGACACGCAATTGGGAACTATCGCAGTCGTGCATCATCGAACGAAAGAAACAATTTTTAATTGGATTATAAAGGAGCGCTTTTTGCCTCATTACGCTTTTTGCTTTGCACGTTTTGAGAATAATGTCGTTGCTTTGTACAGTCGAACATTTACCTTAAATATCAAGGGGTTTTCCGGATTTGTGTACGTTTCTGGCCTAGAAGAACTTATTGATGGAAACTTCGAATTGTGCTGCGGCGTTACCGACTGCTACGCTGTAAAAATTATAATGAAGCGCGCCTTTGTGCAAGCATTATTTGATAATTACGAAATGCCTCAAGCTCATTACGAATTCAGTCCAAGTGACGTACTTTAATGCCTAAGATATATTTGCAGTAATTTCAGTGATTGCCGAATCAAGAAGGCCAAAAGCGTTTTTGTTACGTTTCTTTAGAAGGTTTCGCACACGTTTCATGAGAAAATATAGGTGTTGTGAAAATATAAACCTGTCAAGTATGACACTTAGTAATCCACAAATTACAAGAAAAATGAAAAAAGCTTTGTACTTGTTGACAAAATTAAAAATTACTGTATCAAAAGAGTTCCATGTGCCCCCTTCAACTGCGATCATAAAAGCGTCTTTTTCGGGTATGTCATTCGAAAGCACTGGACTGTCAGGCAAAAACAACCTATTTGGCAAAACACAATAAGCGAGGCCGCTTTGGCGCACCGCATTGTCAAAGGCTAAAGGTCCAGTAGATGTCATAATGTCAGTGTGCTTTGTAAAAGACCACCAAGCTCCTAAAGGCTTTTTACAGCTTCGTTGTGCTAAGTTGTAAAAAAATATAAGTCCTTTTTTAGCGACAATAAAAGAATTTGTCAATATAAAAGAAGTATTTGCTGAATGCAATACACTTAATGGCGCATCGATGTCTTCAATGAATTTTGTAAAATCTTTAAGTACATTGTAATCTAAGTCAAGATACACGCCTCCAAACTTGTACAACCAAAGGTACCTTAATACATCAGCTTTTTGGACTCCATGAGGCAACTCTAAAAATGAGTCGTACAGCTCAGGAAATTCGTCTTGCACAAAACAGTACATGCTCTCATCTGTTATAAAAACATAGGTCCAGTCACGTGGCAATGAATTTAACAACGATTGTCTACACAATGACCAAGAATTTGACATCTTTTCAGTGCGCCATGTCTGCATCACTAATTTTGGAAGGCCTTTTGATGTTGACTCAATAAATGTACATGGACGAATATAATTGATTTTTATTACTAATTTAATTTCAATATGCACAGTTACATGAACTTAAGATTTTTTTGTAATTGCGATTCACGGTAGTCAACATAAGATCGATTGCGACGAATGTCTTTATCCACAGTGGCATTTGCTTCGGTAAACCCATTCTGGTGTTCCGCATAACATGAAGCGTACAATGATTCTAATTTTGTGACATGAAATTTATGTGCAGCTTCAACATGCTGCGTAAAATCGTAAATTAATTGACAATTTTTGGTTCGCCAAATAGCATAACTTGAAGCGTCAGTTACGCCATCAGTGCTTACACTTGGCGGAAGAAATTGAATGATATCAATAGTAGTGTAATCCTTTGTGGCTGTTGGCTCAATCATCACAAAGTCAAGAATCGGAATTCCTGAGAAAATGGAAGCGGCAAAAAGACCGTCCCGAAAGTAAAATTCTTTGTCACCGTAAAATTGTGCACTTTCTCTACATGGAAAGACACTTAGACACTCGTTTTCACCTAAAACAGTGACAAGATTCCAGTAACGATCTTCTGATGTAGGCAATGTCGTTATGCTTACGCTATTAAATACGAAAGACATAAGTCTGTTGAAAAGCCCTTCTAAAGAATTATTGATAGGCCCAGGTTTTCCAAATTGGCGACCTAGTGAAGTTAAAACTTTTTGCTTCTTAAAAAATCCAGATAAAGCAAATTGTGCAAAGCATTCTAAATGCTGCAAAGGCTTTCTGTGGTGAATGCTCATGTAAGCGGATTTTGGTACTTCATCAAAATTGACAAAAGACACAATAACTGATTTACTTAGCTGAAACATGAGAACTGTATTGCACACATCCGACGATTTTCTCATCATAATTGCTTTTAGGACACTTGCGCCATGTGCTTGCACAATGTGCCAATAAGCATTTGTTGCAGATCCAGGATTTTTTTTAACATTGACATTGGATTCTATTAAAAGTTTATTCGGCGCCAAAATTGTGCACTTGGGTTCTTGAATGCCAACGTTTTCAGCATATTGCTTAAAATATGACGCAAGCTTTTGAATTTAACTTCTACACTCTAGTTTAATAATTGTTTAGAAAACGCATTAGTCGTAAAAATAACCGCCAAAGGTCCACGGTGTCTTAGATTGTGCACAAGAACGAGGCCATTCTAAATTAAAGCGCGCAGTCCTTGACAGCTTCGGCCCTTGAACATAAGTGCTTTGAATAAGAAGCCAAAGTTGATCTGTAGACAATTTATGATCTAAATCAACTGAGTCGATGATATCAATATAAGAATAGTCTTCCAGTTTTTTAGCTAAAGTTCCAATTGACTGAGGCACTTGAGGAGTATTGATTTGAAGCATTTGGCCGATGAACGATGTATCTGAGGATCCACCTAAAAGCGGAACGTTTTCGCCAATAAGAGCACAACGTGTAGCTTTTGGAACGTCCATAGGCCTGTCTTGAAACATATTTTTAGATGATTGAGATTCTTTCAAAATTGAAGCGCAATTAAGTGCACAAGCTAAATTGCCAATTGACGTATTTATAATGTCCTGAATTAAATTATTGTTTAATGCAAATTTGTGCTTCAGAACTTTTGTTATAAAAATTGATGAGGGACAATTAAGTCGAACGACTGTACACATTTTTGCAAAAGACTTGGCTGGTTCAGCAAAAATGTCTTCCGAAGTCATGATAAAAGGTCTGTGCTTATTAAAATTAGCCATTGCTTTGCGAAGAACATCGCGAATAACAAGATCATACGATTCGATATTGTCAAATATGCAAGCATGTCTTGTTTTTAGTAAACCATGCGGGCGCAAAAAATCGCAGCAATCATCAATTTTTTCTTCTCTTGTTGTTCCAGTTTCATCGTATGTGTCAGGAAACTGCTTTAAATGTTTAATGAAAAAGTGTTCAATTGCTGTTGTTTTTCCTGATCCAGTAGGGCCCACGATCAAAAGAGGCTTACTTTTTGGTCTTCGAATCCAATCTTCAATGTCCCCAAAAGACGATTCTCGATCCAGGTCTTCACAAAAGTCTGGACCGATTGGTGTCAATGGACTTAATGTTATAGCTTGTGCGACAAAGTCATTGACGACAACAACCGGCTCGGCGACCTCCTTTTTAACAATAGCATCCTGAACAGAAACTTTTGGCGGCAAGCGTACTTTAGGTTTTTTTATATCAGTAAAAGAACTTGTCGACAAAGACAAAGGTCTTTTTAAAGGAAACATTTTTTTGATTTACAAACACAAACAAATTTTAATTAAAAAGTGAGATGTGGTCAACCCTCAAAAATTCTTATAAAGAATCTCTAAATGTTGAACACAAGGTACCAGAAGCAAAAACTTCATTAGCAGTCGTCGAGAAAATGCAGCGCGCTGCTTTAAAGAGCAACATGGACCAAGAATTAAAAGACATGTTTGGAACTTATGTGAAGCGCGCTCTTTTAAAAGAGGCTCCTGATTTGAGTTCAACTGTTACGGCGGACATTTGCGATGATTGTGGCGTGCAAATGATGGTTATTGCAAATGATTCAATGTTGGCATGCTCAAGGTGCGCAAAAACTCGAGTTATTACAAGTGCAAATGCTTGGACAGCCGCAATGGACGTTGATTTTTCTTCAATAGCCAATCATCAGAAAAGTCGCCTTCTGGAATGGTTGGAATATGCGCAAGCGAAAGAATATGGCGAAATTCCTGACAATATTCTTACTGACGTGATGACAACACTTTTGACGTCAAAAACGACTGGACTTGAAGCTTTTGCTGAACACATTGCAAAAGAGCGCCAAAAGAATGGTCCTTATTTAAATGCTCAAAATGCTATTGATCGCCTGAAATCTACAGTACCAGACATAGAAGACCTTCTTAAAAGCTTAGATGGCATCATTATTAGGAACGTCGTAAGATCGTCATCTTCAAAAAAATTCGGAGAACGTGGTGCAAAAATTGCGTCTCTCTTGTCAGGTTTTTATCCGGAGCGCATGACCGCTGATCAAGAAGAATATGTGCGAAAGCTTTTTATGGCAGCAAGTCCAGTGTATGATCGCTGGAGAAAGACTTGTCAGCCCATTTGGCCAGGCGGGTACGCTTATTTTTTAAGGTGCCTTATGATTCTTTTGGGATGGGATGAATTTGCAGCAATGTTTCCAATTCAAATTACTGGCCGTAACCAAGACCGCGAAGATATGCGTCGTGAAATTTGGACGATTCTAAAATGGGACAACGTACCAAGTTCAGGTCCACAATCGTCTATTATTTTGCCTGATGACACTGTTTTAAACGGATCTATTATTTCAAATGCTGACAAGCGCTGCAAAATTACGGCTCGCGGTTATGACGAAATGTAAAAGCTTAAAAATAAATAGGTTCTTCTTCTTCAAAATCAGTTCAATGTCCATCACGAAAGTTGGGAAACAATGAATTTCAGTTGTGTCTCGATTCGGCGGCTTTCGATTTTCAAGTGTTGAACGCCACGAGAAAAATTGTTCGCGTATCTGTACTTGATCATTCAGGCCGATGGCAACGTGCAGAAGACTCCGATTATTCAGAAGCATTCCAAAATGATTATTTTCGTATCGACCCCATAAAGCGAGAATTAGTTGTGTTTAAGTCTACAACGTTTTTGTACTTAAATCCTAGAGTACCACCGAAGCGTATTCTCTGTGAAGTTTCTGGTCGTCCTGAAGTATACATTGATATGCACCTGTTAAAGCAGCCACTAAAGCATGGTTCTTACAAATTGCTTCACGACTCATTGTTGCATACTCCTGAAGGCCTCATGCTCGTGTCTTTTCCAGAGCAAGAAGGATCACGAAGACCAAATGTAGCAGAAATTTACGACCAATCTTTGTTGCCATTGTACAACTTTTTTGCTAGTACACAACTGAAATGAGCTGTAAATCATCTATTTACGGTGCCAGACGAACATGTACACAAAAACAATTAAGAAAAACAGAGTGAGGCCATAATTAATTTCGGTAAACGTGATGGCGTCTACGACAAGGTCGTTGTTGTTAGAATCAAGTATAACGATTTTTTGACCATTAATGATTTCTCTTGGAGTGACGTAAACTTCATCGCCTGAGTTTCCAAACCACCCCTTTGCATCGTAAATTTCAAGTACTGTGCGAAGATTTGCGTCGTCCAGAAATTCGGGCCAATTATCAGAAGCATCGTTGATATTGTAATCAGCTTTGTAAAATTCGCAGTGCATCGCTTCCAAATTGGAAGGGTCACTAGGAAAATATCCTGCTGCTTCGCTTCGAGTCATGAAAGTAAATACAGCAGCTGGAATCCAATAAGAGTCACCCTCTTGCTTACGATAAACAGCAACAGCTTTTTTGCCATTACGAAAACGTCCTGGAAATGATTGATAATAATATATGTCTCCGCCGTCGTCATAAACGGCAGAACCCATCGAGCGTAATTGCGATTGCTTAGCAAGAATCTCCGCTTTTACGTTTTCAGTTATTGGCACTTTCTTTAGGGCCCTTATCTGCTTATCAAGTTCTGAAGCGGCCTTTGAAATTTTTACGTGAGAACTTTTCATTTATTTATATATTGTTTCGCAAGTCATGCTTCGAATGCACTATAAATTTCGTCGTTTTGAGGCTTGTATAACTGTCTGCCCTTTATGTCAAGGCCCTTACTAAAATTATCAATCATAGTCTTGTAATCACTAGTCTGTCCAAGAGATTGTGCATATGATTTTACTGTACCAACTTGTTTTGCCCGTGATACTAAAGCCATCCTTTGATTGTAATGCTCTCTAGGTTGACTTAAATCACGACCGTACACATTGACAGGGGCATTAATATACAGTATAAAACCGATGAACATTGTCACAAGAATGCCAAGAATGACAGCAGATGGCAAGAGCATTTATTAGTTTACAATTGTTTTACAATAACTAGATTGTACTACTCCAAAACTTTATTTTCTTTGACCACCTTGAAGTTTTTTGAAACCATTAGAAAATAAGCCTCCTTTAAGTTCACCGCGTTGTAAAGAGTACGGCAACTCATGTCCGGTGTTAAAAATTCAAAAGGATCGGGAGTACCGGCCTGATAATAAATCTCAGCATATGTTTCGTGTGTTTTGTGATTGAGTTGAGAACCTGATCGGCCAAATGAACCATAACTTGACAATAGATTAAAGATTTCATCAAAAAATTTTTCACGAAGATTTAATGTGCGCGCACTTAATCTGAAGTTAGGAGGCATTTATTAATAAATTTAACATGATAAGACAAGAACCTTCAGGATTTTACATAAAAACTTACAAAGGCACAATTGGAGGTCCATTTAAAACATATACGGCTGCAAAGCGCAGCTTAGTGAAGCGATCAAGAATGAGTGGTGGTTGGAGATCAGTTCCAAAATCTAATCCGACTCTTTGGAAGCGTGTTCTTTCTCAAGTTAAAAGAGAACCGGGACCATGGGCAGCATGGAAAGCTATTAAGGCAGATAAAATTTACAAAGAACGCGGGGGTCGCTTTTTGTCATAAAACTTTTGCTCTTTTGAAAAAACTCAGTAAACTTGTGTTCCCGTTCAGTTTTGTTTCAGCGTTAGCAAGAGCATCGTCAAAAAATTGAAGAACACGACGGCCTTCGCCAGTAGGTCCAAGAAGCCTGACAATGACGTCTTTTGCATTTTCAAGGTAATACTTAGCATCGTATTTTAGGCCAGCTGAAACAAAAAAAGCAGGGTGCTCTGCTCGTTCGTAAAGCGGACCAGGTCTTGCACCTGGTTTTGCAGCAACTATGACATAAGGCATGCGAGTGCCAACTTCAGGAACGTCTTGGTCTCCACGAGCATGCATGCGTCTCCAAGCCTGTACATGAGGCTGATTTTCTGATGCGTAAGTACTTTTTAATGACTTGCTCAAAGTAAACCATTCAATTGGTGCTTTAAAAGTAGCAACAGCGTCGAGTGATTCCTTTAAGGTCCCCAGGGCTTTCGACAGATCTTTTTGAATCAGTAAAGCGTCAAGAATTTGTTCAGAAATTGTTTTAACAAGCTTTGAGCGATCGCGTCGTACGGCGTCGATGCCCTTCATGTCAATGCCTGAATCAAAATCATCAAGAGTTTTTGGCTCGCAACGACTTTTTAGCAAGTACTTAAGGCCTGCATAAGTTTTCTTTTGAATAAGTAAGTAAGGACAGTAAACCTTTTCATTCGCCAAAGTTACAGCTGTTGCTGCAGATGCAAGCAAAGGTTTTGTGGCTGAAGTACCAGACCGCAAGTGTTCAGTAATTAACCTCGAAGCTTCTTCTGCAAGTTGATAAGCACGAGGCACACTAATGCCATGACCCCAATTAATCATAATAGAATCCGTGTCGCCGTAAATAACAGAAGTATTTGCGTAATTTGATTCGACGTAAGATTTTGCCGCTTCTATAAATGAACGGCCTTTCAAAGTTGTCACAGCAGCTACCGGTTTACAACTCATAAGGCCTTTTTGTGGATTGCAACCAAAAAAGCCGTACACGCTGTTGCAGCTCATTTTTAACGCTAATTGTCGACCATTTTGAACCGAACGATCAAATTCGTTGGAAGCATTATTCATTGCTTTCTTTGCGACTTTACGAGCCGATAAAAGGTGCTGTAATAATTTTGGTACAACGCCTTGAACGTTTTTAACAAAAGTGTAAGATCTATCAAAATCCTCGTATTGATCTGTGGCAGCGTCGATAAGAATCGTATGATGAATTACATGGCGCTCAGAAACTGCTCCTTTAGATCGTAAATCCTCAATAAACGCGTCGGATACGTCAGGGCCAATGAAAACGCTTGGACACAAATTAAAATGTATCATGATGCTCGGATACAAACTTTCAAAATCAAGAGTGCTGATCGCTTCAGTGTAAAAGCCAGTCTTTGGCTCAATGACTGTGGCGCCCTGATAATCAGGTTTTCGTTTTTTCAAAGCATCTTCGACGTCACCAAGTTCTGAATCATCATTGTCTTCCACAGTAGACATTGGCCAACCCGCAGAGCTCTTGTTTAGAGCATGAGTAGAATGCACAAAACGTGCAATGGTATTGTAAATTTTTCGTTGTTGTCCACCATTTAAAACTTGATGTACTGGAGTAAATGTAACACGTGACATTTCAATCCAAATTGGAACATAACCGAGTTTTTCAATCAAAAGTAAGGGAATATCAGCGTCGCGAATGCAGTAATCCAACATGGCGCTCATTTTTTCAGGATCTCTAGTTCGCCAAGACGCAAAAATTTCAGCAGGTGTCATATCAATTTTGCCGTATTCTGGATCAAGGTAAGTTTGAGCAGTGTACTTTAATGTGTTATCATCGAGTTTTTTGTCGTCCTTGATAATTTGCATAAGGTCCACGCAATTTCGTCCAGCCCAATAATAGTAAGTGTTGTCACCCTTTGCTGATGAAGCCATTCTTTTCTCAGTTAAATCAGACCGTTCACAAATAAGTCTTGACATGTATTCAAAACGACGATGCGAATCCGAGCGTCTCGGAGGCATCATTGTTGACGTGAAGCGCGTCTGCATTAAAGGCGACAAGGAGTCACAGGACTTCAGTGTCGCAAAATCAGTGTCAGAAAATTGTCGTTCTTCTTCCATGTTTAGAGCGCACCGAATTACTTTGCGAACTTCGTAAGCAACGCACTCTGGCAAATCAGACGGTTTTCGCAAATTAAGTTTGTGCCGTACGCTCAATTTTGAAATGCAATCATTGATTTGATGTTTTACGATTTTGCTGTTTAATTTAGATGCAGATGAAAGCAAATCGCGTGTGCATTGAAAAGGTATGCCCAATACTTTAAAAAGAGACGCATGCAATTCTTCTGATCCTCGCATGCTTCGGCGTTTATAAGCGGCTTGGTATTGGTCCCACAAAAATGGCATGTCAAAGCCATAAATGTTCCACCCAGTTAACAAGTCGGGATCTTCAAGTACGACAAAGTCTCGAAAATCTTCTAAAAGGTCATCTGCACTTGAAGAATAGTGAATATCGACATCTTCTGTTTTTAATTTTAAAGGACCGTCAAAAACCACAAAGGCATGTCTTTTAATTTTTAAAGACCCGTAAGATTGTATTGACGCACAAATCGCAATCGTTACGTCTCCGTTAATAACTTCAGGAAACCCGTTGTCATGACTGTACATTTCAGCGTCAAAACTTAGAATTTTAAGAGGAGCAATACTTTGATTCTCCGGCAATGCGCAGATGTTTTGAAGTTGAACAATAATATCTCGTGTACATGTAGTTCTTCGCAGTGACGTACTGTCGTACTTTGATACGCGTACCCAGGAAGAGCACTCTAATCCAATATCATTCATTGCTTTTACAGCGCTGGGAGTCATAGCATCAGTAAGTTCCAGTCCATCAAGTGTCTTATTTTTAAAAGAGTTTTCAAGCCGAGATGCAGCAGCAAAAGTTGGCAAGTAAATTTTAAATGACGGCCACTTGATTGCATTTCCAGATCCATCACAATGAAACCCGTAAAATTTCGGCAACATTTCAGAACGTATACTAATTTCAAGATCTTTAATTGACCATAAAATTTTGAGTATTGCATTTTTCAATGACACAATGGTCCACGATGTAACGACAGTTTTTGACATAAGACGAACCCAAGGCTTATATCCTTGTACAATTGCGCAGCAACTGGAAGAATCGGCTAGACGACCAAAAAGCATTAAAGCTGTGCATTTTTCGGGTGGTTCAGCATCCGCATATGAGTCATCGGATTCGTCGCCTACGTAAGGTAAAGAACAATCAAGACCTTGAGGCAATTCGTCTACTACTTTAAGGTCGACAACCATAAAGTCCATAAGAAACAAATGAAATTAGAACGAGCGTGGCCAATTGAACGAATTGAAAAGCCAATCGAAAATGTCAAAAAAGTTGATGCCCGTGTTTGGCCAAAATCGATTACAAACGTTGTCGATCAAACTGTAGAAAGGTCACTCAGTCAACTTTTAAAAGAGTCTTTCCCTGAAGTCGAAAACACTGTGGAAGACTCTGTCGAAGATCCGTTGCCTCCACAACCGATTGTTAAAACTGGCAAAGTGTTTGTCAAAGACCCAATGACAAACGTTTGGGTTGCGTTTGCAATTTTAGCAATCATGACTTTTGCGGCCATCAACAGCTTGTACCAAAAAATTTCAAGTCTTGAGTCTTGGTTGCATGGTCGGATGATGTCTAGACATTGAAATAAAGAAAATGTATTCAAGTGCTCAAAGTGTTACTCTCTTTTTGGGTGCCGTTGTAATTGTCACGAGCGTTCTGCGGTACAATGACACTTCGTACGATGTCAGACTTCAGTACCTTGCGCAGGCCTTTGAGATCGCTCTCGTTGGCCTTGTAATCGCGTACACTCTGCTTATTGCTGGAAACACCGGTCGCGACGCAGAAATGCACAAGTATTTCCTAGTCCTGCTGTGCTTAGGTTCATGGGGTCTTTATGTATTCCAGGACAGCCTCAATGCTGGCTGGAATCGTGTCCAGAACAACGTTGCGTACCCTATTATCCAAGCTTCTATGTTTTCCTTGCCCATGGTCGCATATGCTTTCAAGGCGTAAATTTGAATTTGTTCGTTTTAAAATTAAGTACAACGTTTTTTATGTCTTTAAAAATATGAGCCAGCAATGGTTAAAACTTTTCAAAGAAAACAAGTGGGCTTTCGTTGCCTACACTGGCCAAAGCAATCGCCTTAATACCACTCGATGGCACATAGTCAAGGCCGACAGCTGGACATTACTGCGCCATCAGCTAGAATCTTTTGGCGCTGAAAGTGTTGAATCAAGCGCACTTGGTTTCACAGCTTCAAATCCGTACAATGGACGACCGCCATTTAATACTGTAATTCGGGGTTATGTGGTATTCAAGCCTACTCGAAAATTAGACGCCGTTGAAAAATTTCCTGAAGTTTTAAAAACTTTATTAAGTCCAGCAGTAAAAAACATGTCAATGCCAGAAATCGCGTTGACTTCAAAAGACTACGTCATGCCAAATTATTTCTTGTTTTTGGTTAGAGAGCCGCTGCCTTTAGGCGGTCGACCCTTTGTACCGTTAGAAGAAAAAGCGAATTACGCTTTATTGGAGCACCAACAACTTTTGGGTTCTGATGTATCTGACAAATTAAATGACCTTAAAGATGATCACAAAGATCGCTTTCATGCGACTGATGCAGATGTTCTTTTTTATCAAGAGACATCAAAATGTAACGGCCTCGGTACTACGCTTGTCACGCCATATTTAAAGCCGCCAAAAGACTACTTGTGTCCAGAATGCCAATCTTTTGGCCAACACTATCGCGATGCGTGTTATCTTTGGAGGACAACAGGACCAAAAGAAGTCGCTGTTCCATTCGGACCCAAAAAATTTGGTTCTTTGGAAGCTCCTAAGGAAGACGATGCTTTTTACTACAGCATGATGCACAAGAGAGCAACAAAAGTGTAAGGTCTGTTTAAGGTCTGCTAAAGGTCTGCTAAAGGTCTGCTAAAGGTCTGCTAAAGGTCTGCTAAAGGTCTGCCTAAGGTCTGCTAAAGGTCTGCCTAAGGTCTGCCTAAGGTCTGCCTAAGGTCTGTAATCTGCTCGCAAGAAAGGTCCCAATATGCTTGAGCTTGCAAGTACAGCGCTTGACATTGCCGTGCCTCCAAAGCTTTTTGCGGTACGATCGTCTCCCACTTTGTAACCAATGTAATCTTTCTTTGACATATTGGATAATTTTTGCTCAATTAGTTCGTTTCGAAATGTGAGACGAGTTGAACGGCCAACTGTAGCCGCGTAGAAAAGTAGAAGAGCAGCTGGAATGAAGCAAACCCATATAGGAATCTGTAAAGCTTGCTCTGCAGTGTAAATATGCGCAATAACCAGCGATACTGTTGCAACAATTGAGAACCCTAACCAATAAACAATTTTGTGTGTCGAACAATTGTCAAGAATGTGTTCAGCGTTGTCGATGCCAATAAGCATGCGAGGAGGCAAATTACATTCTGGTTTTCCAAGAGAAGAACCTATTTTTATTTAATAAATGCCTTATTTTGTGATTTGTTGCGGTCGACCCGCGAGCACATGTTCCTCGTTATAAATAAATGAACATGGAAAACGTTGACAAAGTTATTGCTGAAATTCTTGAAGGCGGTGAAATCGCAGGAGGTCGTTCAAAGAAGCACGGAAAGCGCAAGTCTGCGTCACGCGCGCCTTCTGGACGCGGCACGGTCGGTAGCGTTATCAACAGTTTCTTTAACGGCGGCGGCATTGCGGATGTCTTTTCCGGTAACAAAGTTTCTGGCGGCAGAGGTGGCAGTGGCAGAAAAAAAATTCGTGGTCGCAGCAAAGTTCGTGGCGGCGAAGAACCTGTGAAAGGTGGCGATGCACCAGTAGAGGGCGGTGTTTCAAAGCGGCGCCGCCGTGCCGGAAAAAAGGTTACAGGTGGCGATGCTGCAGTTGAAGCGGCGCCCGTTTCTGGCGGAGAGGTGCCTTCACCTGCCGCTGTGGCCGAAGTTCCTGCTCCAATTGCTGGTGGCGAAGCTGCTCCAATTCCTGCTGAAGTTTCGCCCGCCGCGCCTATTGCAGGTGGACAAGCGGTCGTCGAAACTCCAGTTGCTGCCGAAGCGCCTATTGCTGGCGGTGTTGCTATTGAAGCTGTTTCTGCTGGCGGTGTCGCTGTTGAAGCTGATTCTGGCGCGCCAAAGGGCGGTCGTGTCATGAACGATAAAATGAGAAAGCACCACGCGTCTGTTATGGAGAGATTTGAGAAGATGAAGAAAATGAGCAAGTACAATAACGTGCCTAGAAACAAGCTTTTAACTATGGCTATGAAGTCAAAGTCAAAGAGAATGTAAGGTGCGCTGCTTTGTAAAATTGAATGAATATGTGTACATATAAAATGATCGAAAAAATTAATGCTTATGTTTTTCAAAATAATAAGTCAATATTTAAATTGCTAGCCAATGCTGACAGAAGTTTAAGATGGGTATCTGACAAGCCCCTCATTCCAAAGCAGTCTTTTGATGTTTTTGAAGACCACATGGACGCCTTTATCGACAAGCACCTGTGGTTTTTACCAATTCCTAGATTTGGTCGAAATATAGAAGTTGAAGCTTCTTTTGAAACCATTTTAAAGGGAGCATCGATCGCGTTAAATACGATTTGTGACGACCGTATGTCTTATGCGGAATCAGAGCAAAATCCGCTAGTAATTATTGACGCGATGTATTCTATTGGCTGGCCCCATATTGCTTTTTTACGTCGTCAAGGTCGTAGACTACTTGCTGCACAATCTTACGTCTTATGTCTCATGGCACTAAACGCGCGCGATCTTTCTCTTGTTCAAAAAGAAACTATAGAATCTATAGAATTCGTTCAATTAGCACGCTCAATTATTCAAGAAGAAATTGGCGCGTCTTTTTTAGATGGCCCAGATGATTTTCTCAACGCTGTTTCCGAACACTTGCGAAAAAAGGCATATTGCAAAATTAAAGACAAGTGTCCGAAGGCTTCTTCTACCTGGCTTAATTACGACGATCTCAAATCACAATCATTATTAAGCGACGACGTTGTAAATCAAGTCGAATCTTTTAAAACAGATTGGTTATCACAGGGGTTACGTCGGGAAGACCTCAACATTAAAATATCAAGTCTTTTAGATGAAAAACCTGAAATCGGAATTTTTTAATTACCCCGCGCGGTTTAAGCCGTGTCTTGAATTGCATCTAAAGATGCTTGCTCAACTTTACTATTAAAATCTGCTGCTATTTCATCAAAATCCTCAAGAGCAGTCTCGATTGCATGTTCTATTATAGACCTTAAAATGCGGACACGTTCAATAATTTTTTGGTAAGATGCTCTTATGCGAAAAGAATCAGTGGCGGCCATGCGAACTTTGGCATAAAGCCTTCGGCGTTCATCGGTCGCGTCGCAGACTTCTTCCACGACGTAATCAAATTCCAAAGGAGCAAATTTTCTAAACATTGTAAGTCGAGCTAAAAGTTCAACCCAGTCGCGATCAGAGGACGCCCACAAGTTTTTCAACCTATTTTTAAAATGAGGCACTTCGCTTATGAGCGCATTCAAGCTTGAGTCTGGTGGACCACCAATGACTTCAGTCGCTTTGCGAAAAGCCCAGAAAGCACCGTAAGCGATGGCTCCGGCACCAAGTGCTTTTGCCCCAGTTTGAACAGGTTTCATTTCCCACAGCGCAGCTACTGACTTCATTTTTTTTTACTTGCTTTAGTTAACATTAAATGCTATTGAACTTACAAACAATAAAATGAATGTTTGGATTTGGGGGCCGCCGTTGTGGGACACGCTACATTCGTGCAGTGCTTTGCTTGATGACCATTCACTAAGCAGCGTCACGCTTTTTGAGCCGCTGACAAAAATATTGCCTTGCCGGTTTTGTAGGGACAGTTTTGACGTATTTTACAAGGAAATGGGCCCGCCTTTAATTGGCAGTGCCTTCGAATGGATCTTTTCACTGCATAACAAGGTAAACAAAAAATTAGCTCTTCAAAAAATTGACGCACTTGGTGTAAAGTACAAATTGCCAAAAGACACTCTTTACATTTTGAGTAGAGAATGCAACGGCCTTTTTGGATGGCCTTCTATAGATGTTGTTCGAAAAAGACAAATTGTCAGCAGCGATGATTCAGTGTCATGGTCAAAAGTATCTACTGCTTTGTTAGCCATTACAATGGGCATTCAACAGCAGCAATGTCAAAAAGCCCTAATAATGAATCTTACAATTTTTGTCAAAGCGATTCAGAAAGCGCTGTTAAAATCAAAACAGAGCAACATTGCTATTATAATGAGAGCACTTGACGGCCTCATTGAAATATGTTCTACAGGAAATTGTGAAAAAATGAGGACCTATTTAGAATTGATGAAATATAAATCAAGAAATGCACATTCAATTAGCGATCTCATTAAAGCTGGTGCTTGTGTGTCAGGAACGTGCAAATAGCTCTATTTATAAGCATACTTAAAGAGTCACATCTTACAAGAACTTGCTTAGCTCAGTTGGTAGAGCATCAGGCTTTTAAAAAGCAAAAGCACACCTGAGGGCCGCGGGTTCGAACCCCGCAGTGAGTAACTTTTTTAATCTTCTTCCTTCAGAATTTTGACAAGAAAGTCAATGAAACCCTTTCGAATTTGTTTTTGTGTTTCATCATAGATGTTGTCCGCTAATTTTTCCTTCATAAGTGTTAAAAAATCCTCTAAGATTTTCGTTCGTTGTTCAGGGGTTTCTTCTATATTTAATTTGCGCAATTCTGCGCGAATAAATTTGCCTGCATTTTCTTCTATATCAGTTGTTGGCAAATGCTTTGAAACTTTTTTGAAATCCTCGTACAACTGATTTGCTTCTTTTACGCGCTCACCCACTTCTTTTGTGGGCGATGGCAAGAAAGGCGTCGAAAGAGAGTCTCCTTTATGACCTTTATGACCAAAAGAAAATGGTTCGGCAAGGCTGCCGCTAGATGGCAAAGAACTTTCTTCTCTTCTTCTGCTTCTTGAAACGTCAATTGATTTTGCGCCACTATCTTCTTTAGATAACATTCGCGAATTTGTTGACGCATCAGCATAGCCGCTGTACTCGCCGTTGACCAATGGAGCAGAACCGATTTCTTTCTGAACAACTGCATTGAGTGCAGTGTCCTTTGTTGCTTCAGAAGCTATAATGTTTATGGCATTGACAGGGTTCTCAAATTGAAACAATGAACAGCCTTTCTTAGCTTTGATGTTGTTATTAATCTTTGCAACTACGCCGTAAAAAGCATTTATTGTGCTCCACACTCCAAAAAGCATCATTGCAAATCCAATCCAGGCGATAATTAAAAGAATCCTCTTTGATTCTTGTCCACTTGAATATGATTTCTTAAAAACCATGATGCCAAGTGCTACAGCAATTAAAAAGGCTCCCAAGAAAAGTGCGCCCGTGTACCAAGAACTAATGACAGTGGTAGCCAAATTAATTTGTCTTCCAGGATTTGTAATGTATTTTTGCACGACGCTGGACACGTCGTCGGTAAACTGTGTCGTCATTTATTATTTATTTATAATTCAAATCTGCTTGTTCCAGTTGGAGCAGGTTCACAATCAATAGGCCTTTGTCCAAAATTAAAAGGCTTCATGCGACCATAAATATATGTGCCTATGTTGCGCAAATACGTCACATAAGCTAGCAAAATAGCGGCTAAACTTACGGCCATGACGATTGCAAAACCATTGAGGACAATTACACTAAGAGTTTCGTCTTCAGAGTTTATGCCGATGAGGCCTCCAGCAATCATCGACATGCCCAGAAGAATGCTAATTCCAATAACGAACGAAAAAACTTGAAAATTAGATGCATTAAAGTTAATTGAACCTAGCGCTGCACGGTACTGCGAATTCGTAAAAATTTCTGCCATTTATTATTAATGTTCAATAGTTATGCTCTCTTCTAAAATGGGTGTTTTTGCCTTAGGAACTTTTGGTGCCAAGTCGGTTTTAGGAACCTTTGCAGACTTTGGGGCCTTTGCAGACTTTGGGGCCTTTGCAGACTTTGGAGCTTTCAAGTCTGCCTTACGTTTTTTTACAGGTTCAACAACGTTGCCTTCTAAATGCATTCGCGCTCCTAAAAGGCCTTGCAAAAAGGAATCCGCAAGATCATCTTTTTTTTTCTCCTTGACAAAAATCTTTGTGCATTCTTCAGAGTTGAGGCATTCTGTTGTTGCAAGAAGTTCCGTTGTTTTTAATACAGCGTATTTTTTGTTTTCTTTGTAAGAAGAAGGTCCGTCGCGAACCATGCCCTTCAATTTTAAGCTAGGATTCACAAAAAAGATTTCAGCTTGCGGCATGTTATGCTTTAAAACAACTTGTAAAATGTGACTCAAAATTTTAGTTTTCAAGTTTCTTGCGGATCCTCTAAGACCCATTGGTTGATTCTCAATAAAAATAACGTTGACACCTTCCAAAGTGGTCCATTTTGATTTTAAAAGAAATTCGTAAAAAAGAGGCGCAAGATCAGAGATTGGCGTCAAATTGACATTAATTTTGGGGTCTACACATGATTCAACAGACCATTGTTTGACTTCAAAATCACTGGTGGTCACTATCATGTGGCACAGTGCCAAGTTTTTAGTGCCTACATCAAATGATAACACGTTCATTTATAATACTATATTTTTTTTACGAGAACATTTGGACACAACGACCTTACTTGATTAAGCATTTGAGTCACAACATGACTAATTCTTTCTTTAAAAGTAAGTTCAAGAATTGTTAAGTGTTTTAAGTCAGTTAAAAGTCCAAAACACTGAAGTTGTTCGTTAGTCAGGTATCCGTCAAGACTAATGTACAAGCGCGTCAATAAAGGATACTTTTCGACAAAAAAAGGTAATTTGAATGGTAGCCATTCTGGCGATATACTGATGCTAAGATCGCGCAGTTGTGGACCCATGTCCATATAAATATGCCTGCAATTCAGTATTCTGAATGTTTCAAGACTTTTTGGCCATATGTCATACATGGCATGTATCATAGCCGTGTAATTGTTTTCAAAATCTAATCTTTTTAAATGAGGCCATAACTTAAAATTAAAAAACATAAGATCTGTATTCAACAAGTTTGAAGTTCGAATCGCAAAAGATTCCACATTAGGAAACATGGATTGTAATGTTGGCGCGTGTTGCCAATCACATATGGCCTCATTATTCAGTAATAAGTTTTTTAAAGACGGCATTTTAAGCATTGTGCAAGAAACAATTGCCGCATTTGTTAAAAACCCGTAAAGTTTTAGAGTATGTAATTTAAATTGAAAAAGAGATTGAAAAATAGCAGAATACGTATTTATTTCAAATCCTGTCAAAACAAGATGTTCTAAGGTCTCCGGTTTTGTGTAAACAAAATCTTCTGCAAAGCACACCATTTTTTTTGTTCGACAGAGAAGCGGCCTCGAAAAAGACGAAAAATCAGAGCCTCTGCGGAGCAATATAATTGAACCCCAAGTGTGACTTTCTATGAAAGATGCAATTTGGTCGTCTAAAATCTGAAGATTTAAGAAAAGTTTTAGCCCATTTTTGTATTGACGTACTTTTGTCAAATTTAAAGCTGTAAGGCCGTCAATTACATGAAGTGCATTAATGTGAACAATCGACAAATTTGGCATAAAACAAGGCCCATTGCGTACAAAAGTTTCTCCAGAAAAAGTGTTTCCGTTAATTGGACCACAAAAAGACAACACAGATGTTCTGATTATGTCAGGCCATATTTTTGAAGTTTTGGCGAGTGCTTCAACGGTACTTGCATCACATAGGCTTACAATGTGCCTTTGAGTATCCTCGCATAAATCATTCATTATAAACAAATAACGAAAGGCCCAATAAGTAAAGAGATAAGTAGCCAGGTAAGTAGCCAGATAAGTAGCCCTCCAAAACACGCAAACAAATTTGAGCACACTGAAAACGTTTTACAATTTGTTGCTGCAATTGTTTTTTTCGGGGTTTTAGGAACTGTGATTGGCCGTTTGATTGACAGGTCAGTGTCAACACTTCAAGGCGCAAACAGCGAAACTGACACAAAATTTCAATTGTGCTTGTATTTTTTGTTACAGATGTTCGCAAATGCACTAGTACTTTATGCTGGATTTAAGTTAATTAAATTTCGTCATTTGAGTTTTGATGATTGGATGGGATCGACATTCCAAGGCGTTCTGTTTGTAACAATGTGCTTTTCAGTACAAGACAATTTTTATGCAAATGCACGCTTAATAATTTAGTTTTTTTTACAATGAGACCAGTCATATCTTACAGTTTCAAAATTTATCAAAAAATGCAAGAGCTTTTTTTAGCAAAACCGAACGAAGTCGGCAGATCATAATTTTTTACCGTATAATCGATTTCTTTTTGCACTTGCGTCAGGGACTCGAATTGTTGCACAGCGCCATTGGTCAGTCCATTGCTCATGGTGACATAAAAGGTGACAACATCATGTTACGAGACGGTCAACCAGTTCTCATTGATTTCGGGCATTCTCATGCGATTGCGCACCAGGACAATCAACGAATGGACGATTTTTTAAGGGAGCCGCCACCAGTGGCGAGGCGCGCAAAACAGCGGTCGCGCTCACGCAGTGGCTCTCCAGTAAAACGTATGGCTTTTTAACTTTTGGGAAACCAAATATAATAAAACGAGTTGTAGTTCAGGAGAAGGTGGTGGTACACCACTAATTGTTTCTCCTTACAAAATTTTTTCTGAGTGTATCTTTATAAACACGAGAAAATATTCCGTTAATGATATTATTATTGTAAAAAATTCAGACACATGGTATAACCCAGATTTAGACCATGGCGAAATGTTTATATACAAATGTGTGAAGAGCATGACTAATGCAGATGTTTACCCGTTAAATACATCAGATTCAAGCCAACCACCAGTGGCAAATACGTCTCATAATGCGTCAAATGAATTTTGGCAGCAAATAAATACAGCGCAGCTTCAGGAGATTGTACAGCCAAAAACTTTCATTGTATATTTTTTAATTTTCTTCGTCTGCTTCTTAGTTTACTATTTTAGTGTAAGTATAAATAATAAAAAATATCAAAATCAAGGACGAAATCCTATTATTCAAAGGAAAGACCCGTCGACAGTATAAGAATACAACTTGACGATGATGAGTTTTGCATTCGTGTTCGCCGTTTTGTAAAAAATAATGAAGAATCTGAATATTTCTTTTTTGAACAACACAAGTATTGTGAAAAAGGATTTGATGACATTTCACATCGCGCACTCGAAAATTATAAGAATAGTAGTTATGAATCTATTAATAATTTTGCACGTGGTAAAATGATAGATATGAAATACTATGACAATGAAAAAAAAAGAATTGATTTGATTGATTTAGTTCTTTTAAATGCTCCTCAATATCCATTTCCTGTGTATACTCACAGACTAGTTTCAATATCTAATCGTAACATTTTCAAAATTCTGGCTGATAGCGCGTATAAAAGCACGTCGTTCGAACCCGAAATTTGCTTTAACTTTAAGAAAAAGACAAAAATGCTGCTTTTACAAATAAAAATTCTGCCTTGGAACCCGATTTTATACTACGAAGCTTGTTTTAATCATGACATGCCTGGAGAAAGCGAAATATTGCTAGGCAGAAACGTAACTTTCCAACCTGTAAAGTCTCATAAGCAAATTCTTTTAGAATATAACGAGTTTTTAAATAGCGATAAATTAATTTTTTACATAGATGTCATAGCGGTTTATAATAAGTTTGTTCCTTTTTCGTCGACCCCTCGGCTAAGCTAACTTGCAACCATCCAGCAAGCTCATTTTTGAACCGTTTTCATTTTATAATGGCAACAAAAGCCATCTCGCCAAAAGCTTTGCATTAAATTGTGGCAATATTGTGTAAGGAGTAACAGGCAATTCTTTTGCTAAGCACTCACGGACCGTCCACAATTGTTGCATATGCCACGTGCGAAACTGGCCTCTTTGAGTAATCCAATTCAGTTGAGAAGTTCTTATTAAAGAATCTAAAACGGTCATTGTTGCAAAAGCATCATTTGACACGTGTTGAATAACTTCATGTCGTCGGCTCGGATTAGTCCAAATTTCTGGAATATCTTTTGAAGAACCTGATTCTTTTAAATTTAGGCCTAGGGCAGAACATGCCGCATTGAGACCCATCATTGTTCCTATGGCCATGCACGCACACATAGGAATGTCTATTGAGTCTAAAGCGAGTGAGCGCACAATCTCCTCTTGTCGAGATTCTTTTGCTAAGAGCTTAAAGTCTGAGCTAGAACCGCCCCACGTCACAATAGTGTGTCCCGACATTTTCTTTTCGACTAGTGTCGCAATGAAGGCTTTTACTGTAGATTCTGATAAAAAGAAACCAGGTTCTAAAGTATTTGATTGAAATTCGTACCAAACTTGAGGAAAAATATCGCCTGTTGACATTATGGAAGCACATGCTATGTGTATAGAAGTCTTTAATGGTTGTCCAATGTCAGGCAATAATTCGGTAAATTCGAGATCGAATACGGTCCATTTCATTCATGAGCTTTTTTTATGTTCATGGAATTCAAAGTTTTTAATCGTCAACGCCTTAAAATAAAAATATTTGATTTTGTGTTTCTATTTTTTCTCCTTGTTATTTTTCTTTCATTTGTTCCAAAACCAGCGTGTTTTCCTGCAGGTTCACAAGTTCTCTTAGATGACTTTAGCTTGTGCGCAATCGAAAATATCGTCGTCGGACAACGTGTCATTGGTGCATTAGGAGAAATTAACGAAGTAAAAGGGCTACACAGAACTGTAGTAGGCCAAAATGACATGATCAAGATAAATGGAAAACATGTCACAACAAGTCATCATCCACATGTCAGCGATGACTTGAAATTTTTAGTTTATGATATCGATGTAATTGCCGAAGAAGTTTACGGCCAATCGCATATAATTTACGACGGCTCACAATATGTTCAGCGTCGTCTTGATGGACTTAATCGCGGACGCTTAATACAATTACAAATTGGATCAAAATTAAAAACATTTAGTTTTGCAGAAGAAGTCAAATCGATAGAGTCTATTCAACTTGACAAAGGTGAGACGCTTTACAATTTGGTTACAGGTGGTTCGCATACTTACAGTGTCAACGGCTTCTTTGTAACTGGATGGCCTTCCGAAAAAGACTTTAATTACGACACATGGCAAAGCGAAGATTTCTATAGCCGAAAAGAGTAAAGAGGAAGCTTGTTAGCCATGTGCTTAGGTCTTGTAGCTCAATTGGTAGAGCGTCGTGCTTATACTATATTAGTCATACTTATGTCACGCGAAAGTAGCGAGATCAAAACTCGCCTAGACCATTTTTTTTAAATAATCATATTGAAATAAATGACGGACATTGGTGCAAATATTACATGGACACGAAAATTAGAACAATACTTTTCAAGCACTGGCGAGCGAGCAAATTGCATGGCATGGAGCCATACTCAAGCAGGAAAAATTTACGCATTTAAAACTACGCTCATCGACCTACCAGTTATTGTGCTATCGTCAGTAACTGGTTTTTTAAGCGTAGGTTCAGGTACACTTTTTGCTGGATCAGGATCATCGGCAAGTAGCGCCCTTGGCGCAGTTTCTCTATTCGTTGCAGTACTAAATACTATGGGCACCTACTTTTCTTGGGCTAAAAGAGCTGAAGCACACCGCATTGCCTCAATTCACTTTGCAAAGCTGTACCGTTTTATTAGCGTTGAAATGTCATTGCCAAGAGAAGAGCGCACAACGCCTTCCGAATTTTTAAAGTACACTAAAGAACAATATGATCATTTAACTGAAATGAGTCCCGCATTGCCTGAAGAAGTCATAAAGTCCTTTCACGCAATGTTTAAGAACGACTTAAAGGACATTAGTGTTCCTGAGCAGATGAATGGTCTCGAAGCAATACACGTATACGACGATTCTGATTTACGCAATGATCTGGAATTAGAAATGAAGACAAAAACATTAGAAATTCAGCATTCAAATAATATTGAAAATATGCCAGGTCTTGTTGGTTTTAAAGATGGTTTTAAAGAATCTTTTCGACGCGATTCTGTTATGACATCAGTGCCAATGCCACCATTGCCAAAAAAGAAACCTGTAAAGGATGAATTGCCGGTTGCTGTACCGGCAATTGCTGTACCCGCAAGTATTGTACCCTCAATTAATACAATTAATGTTCCAGGCTCTGTTGTAGCAAACGCATCGTCTGTGCCTGATGATCTACCCATTAATGTACCTACACTTGATGAAACTGAAGTTACAAAAGTAAGCAGTGCGCCTGAACTTGTAAGTATTTTAGAAGAGTTGCCCGAATCGAAAACGGTTGACTTGCCACCAAGCAGACCAGATTCGCCAATTGAGGACACAATAGAGGGAACCGAAGAAATCGAAAAGCCGAAACCTTTTGATCAAATAAGCATGGATTGAATAAAATAGAATCTCAACTTGCAAATTTAGAAGAATCTCAATCGCAAACTTCAACTGAAATAGCAGCTACATGGAATACTGCACATGAAAATTTGTTGGCATCAATTGCTGACCGATGCAACTGTTATCGTTGGATGCATTCCAAATGTCAAGCTAAATGGGACACACTTAATTTTTACTTGACTATTCCAAGCATAATCATGAGCACACTTGTAGGATCAGCAACTATCGGCTTGCCCAATTTAGTTTCTGACACTTCTGGTTCAAAATGGGCCACTACTAGTCTTGGTGTTTTAACTTTGTCGACAGGTATTTTAACAAGTGTGAATCAGTATATGAAGTCTTCGCAAATGGCTGAAGCAAATCGTGCAGCAATGAGCGCCTATGGAAAATTGTATCGTGTAGTGTCTACAGAATTAGCACTGCGAAGAGACCAGCGTCTAGATGCTCTTTCATTTCTTAAAACAGTAAGATCAGAACTTGACAGACTTCAGGACACTTCCCCTGCAATTTTGGAATCTGTTATTACAGAATTTAAAGAAGAATTTAAGGATAATACTGAATTAGAAAAACCGGAAATTGCTGGTGACCTTGAACACGTATTAGTAAATAGGACTACAAAAGTAGGCTTTAATGCTCCAAGCACGCCTTCAATTAAAACAATTAGCATTGTAGCTCCTAGCAGCTTGACTAATCTAAATAATTCTGATGAATATATTCGGCGTCAATCAACTGAGAGCGTATCAACAATTGTTGACAATCAATAAATGCAAGTCGCTGCAAATACAATTGGTCTGCTGACAAGCGTGACAATAGGAGCGTACTTAAAATGGATTCCGAAAAAAAGACCTTTAAAGTCAATGAAACCAGATTCAGAATTACCAGAAATTATTCAAAATTTATTAAATGAGACTTTCCTTTCAAATGGAGTTCCTTGGTCGACTGTCGTAAACGTCGTTCGTTCTAGACTTGTGTGCAAAGCTGGTGCAAACTGCATCCCAGGTTCTGTTGCATATGCCGTTGATTTGCCCAAAGTTTATCGTTCTGGGCTGAGTACTTGGCATTTATCAACTCAAGCCATGTTGCGAACAGGGTACCCAACAAGTTATCCTGTTGCAACAGTCATTAACGTGCCATCAGACACGCCTGAAAATGTATACAAAATTGTGGACACACAAATTGTTCCAATGATACAAGCAAATGGCAATGTGTTGAATATGGGTCCTAATTGGAAGACGTCTACAACAGGTGCAGGACTTGATATTACTGGCAATAGTGCACATTCCTTTGTTATCAAAAATTCAGCAAATCATGAAGTGTACTTTGCTAAAGTTCCGGAAACCGAAATTGACGAACAAACTGAATATTGGACAATAATACCGAATGCTCAAATTCTTTTTTGGCAAGACGTTCAATATTGGCCTCGTGTAAGTGGGCGCACTTGGAAAGCATTTTCATTGCCAAAAATGTCAGATGATCAAGCTGCTTACATCGCTGAAGCCATGATGTACGATTACCTTGGTAACGAGAGGCCAGCAATTTGATTTATCTAGACCGTGACCTTCTCGACCGCGATCTTGAATATGATCTTAATGAATCGAGTACAAGCGCTTGTCGCGATTCAAAATATTCTTGAAGACCTAAGCGCACGTTGTCAAAAAAGCACAGTTCAGAAATAAGCTCTCGCGAGGTTTTACATGGTCGTCCAGATCTCAAGTAAAAGTTCTTAATACTGTTTTCGCTTTGGTAATGCTGGGTTTGACCGTGATTATAGAAACTTTTCATATTATAGAGATAACAAATGTCTCTTCTAATATCTGAAACTTGCTTAAGAGAAGAAAACTCGACAAATTTTATAACTTTTAGGTAATTGTTGTAGTAGTCTTCAGGCGTGAATGACCTTAACGTATGCAACGCGTTAATGTCGCCGTGGTCCGCAAAGAATGCTATAAGTGCAAACCATTGGCAAAAGGAATGATCATTAAGTTGATAACCGAGGGTCAATGAGTTATAAAGCGGTCCTTGCTTTGGCTTGTACATCCATTGAACGAGTTTACGTTGGAAGCCTCCAGAAACCCACAGCCGTCCTGGGACGGGCTTTAAAGAAGTGCGAGGTGGCAACCATTCGTTATTTTCCAATGCCATCGTGCTTCCGGCCTGCATGAAAACTATCATTGATATGTTTCCCACTGTTTCGACATCAGCAGCCACCTTTGTTTTATCACTCCCGCTTTGTCGCCTTTTTGTCGTTCTTGTCAAAGTAGTGCTGCATCTTAGCATTGTAGTTCGCCATGGCCGCGAAAACAATCATGTAGGCGTAAGTCGTCCAGTTCTCCAGGCTGTCAGCGTTGTTGTACTTGTCGCCAGCAGCCTCCATTGCGAGAGCGACCTCATCGACAATCTCCTTGATTTCAGGCAGATTGTTCAAAATGTTGGCGCCGCGAATTTTGCAGTACTTCAGCATGTCAACGGCTATGTCGACGCCAATCTTCACAATGGCGTACTCGTCAGCCGTCTTCTCGGTCTTGGGCCCTGTTGTCAGAAAAAAGCCGAGGTGCGTGCGCGAAGAAACATTGATCTGTTCAAGGGACATTTTGTTGTCGTTCGTTGGTCACGAATGAGTTTGTGTAACAAATAAGTCAAACAAGTCAAACAAGTCAAACATGTCAAACAAGTCAAACAAGTCAAACATGTCAAACAAGTTGACCAACAAAAGTTGTGCAAAAATGATTCAATTTAAGACAGAGTGCAATTTAGTGACGTTACCCTTTGGAACATTTAAAACCGTGAGTTTCCGTCCTGATCCCATCGTTGATGCGGAAGCATCGATTGCGCATTACAAAAACTTGTCAAAAAAAACAATCAAGTTGTGTCTTCTTCTGGACTGCTCTGGGTCTATGAATCCAAATATACATATACTTATTAATACGGCATGTGCTGCTGTTGACCTTCTTGAAAACGGATCACACTTACGAGCCATAATTTTTGATGAGACATCTCATGAAATTATTTCCGAAATCGAAGTCAACTCATTAACACGAGACATTATTAAAATAGGTCTTCGATCAAAAGTGGCATCCAAAAATAAGCGCACCAACATTGAATCGGCGTTAAAATGTGCATTTGAGCAGCCCGATTGGCAAGTACTTTTTTTGACCGACGGCTTGTCAAATGTGGGCAATTTAAAGTCATCAAAGGATCTGATTGCGATGAGCCGACTTCACGCTAATTACTGGACACAAAAATATTTTTGCTTAGGCCTCCAAGTCACTGTTGACGGCCTTAATGGCGACCTACTTAAAAGTCTCGCAATTGATACAAATGGAGTTTTTATTTTGGCTCATGACGCAGAAAGCATAAGATCTTTTGTGGGAAACATTTTGAACGATCATTACATGACAGAATTTACAAATACACTTATTGACACAGAAGGCTTACTTATTACTGAATTTTCTAAAAAGGGTCTTTCGTTACGTCTTGACAAGGAAACTACAATTATGTACAAAATTGAAGATCACCATTCCGCAAATGTTGCAATGAAAGCAATTGACCGCAACGGCCTCGCTGTTAATTTGAAAGTAGACTCAACTTCAAAATCAGAAACGGTTTTTTCGATCGCAAGCGTGTACGCTGGCCATTTAATTTCACAAAAAGATGACAATGGACTGCGCGACCTCAAAAAAAACATTTATGAATTGATTCGCAATCCTGAAGAGAACGATGATAGCTATTGGCCAATTATAAATGCCATTGAAGCTTACTTAGTAAATCCTTACGACGAGGCGCTAAATTCAAGTAATGCATATCGAATGTGCAGCGCTGGCGGTTGTGACGAAACGTCTCAAACTGTTCAAGTTCTTCGAAGTGTTTCTGCGACTGCTTCTCAAGATCCATATTAATTTTTTTTGTAGTTTGTGGTCAAATGTCCCACGGCCCCAATGTGTTTCAGTCATATAAATAAAGAATGTCTGTTGATCGCGTTGATATCGAAGGTGGTTTTGACTTTTCCAAAATTGAGGGCGGCTCAATCTCTGGTGGTATTTCTGGAGGAATTTCAGGCGGTGCTGTTGAGCAGTCTGTAGAAGGCGGCGGAAGCCCTCGCCGCCGCCACCCCCGCAAACGTCGCATGCGCGGCGGCGCTAACGCCGTTGAGTCTCTTTCAGGCGGTCGTCGTCGCCACCACCGCAGCAACCACGGCAGCCACCACGGCAGCCACCACGTCAGCCGCCGCATGCGCGGTGGTGACGCTGTTGAAGGCGGCGAAATCGCTGAGGCCATTGAATCACTCTCTGGTGGCGGCTCTGGCGGCCGCCGTCACCACCACCGCCGGCGCCGCCAGGTGCGCGGTGGTGACGCGGTTGAGGGCGGCGAAGTCCCTCAGCCTGTTGAAGGTGGCATTGCTGAGGCCGTAGTTGCTCAGCCAGGAGACGTTGAAGGCGGCTACGGCGTAAAGAACATGAAGTGGAGATCGCCCGGCAGACGCGAGTTTTCTCGTCTTCGCAGAATTAACCGCTCTCCTTACAAGCGCTCACGCAAGTGCCCAGAAGGCCAGAAGCCTGATTACCGCAAGGGCAGAAAGGGCTCTTGCCGCCTTGACACGAGCCCCAGACGCAAGTACTCAAAGAGCGGCAAGTACCGCAAGTCGAAGCACTCGCACAAGCGCATGGTAGATGGCCACAAGGTTTACGAAGGCATTAAGAATGAGGGCACGGCCAAGGCGCGCAAGTCAGAGTACATGATTGTGAATGGCAAGAAGCACTGGCGCAGCCAATGGGCCAAGAGCATGAAGCGCAGCGGCTAAACTAATTGAATAATTTTTCAAAATTTACCGAATCTCAGTCTTGTTTATCAAGTGTCTAAGCTTTAATTTTAAACCTTTGATTTCAGTATTTTTTTCGTTTATGTCTTCTTGAAAAGTTAAACGAAGATGCATAATTTCAGCTTTGGAACAGCTTTCGACAATTTCAACGCGTTGCTTTAAGCGTTCTACTTCCGTATTAAATCTGCTTGTTTCTGCATCAAGCTTTTGCTGAAATGCTGTTTTTTCAATTTCAAGTTTTTGCTTGAATGCGTTTTCTTTTGCGGCCAAATCGTCAACAATCACAGGCTCCAGCGCTTTTATCGTACGACAAAACTTGAACATTTTTTAATTACAAACATTTTACGCGATAAACAAACAACGCACCATGGACAATATTCGCTTAGTCGCCGCTCGAAAATCAATAGCGTCTCGAGATAGACTCATTCAAGACTTGCGTACACAAAACAAGAATTTAAAAGAACAGGTGTATATGTTGGCACACATTTTAAAAATGACTGAAAAAGAAGAATTGTCTACACGCATTGAGCTCTTTGAAACCGTTTTGAAAACTGAGAAGCGCGCACCGTTTCAACTCGAATATCAAGCTCGTCTTCGTGAAGCTCGTGAGGCTCTCGCTTTGTTGTAAATGTTTTAGCGGCATCCTTTGAAAGACCGATTGCCGCTTTTGAAGCGTCTACTTTTAAATTTTAATATTAAAATAAATAAAAATGGATTCTCTACAAAGCTTAATAGATAACGAAAGGACAGATAAAAATACTCTTCATTCTTATTTAGAATTATACGAAATTCTTTTCAATTGTAGAAAAAAATCTGTCAAAAATGTATTAGAAATTGGGATTGACAAAGGAGGAAGCATAAAATTATGGCATGATTACTTTTTGGACGCAAAAGTCATTGGTGTTGACATTATCAAAGATTTTCAAGTTTGGGATGAATTAAAAAATAAAAAAAGAATTAAATTATTTACGTCGGCAGATGCCTACAATATAGATTTTATAAAAAATAATTTAACTGAGGAATTAGATGTTATACTTGATGATGGTCCTCACACGCTTGAAAGCATGAATTTTTTCTTAAAACATTATTCTCCTCTTTTAAGTAAGCAAGGAATTCTTGTAGTAGAAGACATTCAGTCTTGGGATTGGATTAAATGTTTAAAAGAATCTGTCCCCGAAGAACTTAAAAGATGCGTATTTGTTTATGATTTGCGCGCAAATAAAGGAAGATACGACGATATTGTATTAGTAATAAATAAAAATTGGTTTTAAATATTAAAAAATTTTGAAAACTGAGAAGCGCGCACCGTTTCAACTCGAATATCAAGCTCGTCTTCGTGAAGCTCGTGAGGCTCTCGCTTTGTTGTAAATTTTAGCGGCATCCTTTGAAAGACCGATTGCCGCTTTTGAAGCGTCTATTTTTAAGTCTACTTTTGATTCCGCCACGGAGATGTCCTGAATAAGTCAGAATGTGCTTGTTAAAGTGTTTAGAATCATATCCTTGTGGATGCGTACTTTTTGTTCGTTCATTAAATTTACGACTAATAGCTCCAATGGCCGCTTCTCTTATTGGTTTTAAATAGTCTTCAGCTTCAAGCCAATTCCCTTGTTCATGAGCTGACCACTCGTTATAGTAAAAGCGTACTAGACGACCGTAAATGTCTAAAACATAAAACAAGGTTCCTTTTGGATATATTTTACCGCGCTTGCCTACTTCTTCTCGTGTTGTTCGATAAATAGTTAGGTTTACATCATACTGATCGTCTCTTAAATAACCAACTTTTCTGGCGTGCTCCATTTTTTTATTTACTTAAACACTTTACTGCGCACCAGATTCTTTTGGCGCTACAATAACAGTGTGCTTCGTATTTGCGCCTCCAATTATGCAATCTAAAACCAAAGGTTGTGTCGTGTTGTCAGTGCACAAGTGTACCAATACGTATGGACACTCCATGTGATTAAGAAACAAGCGTAGCTTTTTGTTGTCGTATTCATTTGAGCATTTTTTTTCAAGATTCATAACTTCAAGAGCATCAAGCCCATCAACTGTTGTAACTGGAGTCCATGTGATTTCAGTAGTGCCATCAGGTCTTCTATTTGTCGATTTTTTCATTGACATAAAGAAGTCATGTGAGCCGGATGTATTGGTGCCTTCAAAACCGACACACATTTTTGAATGAACGATTGACGCATCGTGAGTATCGACTGCTTGAGATAAATCGAAATGAAGAGTTGGCGCGCCGCACCGTTTTGCATTTAAAGATAACTCCTTAAGAGTAGACATTTGAACAGTGACGTGAAACCCGAGTTCAATTGTAATGCCGTCAAGAGAATCAACAGCTGAAGAATCAACTAAATTGCAATTGTATACTGTCCGAACATCGTTTTCGTTATTTGTAGATTCAAAAGTAATTTGATTGCTTTCAGTATCGTCAGTAGCCATGTAACGCGTAATGCGCAAATCAGTTTCTTTTAAGGTTGAGGCTACAAGAGCTTCCATGAATGATTCAGCATTGACGCAAAATGATGAACCGTCAGCTGTTGGTTTCTGTCCAGCATCGTGCTTGCGGCCGCATTCCACGTCACACTCGAATATGCCACGGTCAGCAAGAGTAAAAGCTTGATCATGACATTCAATTTCAAAACCTGTAAATTTAGAATTTTGGCGAACGACAAAGCGCATTTTCTTGACTGCATGAGCAGCAGGCTCTAAGAATTTCCGAAGCAACGTTCCATTTGTAAAGGTGAGTCGAAAATCGAAGTGGCGACCTGCTTTCGGAACCTTGGGAGTCATCAGAGGTTTTGGTGGCACCTTTGAAGCATCGAGATTTTTGTTTGAAAAGACCTTGATTTTTTTCTCTGGAACATCTGAATCAGAAGCATGCGATGAATCTGAAGATTTTACAGAATCATCATCGTCACGAGGCTTTTTTGGCATTTTTAAATATAAAATGTACTTGTTCAAGTATAAATGTTTGTATATGCAAACAAACAAATAAAGTGCCGACTGATGAATACAGGGACATACTGTTTCCCAAGTTTGGAGTCACACAATTTCACTCTGCAGGTCACTATGGCCACGGCACCAGTATTTACGTCATCGACATTGGACTTTCAAACTTGGCTTATGCAAACGTTCAAAGTAGAACTTTGACAAATGCAATGGCTCCAAAAAATACTCATGGATCTTTTGTGACTTCAATTTTGTGCATGCCAAAGTCGTCAAACAAAATATCAGGCATTGTTCCAGACGCTCGTGTGTACATAGCTGACGTTGCCAACGACGAAGGCCTTGTGTATACGTCTAATCTAGTGACTGCAATTAAAGATGCCACCGAACTTCAAGTTGACATTATCAGCATATCAATGGGCACATCAGTTTATGACGCGGCTCTTGAAAACGCTGTCAATCAGGCTTCAAAAAAAGGCATTCTTGTATTGGCAGCAGCTGGAAATTGCGGTTGCAGAGCGTACGAATTTCCAAGTTCTTGCGCGACGGCTATAAGTGTTGGGTCCATCGACGTGAATCGTAATAAAAGTGTGTTTAATACTCGAAACGATTTTGTTTCAGTTTTTGCGCCAGGGCAAAACATTGGTGTACCTGGATCAAAGAGTAGGCTTTCAGGCACATCATTTGCAGTTCCATTTGCCAGTGGTCTCTTAGCTCTTGAATTGTGCCGACGGCGATCTGAATCAAAAAGTTCTATGGACCGCTCGTCGGCTATTGCATTTTTAAGAACAACTATGGGCCTCAATTGTGACGATCACAATTATGCAAATGTAGTTTGCCAAGGAAGTCTTGCTCCACCACAAGGCCACGATGCACTACTATACTTTATCATTCTTGCTGCTTTGTCTGGAATCTTTCTTTTGGGTCGCTATTTTTGACCGTTTCGGCGACTTGCTCAAAACTTTTTTCTTTGGACTTTTTGGCTTTTTAAAGCTGTTGTTTTTTGAAGCAAACACATTCAAAAAGATAAGATTTACTTGGATTGCTCCAACTAAGTCTTCTTCTGCGTCGCTTTTCGGACTAACAATGCCCGCTTGCATAAAAACACCGCGAACTCGTTGCGGACTAATGCGACCATCGACTACAAAGTGTTCAATCAAACCAGGATGCAATTTTTTTGTGCCGAGGTGTAGTTTTGTAAGATCTGCATCAGGCATTTTTATTTGATATTAACTTAGACCGCGCGTTTTAAGTGGTCGCACTTTAACAAGCAACAGAAGACAAAATGGCAACAATGGACAATTCTGCAATGGCTAATGTTCACTCTGGCTTAACGGACATGTGCGTACAACTGATCAGTGCTTCTGTAGCAGCGTGGCCAGAAGATCCGTTGCTGCCTATTGCACTTGCTGAATTTAAGAAGTTGACTCCTGAGCAGGCATTCGATGTTGTTACAGAGCACCTTGGTCCATACTTTAACGGTCTAGCTTCAAAAGATTCTGCAGTTCTTTTTGAAGCCGCAAAAATGCCTTCACTATCTGCTCTATGTATTGAAGAAAAGTTTACTTCTGCAAATGCGTCGACACAGCAGACACTTTGGACGTACATTGGACACATTTGTAAATTCGTAACCATGTCCAAGCTTTATAAGCACATTCCGGAAAATGTTCTCGGTGCTGTGACAGAAGCAGCGACAGGACTTAAAGCTAAAATTGAAGAGGGCTCTATCGATATGTCGAGCGTAAATCCATTTGAGCTTGGACAACAAGTCATGTCAAAGTTTCAGCCTAAAGAACTTGAAGGCATGATGCGCCAGTTGACTTCCAATCCAGAAACAATGGCTTCAATAATGTCGCAAATGTCAAGCGTTTTGGGATCTGATGCGCTTTCCGCTGTGTCCAGCGCAATGAATGGAGGAGGCCAGCTTGATCTTGCGGCTATGATGAAACTCATGCCAAAAGAAAAGTAAAAAATTATGAAGTTGCATTTGAGTACAAAGCACTGCCGATAAAGAAGCCTATAAATACAGTAATGAACAGAATACTTAGTGGATTTGGCACGCAGTTCTCACCGTCGTACCAAGTAAGCAAGCTCCGACACATGCGTAACATAGGACGTCTAATTGATCTTTTTAAGCATGAAAGTCCGTTTTCGACAAGGCCTGTAGGACATCTTGCAAAGCATAGACCGGGCAAATATTCTACAGTGCCTTCAGGACAATCAAGACCAAAGGCTTCTTTTTGAATTGCTATCTTTTTGCAGACACTTTTGTAAGACTCGTCTTGAGATAATTCAAAATCTCCAATTGTAAATGTACTACATTCGACTGTTGAGGTGCACCGCGAGTTGTCTTCACTTGGCACAGAACCTTTTGGACAATCCATGTACATTTATTTAAAAATGTGATGTATTACTTGATCTACAGTCATTTCACAGAAATACTCTTGGTTAATTAAAATTTCATTGTGACGTCTTATGAGTTCGTCGAAATCGAACTTGGTCTGCAGTCTGGACAAAAGTTTTTTAATGGCCTTTGCCATATTATAAATGTCGTTAAAGTACAACAGAGCTAAAATCGGGTGCGCTACTGGTTTTTCTTGAAGAATAGGAGCCCAATAAGCATCTCTTGAAAAATCGTCAAATACTTCTTTAATTATTTTTTTGCTTGTTAAATGAAAAGTCCAACCCCAATCAAAAAGCACTGGACGACCCTTGTAAAAAGCAATGTTGTCAGGCTTGATGTCACCGTGAATATATTTGTGATGATGCAAAAACGAAACGCATGCCCAAAGTTCTTTAAAAAACGCGACAAAGCCAGCACGGTCTAAATCAGGCAAGTGGCTTTTTAAATCATAATCAAATCGAGGCATTTTTATAGCACAAAAAGTTTCTGATTCGATGCGGTGAGCGATTTCAGCGCATCGTTCGCCATCTGGATCTGCGACAATGTGCTCTGAATCTAAATCAGTTTTTGTCACATTGCAATACTTGCGACCCCTGTAATAAACACCGTAACGTTCTTCTGGATCAATTTTAAAGAGCTTCTTTGATATGTTAAAGTCAGGTGTTGCGTCCTCGTACTTTGCAATTTTTGTTACAAAATTAGGATCTTTTGTGTAAAGCTCTGGTCCAATTACACAACCTTGGCCTCCTTGGCCAACTATTTTGCCACCTTGCAAAAAATACTTGCGACCGCCAATTATAACATTGAATTTCATTTATTTACAGTTCTGAATACAATTCTTGTGTAGGCGTTCCAGAACGTGCTGGCATAAAACTTGGAGCTGCAATTGCATCTTCTTCAATTGGACTATGAGGTGCATATCGCGGTGTGCCTGATTCTGCAGGACTGCTTGGCCGGTAAGGAGGACTACTGGATCTTGATCGAGGATATTCTGGAGTAACTGGACGAAATCCATCAGCCTTGAAAGCTTCTGGATTGTAAGCTTCAGGATACATGCGACCATTTCCTGGAACTACAATAGGTTTTTGCCCGTTCGATGATTCGAGCGCCGCATAAGGTTGACCAATCGAGCCGTAATGACCAACAAAAGTCGGCACTACAATTTCAGGTTCAGTAATGTTAAGGCCACTTGTGAAAGCTTCTGATAAATCTGCATCGTGTAACTTTACGACAAGTAGGTCAATAAAGTCGGAAGCCGTAGTGCTTAATTTTAGTAAAGAAGCGGCATCTAATTCTTGTTGTGTGGCTGCAACTTTGAGAGCATATTTTTTTGGTTCTTGAACAGAAGCCAAAACTTGAAGAGGCCTTATTGAGCCCCACAAAATTATGCGTGCTGTCATGTAAATGTCGTCACGTGACTTTTTCATTGCAGCTGGACATTGCACAAGCAGGCACGATGATTGCAATAGTAGAGATCTACTCTCAAATTCTGAAAGTTTTGTTCCAAATTTAAGAAGTCTCAAGAGTTCCTTCAGAGGTTTTGCGTCGGAGGACCATCCCCGCAACACAAAACGCAAATTGCCAGGACGCGTATTTGGAACAACAGAACCTACAAGAATTTCGCCGACTGTTGGTACTGAACTTCTGTGGTCAAGTCCCAAAGGTGCCTGAGCGAGCTGTATAGGCCCGACTGCCAATTGAGACCGAGATCGTCCAAATTTATCAAAAAAAACCATTTTAGGAGTCTCGCGCACTGAAGTTGTTCGAAAGTGTACCTCGACTGCTTCGCCAACATAACCTGCTTTAGAATCCTGCACACTGACGACGCTTAGAAAACTTAGATTCTCAAGAATGTCGACGAGCGAAGCGCGCGCTGTAGTAAATGATGGCGCAGCCGTCGTAATTCGATCAAGCTTTGAATGAAAGGCTCCATGAGGCCTCGAACTTTCAGCCATAATTAATTTATTTGAATTGTTTGTCCAAACAAACACTTGCTGATCTCACACAAACAATTTTATCATGGATGAAATGGAAGCTGCAGAAGCCTTGTTAAAATTCAGTTCAGGAGCATATTACTTTGCTGAAAAAGTTCTTGGTCATCGAATCGTTTTCATCAATGGCATAACACGATTTGAGGTTCTTGTAAAATGGCAAAATTCATCAAGACAGACTTGGGAATTTCTGTACGGACCGGGCGGCATCGGCGACATTGATGCTGTTAAAGAGTACGTGCAGCGTTTAAAAATAAGGCTTACGTCGAGATTGGCCTGAGGTTCTTTAACTGCTAAAAATTGCGCTCAATACACAAAAATATGGATTGTCCAATTTGTAAGTGTGACCTCGGCTTTCCTGACTTTGTTGCTTCTTCTGAAGATCACGAAGAATCCGAACAAGTTTTTCGTCTTAAATGTGGACATGCTTTTCATAATGCGTGCTTGTGCCGTGCACTTCGTACGGATCATGGATGTCCAATGTGCCGTGGAACTTTAGAAGAAACGGCCGCTGACGGCATTACAAATATGCAAATTGTTGTGGACGCCGACGGTCTGTTAACTCTTCAAACTGTTCAAACTGAACCGGATGTTGCAGAAACAACATTTGATTTAGCAGAAGCACGACGTGTTAATGAAGCATTAACTGCTGTGGGATCTGTAACTTCCGTACAGAAAGCTAGGTTTAAAGTCAATAAAGCAACAAGGAAATATAGGCTATTAGAGCATTCTTTATTCAAAGAGCGCGCAACTACTCTGAGAAAAGCGCTTGATGATTTTAGGGACAAGCACAGAAATGTTTTTGACAAGGAAAGACGCAACTTAAAAAGGACTCTACGGTCTTTGCGCCATATCGAAACTGCTGAAGTCGCCAAGGTCTTAAATGACGTTGATTTAAGTTCTTATATCAATTACGAAGTGGGCGCTCATGTCGGCAATAATGAAACCTTTGGACCATTAAAGCATTCATTTTGGAAACACTAGTTTGAAAACATTTTTTTGAACAATTTGAGAAGTAATAAAAACATGGACATTCTGAAAGAAAACCCGGACCGTTTTGTGTTGTTGCCAATTAAGCACAAAGAACTGTGGGATTTTTACAAAAAAGCAGAAGCGTCTTTTTGGACATCTGAAGAACTTGATTTCGAGTCTGACAAGCGTGATTGGCAAAAATTAAGCAGTGGCCAAAAACTTTTCGTTGAGACTGTTCTTGCATTTTTTGCTGCTTCAGATGGAATTGTAAATGAAAACTTGGCGGCTAATTTTATGTCAGAAGTGCAATTGCCTGAAGCTCGGTGCTTTTACGGTTTTCAGATTGCCATGGAAAACGTTCACTCTGAAACATATGGCCTTCTTATTGAAACTTACGTCGAAACGCAGGAAAGAAAGAAGGAACTTTTTGCTGGCCTTCGTAACTTCAAAAGCATTCAAGCGAAAGGACTTTGGGCACTAAAATGGACTTCTAAAGAGAACGCATCTTTTGGTGAACGCCTTTTAGCTTTTGCTTGCGTCGAAGGCATTTCATTTAGTGCCTCTTTTTGTGCAATATTTTACTTTAAAAAGATGGGACTTTTGGCTAATGGCCTTGGAAAATCTAATGAATTAATTGCGCGCGACGAGGGCCTTCATCGTGATTTTGCGTGCGCCCTCTTTAAAATGCTGACTGAAGATCAGCGGCCGAGTATCGAAACGATTAAAGATATTATTCAAGAATGTGTTGACGTCGAGCGCCAGTTTGTCTCAGAAGCATTGCCAGTCGAACTTATCGGCATGAACAGCCGCGAAATGACGAAGTACGTCGAATTTATTGCTGATTCGCTTTGCACTCAAATCGGCATTGACAAGATATACAATACAAAAAACCCTTTTGATTTTATGGAGTCCATCGCTCTTCAAGGCAAAACCAATTTTTTTGAGGCACGCGTAACTGAATATGCTCGAGCGGGCTTTGGTGAAGAAGATACTCAAACGTTTTCTTTGCACGAAGATTTTTGAGTCTTATGAGTCTCATTCATTAAAAAAAAATGCTTGTGTGGTTGTAACATTTTTTTGTGTTTGCAATTTAAAACATTTTGAATAAAAATGAAAACAATAGTTATTAATCTAAAAAGTCGTCCTGAGCGTCTACAACAATTTCAACTGGATTGGTCTTTTTTAGACTTTGAAGTAAGCGATGGTATTTTACACGATGTACCACATACTGGTTGCGGTCTTGCACATATTGCAGCAATCCGAAAAGGATTACATTATTCTGAATGGTGTTTAGTTTTAGAAGACGATGCAGTGTTAGATTGCCCGATTTCTGAATTTTTAGACAACATAGATATTGCAGTTAAGCTTTTGCCGACTTTGTCATGGGATGCTGTAAACTTAGGAGCATTATCTCACATGCGTTTTGACAAACCAGAACGTGTTACAAAAATTAACGATAATTTTTTTAAAGTTTCAAGAACAAAAAGCTTGCGCAGTTGCACAGCTATGTTGTGGTCACATCACGCACTACCATTACTTAATACTTACGAGCAACTACTTTTAAATGGACTTATCTTTCCAATCGATCGCATGCTTTTTGCGTGGAAATATCCGTGGACTGTCGATAATTTTGGAGAAGGTGACGAAAGTTTTAATTCAATTCAAATTGATGCGCCATCTGTTTTTATAAGTCGAAAGTGTTTAGTGGTTCAAAAAATTACTTTATCTGATAATACAGGCATTCAAAGCGAAGATTTACGGGATGATTATTTAGAAAAGCTCTTTACGCTGGGTTGACCGGCACAAAAGATTCTGCAACAATATTTGAATCGTGTATGAGTATTTTATGCGAGTAGTGGTCTAGTACAAAGTTAAAAACTTCGAATGGAAACTCTTTTGTAATTTCATGCAGTTTTAAGTGTTGTCCAGCCATAATTTCTTCTGGCTCGTCCAGAAAGCGAACCTTGTGCCAATAGGTCACCATTAATTTGTTCTCAGAATCTGCAAAAATCCGGTGATTATCGTCAGATTGAACATGCAAAACTGTGCTTTTCTTAATGTCAACAATTTTACTGTACGATCCATCGACTTGTAAAAGTTGAGATCCAATACGCAAATCTTTTACTTGCTGTGGTCCTTCTATGGTTTTTACTACTACCTCGCCTAAAAAGCAAGGATTACTTAAATTTACTTCAGCATAAGCTGTAAGAACGTCGTTAAGCGAATATAAAGTTACCCTAAGCGTTCTTGTTGTTGGGTTATTTGCTAAATTTGCTTTTGCAGATCCGCTCACAATATCACTAATACTATCGCCTTCAATTGTTGGCGTTAAAGTTACAGTACGCCGAACTGCACCTGCTTCAGTCCATTCTAATGTTTGATCAGGCGTTCCCGTTCCATTAACAATCGATAAATTTGTTATTGTAGGTTGCACGGGCACATTGTTATTTCTTGTTAAAAAAAATATTACCACAAAAATAATAACCAAAAACCAAAGCATTTTATTTTATTCATTGTACATCATCTCATTTACTGAAAGAAGATGTAAATAATTACTTTGCTAAGGCGTCACAACATGCTATACTTTCAGCTAAAGGCATTTGGATTGGCGGACTCTTTTGCGTAAATGCGCTTGGCCCTAAAATTGGTCCGTAAATGCCAAGATCTTGTGCGACGCGCACGTATCGTACAGCATCGATGACGACTCCCGCGCTATTTGGCGAATCCTGAACTTCTAGACGCGCATCGAATTTGACAGGAGCTCCACAAAAGCCAGTAAGTTCTAAGTGAAAATGAGCGACTTTTGTATCACCAAAGGCTCTAATGTAATCAGATGGACCAGCATGATAAAAATCTGGCTCGACTCCATGGGCTCTCAAAACGTTTTCCTTAGAAATCTTCTTTGAAGAAAGTCTTGAACGATCAGTCATGTTATAAAAATCAGTGTTTCCACCAGAATTTTGCTGAATGTGCATCGATACCTTATGGCCTCTTGACATAGCAAGTTCTTGAAGCATTTGAGACATTACCGAAGCTCCAAATTGGGATTTCATGTCGTCTCCAATAATTGCTACTTTAGCGTTTTCAAAACGTGAGGCCCATGTTTTGTCAGAGGCGATAAAAACAGGGATACAATTGACCATGGGTACCTTTGCTTCTAGGCACACAGAGGCCCAAAATTCAGTTGCTATCTGAGAGCCCACAGGCAAGTAGTTTACAAGAGCATCAATTTTGTTGTCCTTCAGAAGTTCTGCAGTACTTACAATCGTCATTTCAATACAATGATTTTTTTCTCCAGTAATGAAAAAACGTTCAGAGTCTTCTTCGCTTACGGCGCGCATGTGGTCCGCAACACCATCAAGGAGCGGAGCAGACAATACTGTGCAATCAAAACGTCCAGACTGATCAGTCTTTACTGAAGAATCCAGAGTCATGCAGCAATTCGGCTTTGCAAAAATGGCCTCGTTCAATGGTAAACCGACTTTGCGAGCATCAACGTCAAAAGCCAGTGCAAAAGAAATGTCGGAAACTTTGTAGTCACCTATTTGAGATCTTAGCAGGCCATCAGTTAATTTAGCACTTGAATAATATTTTACCCCTTGAACTAGAGCCGATGCGCAATTTCCAACGCCAACAATCGCGACACGCATTTATTACCAAAAGTAAATTATATTTTACATGTGACAACGCATAGAATTTACAAACTAAACATTTTTTCATAAAATTGCTTAACTTTTTCTGATGCCCGAATCGCCGACGAATCAAAATTTTTTAAAGAGAGTCCAGCAAGTGTACGAGCCCTTGAAATGGCAACATAAGCTTGTCCATCGGCAAATACACTTGAATCAATAGATGCTCTTACGAGGTCAAGAGATTGCCCTTGAGATTTATGAACAGTTGTTGCCCACGCTAGTTTTAATGGCATTACCCAAGCGTAAAGAAGAAAGCCTTTTTCTTGACGTTCATATCGAACATAAGGAACTAAAATTTCAACTGGTTCATTGTCAACCATAAATCGCACCATAGGATGCTTCAGGCCTTTAATGTAGGCCTTTGATTGCGTAGGTTCGTCAGGATCAAAATCAGTAAATACAGATGAGTGTTGCCAAACACGAGCACAAGGTTCTTCAAATCCAATGACGACTCCGCGTGAACCATTAACAAGACCACGTTCTTGTTTTAAATTAAATGATAGCATAACTTGAACGCCGTTCTTTTCAGCGGTAGGTTCATCTCCGACAGCATAATCCGGCGCTTTTAAAATGCAATCTTGAGCAGAAATGTCTTTTATAAATTTTAATAGCTTATCGCTTTGTCCTGGACCTGAACTGCCTTGCATTCCTGGACGAACTTTAAAAATAACAATTTCTGTTGCAATTTGAGATAATCGATCAGCATTTAATTGGTCTACGTCCTTATTTGTCGCGTATAATTCAGTGGGCATTATGCCGTGACGTTGAATGTCTACGCCGACACGACTTTGAAGCACGTTAATGTCGTCGGGAGTGCAAGACCCATTTCGCATGCGACTCAGCAGTTCTACAAATGCAGTGTCTTTTTGACGGTACACTTCCGTTAAAATAATACTATCGTCTAAGCATTCTTGAAAAAGAGGACACTCGAAAAGAAAGCGCGATTTAACTGGCGGCAATTGAAAAAAATCACCGACAAGAATAAGTTGAATGCCGCCAAATGGTTTACTGGATGTTCTTAAAACCTTTAAAATATTTGAAATTTTTATAAAAAGTTCTGATGAAAGCATTGAGATTTCGTCAATAATAAGGCTTTGAATCGTGTTCATAGTCTTTTTGTACCACTTAAAAGCCTGAGGTTTTTGCAAAATCCGTTCCATTATGGTCTCGCAAGTAATTTCAGGTAAATCGTCTTCAGTTCTCAACCAAAAAAAACTGTGCAACGTACGGCCTTTAATAGAAACAGCTGCGAGACCAGTTGTAGCAGTAACTGCAAATTGACGGCGTCTATGTGTCCAATAACTAACGACGCGCTTTAACAATTCAGATTTGCCGGAGCCTGCTGGACCTGTCAAAAATACAGACTTACCGCTTATAATCTTTGCAAATGCTTTTGCTTGCGAAGGTCCAAGACCGCCATGAAAAATTCCAGATGCATTGTCATGTACATTGGGTTCATTCCTTTTCATATTAACTAAAAAAAATGTTTGCAATTTACAAACAACTTTAAACTACAACTCGAAATGTATTCATTACTGGATTTTTAAGAAACACTATAGAGCCTACAGGCCAGTTGTGCCATCGAACCATAGGATCTGATTGAAGCAATAAAGGCAAATCACTTGCACTTAATGTTTGTCCCAAAACAGCTCTCGCTTGCTGAAGCGTGACAACAGAATGCTTGACGCTTAAAATGTGCCTTGGTAAATCAATAAGTAAATCATCAAAAAGAAAGAGCTCTGCCCATTTAGGCATTTCTTTTCGAGCTTGAGGACTCAACTTGTTGGGACTTATAACAATATTGTGGTCGTCAGAATTCATGACGTCACAAAGGTATTTGACTTGTTCAGTAGATATCATTCGATCACGCTGTTTTGAAGCATCATAATTCCGATCTAAAAGCCATAAACAAATGTCTGAATCTTTTGTAGGCACCGTAACGCGCATTGCCTCGCCGAGAGAGCAATTCTTGTTTTTCGCTATTGTGTAAAGTGCACCTGCAGCTTCCAAAGGATCATCTTTTTCAAAGAAAGTCGTTTTTACTTCGTGGCCCCGATCTTTAAGAAGACGGCCCATGTTAATCATTGAAACACCAAGACGGTACAAAAATTGCTGGTCCATTTTTTTACAAAATTTTGACAAACATCATTTTTACAAACAAAATGATTTACGCTCGAAAACGATGTGAGCGCAATTTTAAACCTTTTCTTGAATTTTTCGTTCATTATGTTGATGGCCATCTTACATTACCAAGAGCCAGCCTTGATCGCTTTACTAATCGCCTTTTGCAACCTCCAATTTCAGTGGGCCTCAATATATTTATGCCAGTTGACTCAAAAGCTTCTGGACCGACAAAGCGTACTCTTGATAACATCAAGCTCGATGGTGCATGGATCACTCACGCCGACACTATTCCTCGCGGATCTTTGGGAACCTTAAAAGGCCTCGCTGTTTATTACGGCGTACCTATTGATCCGTCTCTTGAACATCTTGACGAGATTGCTCTATATAATGTTGCTTCGCAATTGTGGCCGGACTGCAAGGTTTCTAATGAGCCTTACGTAATGTACCACGGCACATCACGTGCTTTAGTAAAAAACATTTTGACTGACGGGCTAAAGCCAACCACGGGTATGCTTGGAATTGCAGTTTACTTTGGATCGTTCTGGAAAGCTTTTCGGTTTTCAGTCTTTACTCAAAATTATGAGAGGCGTCCAGGAGCTATTTTAAGAGTATACTGCTTTCCAAAATTATTGCCACTTATAAAAACAGTTGCGAGTGACAAGTGCAAGTGCGAAAAGTGTACAATTAATAACAGTGGAACATTATGCGATCACATGGGCCTATGGCAAAAAGTCACTGACATGGTTATTGCGTGGCCAACGCCTGGTGCTCCTATTAAGAATGAAGAATGCGCAATGCCCGATGGCTCTCTTGCTTTTATCGATTCAGTAGCACACGCATCATGTACTACCGATCATCACGAACCATTAAACAGGTCATTAGTTATTGATTAATGGTTCTTGATTAATGTGCGTTGAGTACAATAAAATAAAAAAGTTGCAACTATTAACAAAGGGGCCGTTGTAAAAGGCTGACCACGCCTTAGTGTGTCTTTGTCTTTGCTGCGGCCAGAAAGTGCGTCGGGGTTCCAGTCGCTTGATATGACGCTGTAATTTTGTAGAGAACGGAAAATCTTTTATGATACTTGCTTGTGCGAGTGGCGCCATGTGCTTCATGCCATTTTTAGTCGCATTTCCTCTCTTAATTTTAAGCTTTGCTTAAAATAGGACAATAAAATTATGAGCTAGTTTTTCTAGCTGGCGTCCTGTATCTGAAGCGCGTAGAAGACTCCTTGACCGAACGGCCAGCTTTGCTCAGTCAATCGGTGCGCCCCGCTGTTTTTAGCGGGCACGCGGGTCAATGAATCTCGAAACCAAGACTTGATGACAATTGCGTCGTCATGAAATGCAACTCTGGCAATGTTGTAGGGTATTCTTGGTGCACAGTCCGGCCATGAGGTAATGGAAGGTCCTCGCTGCTTGCGCGGCATTCGGTGCGTAAATTTTTGTAAAAATAGTGTCGTTTTTTCAATCTCGTTCTTCCCGGCTCGCGAAATCTTGAGGCACTTGCCTTAGGATTTCGCGAGCCGTTTTTTTATCTTCAGTAAATAAAAATGATTGATACACTTGTACGCGTGATGTTGCCTTCCAATAAGCGGCCTCGTATAAGGTGGATCGTCGGCGAAAAAAATAATAGATTTATTGTTAGAGCTCCCAAAATAGGAGTTTCAATACAAGAATTAAAATTATTTAGAAACAATGATTATGGAAAAGAAACACTTCTTCCTTTGAATTCAAAAATATTAAAATAATGTTACTTCGTCGCAAAATCACATGCGATTACCATTTTGTTTCCTTTTTTAACCCATTGCCATTCCATTTCAAAACCTAGCTTTTTAACGGCTTTCATCAAATGATTTGCTGTGTATTCATTGTCGACATACATGGAAAAGAGAAACATTTATTATATTGTTAAAATGAAAAGTATTCTCCTGCATATGACGGACTCGATGCATATGCATAAGGCAATGTGAAGCGACCATTGACGCCAGTGTAAGTGCCCCAAGAATTATAAAAAGTAAAAGTCTGAGTTGCGTCATTATAACCTGTGAGGCATATAGCGTGTCCTCCAATTGCTTGTTCACTTTTTTGTGGAAGAGGCACGACTCCTGTTGTTAAAACGGTAGTAGTCATAAAAGAACGAAACACTAAAATAGCAATAAGTACTGCATGACCGTCGGCTAATGCTGTTTTTATTGTCGTCAAATTGGTAGATGCCGAATTCGATATAGTCAATTTGCGCATAATATTAATGTCAGAAGATGGGTCAGGAATTATTAAAGGCCGCACAAAAATGTTGGCTCCTGTGTAAGGCCATGCTGTTTCAGGAATAGTTCCAATATTTGTGAGAACATTCATTGTAGCGCTTAGAGTTGACCCAGTATCACTTAATGTTGTAAATCCAGGCGTTATTGCCCGTGATTTCGCGTACCAAAACGACGTTGAAGGCTCAACAAGCGGTTGTCCATTTTTTGCTTGATTTATAAGGTACGCGTAACGTGTCGAGAACGCTGTGCATGAGCCCCATGGACCTTGATCACGAACTTGAATGCTGGATTGCCACACATCAGCGCTGGCAGGCAATACTCGTGTTGTCGCAGTAGAGACCTTTACAGATTCCTTAACCAAATTCTTGTCTTGACTGCCAACAGTTACTTGGGATTTGTGCATAAATAATGAAAGCATTCGCGTGTGTGACATAGAAGCCAGGTCGTCATTGGTTGGACCTCTGACACTAGAATTTGAGAGAGATGGGTCATTGAGCGCCCACGCAAAGACAATAAAAAGTAAAACTATGACAATAGACAACAAAGCAGATTTCATTTATTTATTAGCTTGCCATATTGAAAAAAAACTAAATAAATAAAATGTTTTACATAACTATGACGCGGTACAATGACAATAATCAAACTAAGGAAAATTTTGGACTTGAATTTAAAACTAACTCAATACACAAATTAAATAAGTACATAAAAACTTATTTAGGGTCTGACGTGGTATGCAGAGAAAAATTTTTAAAAAACATTTCGAAAGAAGGTTACGCGTTAAAAGGCGAACCATTCGGATTAAATGTAGACATGTATCATCAAAAATTTAACAAAGGCATTGTTGACAGTTATTATGCATTTTATGACAATCAAAAAAGATTCAATTTAAGAAGTGACGCCAAAATTGTTAAATTAGATGAATATGAAGAATGGAAACATTTCGCGTTTCGTAAAAATCTTTAATTAAGAAATATTATTTGCTATGGTTATTGCAATGACAAAGGAAGCTCCAAAAAATAGTAAAACTGATAAAAAGAGAGTGGCGTACCATGTATTGTCGCACTGCACGCATGCGCATTGAGAACATTCGCCATCACATCTTTGCTGCATTAAGCACATGCAGCACGTGTCACAAGGATCACAAAATTCAGTTGCGGTTCGAGTATTTGCAGTGCACACATTTGGCACCAAGGTCGGAAAAGTGCAATTATTTGTGACAACATTTGATTGTAAAGAAAGACGTAACCCCTTTGATAATGGTCCACGAATTGCTGCATTAAAATTTTCGACATATTTCGTTGCAAGTTCATTGACTGGAACAGTATTAAAAAGAATATTTTCATTGTCTGGCCATTCAAGAGTCCAATTGCCAGTAAACATGACGTCTACCGTTAAATGAGGAAAATCAAATTTGTCAGAATGCCGCGGTACGCTCACTAGGATGTTTCCAGTAATATTTAGAATGTTTTGATACACAACGCCGTCGTCTCCAGGTCCGGGTGTTGGCCATGTGTACCCGACGCCGGTGGCGCGCAAAGCTAAAGTACACGACAAGGAAATTTCTACAGGTACAATTAAAACTGCCAAGTCAGTTAATTTACAAGCTGAAAATGTAACTTGTGAAAGGTTATCATTTAACGTTATGGAGTACACAGACGTATCTGTTATGCCTACTGATCCGCAGGAGGTGTAGCATGAACCGAACGAAATTCCGGTGGCTTTCGGAACTTTTGATACAACTGAAGACCACGTGTCGGCAAAATCTGTTGTCAAAGTACTTAACGTATCGTCAAACACGCTGCTAGTACAAGTCACTTTATTTATGCAAAAAGGCCAAAGAAATGTGTGCACTCTTTGCGTCACATTCATCCTTCATACTTACAAGATTTACAATTTTTAATGTCCATGGCGGTTTTGCGTCGCCATACCTAAACCACCACATCTTTGCAGCTTTGGATTTGTCAACGACTGCATCAAGATATTCTGCGCTTACTGTGCACAAATACCAAGATGTGTCTGTAGAAACGCCAAACGCCCTTTTCTGCTTTTCTAATAGTGGCCAGTCATGAACTTTAGTAAATGGCGCATAAGTACTATGCATTAAAATCGCGAGGGCCCAATTCTGACGCTTTGGCCTTCGACCTGCTGGCCACAAAGATTCATTCGGCAAAAAGGGCAATTTTCCAGGACGCTGCACAATCAGTGCACGCTCTCCATCAGTAACCAAAACTGAAACCTTGCTTTTCATTTATACCAAAGCACCTTTTGAAAAAGGCCACGCACTAAACGTGGAACCCATTAAATCAAAGTCCTTTAAGTTTGTGTTTGAAGCAATCGTTGAAGCCAAATTACGGTCTCTTGAACCAAGCACGCAAAATGAATCACAAGGAAGTAATATTGCAGGCATTCCTATGCAACCACTAAAATTGAGTGCGTCACGAGAAATGCCGGACAAGACGCGAATGCCTGAAAGATCGACAGTTGGAGTCATTAGGCCCCTTGAATGATCAACAAATTCAAGAGTGTGAACCCATGAAGAATTTAAAAACGCATTGCAAGCGAATTGTAATGCAATGAGGTACACTGGCACAACATAAGGAGCCAAAAGGTCACCATAACGAGTCTTAATAGTCGGTCCAACTGACAATGGAACAATTTTTAGGTGACACTTTAATTTATTTGCATTTACAATGGCTTTTAGAGAATCAAAACACATGGCAAGATCTTCGTACACGCTTAGCGCATACGCAGCAAAATCAAAATAATAAGGACCAATTTTCGGACCTGAAGCTGCATCAGTATCCGACTTTAAGAAAAAACGTTCAGCGTCAAGGCCTTCTGCTTGCCAATCATGCACCGCTAAAAAACAAGCGAGAACTTGAAATGGTTCGATTGGTCGTCGCAGTGCACCAGAACATATATAACGAACGTCAAGCGGCAAGAGTGTACACCGTTTTCGAGTCTTTATACGAAATTCAGGTGACACAATTAAATCTGTTTGTTTTCTGTCAAGTTTTTTGTCAAGGCCGTCAATTACAAAGGTCGTAAGACTGTCACCGTATTCATGCGATACAGGCAACTTTTGCAACAGTTCAAATTGTTCTTCGGCTGATGACCTTGAACTGTTGAAAACGATTACGGAACCGTTTGTGTTGTTTGACATTTTTTTATTGAGTGTCCAATTAATCTAAAAAGTTGACCGCAAACAAAATATAAAATGTCAAAACGAGTTCGCATAGCGGACGATGATGACGCTTGCGAAACTGGCGAACTAGCCGGCGAACCAGCCCACGACAATGAAATCGTCAAAGACGTCATTGCGCTTCTTGAAGGAGCACCTAACGCTTCAATGGCTCAAGGCCTTAAAAACATTACTGAGCACGACCTTGATTTAGAAACAATGCAAGGCGTCATTCGGCAATTGCACGATCATTGGTGCAGCCCTGCTGCAGACTCTCATATAGATAATGTTGCAGCAGAACGATTTGGTGTTTCTGATCTTTTTCAGCGTGACGAACTTGTACCTTATGGCGACGGCGGCCTTCGCAAAATAATGCAACGAAAAGAGTTATGTTTACTGAGAACTAGATATCATGCTGTGCGTCTTGGCATTATGGACCTTGAAGAAGCGGACATTGCGGGAGCAGCTTCAAAAGCTATGCTGGGGCGCACGCACGAGTGCCTTCAACGTCTTTATGACGCTTTAATGACGTCGTTGTTAACTCGAAAATGCCTTGATCCTTTATGGGCTTCAGATTGTCCTACTGGCGAAGATCCGTATTTTATTCGGGCTTTTGACATTAACAAGTTAAATGCCAATCAGCAATTTCTTGTTTTTGTTCTTGAACAGGCACACAAAATGGGTCTTCGACGTTATCGTGGTGCGTGCTACATTGAAATTGAAAGCCCACCTTTTTTGGTGAATGGAAAAACAAGAACTTACAAAACTCATGCATGGCGTAAATACACTGAAATTGCTGAATTTGTAAATCGGTGTGCGCCAAAAGAAACTCATTTAACAATGTGGCGCACTGCAGTTGATGGTCCTGCAAAAAATCGAGCAATTGAGCAACTCCAAAAATCTTATGACATGCAATTTCCCGACTTGGTTCCTGATCGTCAATATCACTCTTTTCATAATGGCCTTTACGATACTTTAAACAAATCTTTTTATCCTTGGGGTCATCAAAGCATCACAAGCAATATGGTAAGCTGCAAATACCACGATCGCGTTTTTGATGAAACAATTATGCAATATGAAGACTGGCGCGACATTCGAACACCTCATTTCGACAAAATTCTAAGCGTCCAAATGTCTCATATTGTGCACATTGAAATGGGTCCGGGCAACGTACCGTTAAAATGGAACAAGCAGACGGCAGCTGCAGAAAACAAGAGACTCAAAGCTCATTATGATGCGCAATGCGCCGAAGCTCGAAAAGCTGGTTGGACCTCTGAAGAAATTGAAGCATCAATTAAATGCGAAACTGTAATGGCTGACACGATTGTGCAGAACAATGAGGGCCATCTTGTCATGGAATGGGCTTACGTCTTTGGTGGGCGCTTATTGTATCCTGTTAATTTTATTGACACGTGGCAAGTTATGCCGATGTTTGTTGGGCGCGCTGGAACTGGAAAATCATTGATTTTATCGACTTGGTCTCGTTTTTTTGAGGACGCTGACATTGCTACAATTGCGAATGATATTCAAATGGGTTTTGGACTTGAAACTGTATGGGACAAATTTTTGTGGATGATTAAGGAGGTTAAGCACGACTTAAAGCTTGACCAAGCTCAGCTTCAATCTATGATTACTGGGGAAGAAATGTCCATTATGCGTAAAGGATTACCAGCACTTCAAGTTGTATGGCGAGCTCCTGGCGTCATGGCAGGCAACGAACTAGCAAATTGGACAGACAATTCTGGGTCGATGTCTCGTCGTCTAGTTCTTTTTTACTTTCTTAAAAAAGTAAAGCAATCGGATCCGCGTCTTGCAAAAAGTCTTGCTGACGAGTTGCCAGCACTTTTGCACAAGTCGAATATGGCTTATGCTGAAGCATGTGCGCGTTTTGGACATTGCGATTTGTGGGGCCGCAATCCTGAAGTAACTGCAGAAATTGCAGAAAATGCTGACCTGGAACAATCTTATCGCGGAAGTCGAACCATTTTGCCGAGTTACTTTCATGCGAACAAGAGTTCATTGAAACAGCAGACGCACCTTATGGAAAACTTTTTGGCTAATCCAGATGAACTGGAAATGCGTGACAAGAGTTTACAAGGTATGCCTTTCGAAGTGGACAAAGACAATTTACTATCGTTCAAATCTTTGGCTAATGCATATTTTAAGAAGCTTGACGCAAAGCCTTTTCAATGGTCAAAGACTGACAGATACATGGCAACTTTGGAAGATTACGATCTTGAAGTGCGCAAGCTCACAGAAGTTGACAGACGCGAAGGCCGTCACATTTACGGTGGACGCGAGTACGAAAAAGACACGACATGGATTTTTGGGGTCATTCCAAAAGAAAAGTAAATTTAAAAGTATATTCAAAGGTTAGCGGCTGTACAATCAGAAAGGGTCATGTTTACAGCCACCACGGACGCCACGGACACCGCTGCCACCAATAACACGGCCCGCGCGTAATTTTGATCCGCCTCTAAAAAACCCAACATTGCCAACGCCACCAACTGCAGCACCTAAAAGGCCTCCATTTCTACCGCCTAAAGCGTTGCCAACGAGATAACCAACGCCAGCATTTTTAAGACGCGCATACTTGTCTTCACCACCAGAAAAGCCGCCTTCTGAAACGCTTCGGCCACCTGACATGCGTCGGCCGCCTGACATGCGTCGGCCGCCTGACAAGCAATTGCGGCGTCGTGCACCGCCTTTAAAGCCACCTGTAATTGAGCGTGATCCTCCCCAAAATTTACTAATTTTTTTCTTCATTGATTTACTCATTGGTTTTTTAATCATTTCTTCGAACATTTTATTTTATACATTTCTCAAAACTCTTCGTCGACGGTCTTGGCCTTCTTTTTCTTAGGACTCTCATTGTCAACAGTCTTGTCAGAAATCTTTTCAGCGATCTTGTCGGCCTTCTTTTTCTTGGGCTCCTCCTCAACCTTGTCGATCTTGTCGGCCTTGTCGGCCTTGTCGGCCTTGTCGGCCTTGTCGGCCTTGTCGGCCTTGTCGAACTTTTCGGTCTTTTCGGCCTTCTTGTCGAACTTTTCGGCATCTATCTTTAGGTCGTCATCGATGTCGGGCACTTCATCGACGTCTATATCAGAACTCATGGCTGCACGAGCAGCGCGACCGGCGAGAATAGGATCGACGTAGTCCTTAATCTCAATTCCGTCAATGGCGGTCTTGGCCTTCGGAGGCGCAGGCGTAATGAACACCTGCTTGGCAGCTAGCGTTACGCCAAATTTTGCAGCTAGCCATACCATTGATGGATTAAACACGACGCGGATTTTGCAACCAGGTTGGCAATGCTTCGGACCGACAAATTCGTAAACTGTGTTACCTTGCGCATCCTTAATGTGATTGCCAGCCGGATCCTGGCAAGGTGTCCAAGGCACCATCTGTTCCTTCCCAGTAGTCATTGATGTGTCCTGACAAATGTAAAAACGAGTCTGGTTGTCATCCGGACCGCCGCGGCCCTGAGCATCGACAAGGCGAGACTTCCACTTGACATCAACAGGCCACTTGTTGTCAGAATTCGACTTGTAAATGACTTCGTCGACGTAGTTTTGCCATCCTGTCACTTTGAATTTAACAGTGTCGTCGTAGCGCGAGCCGTCGATCTTTTCTGAGCCTTTCTTGATGGACATTGAGTGCATTGTGCGCAAATCAGATTCGCTCTGAATGTCGTCGCCGATTTTGCCAAACCACGACTTCTTGTTCGCAAAAGCGAGAGATCTGATCTTGCCATCAAATTGTGAGAGCGCATTCTTAAAGGTATCAGCATTAGAGTCGAAGGAATCTAGACGAACCTCGAGTGCAAATTTGTCATCAGAAGCATCGTCTCCCATTGGACGAACAGGCCACGCCTGCTCGAGTTTGGGCGTCGCAACAGACACGCGAGGATCAATAAAGACGAGCTTAGCCTTGCCCATTGCCTTTGGAGGCTTTGCAACCATCGCATCAAGCGGGTACTTCTCCATTGCAACGACCGACATCTTTTGATTAGAGATGAAGTAGATTGTTTGTAACAACAAACGCGAAAACAAACAAACTTGAAAAATGCTTGTTGAAAGTCTATTAAAGTTGCCTTCTACTGCAAACAAACAAGTTGGCTGACCAACTTGAGTGAACTTGTAAAGCGTTCACTTTTTCGTCATCGGCCGACCACGTGCTCAAACATTTATTCTTCGACGCAGAGCTCGTTCGATCGGTGAGTCCTGTTCACCGAAAAAATCTGAGCGCCTATCTTCCGCGCAAAGTCGCAAGCGCTTTTCAAACGCGCGCTAGGTGCAAAAAACTAACTTCCGACCGAGCGACCTCGCGAAAACATCGCTTCCTCCTCAGGCACTTTGAATTACGAGACGTCTCGCACATCTACGGAAAGGTTGGGATCTGGCCCATCGCTTTTGATCCTCCAAACATCGTTAAAAGGCACTTCACACGCGTAAGGGCCTTTTTTCTGTTTGTGGAAAGCACACGCCAGAACACGGTCAGAACAAGTTCAAGTTGATTTCAAGTTGATTCAAGTTCAAGCAAGTTTACTCAATGGACTTTGACATGATGGCCCCGCTTTTGTTCATCATTAATCTTCTTGCATCATGCGTTTCAGCTTCTTTTGAGTTTCAAAAGAATGACGATTCATTTGACGTCAAAGTTTCGCTTTTTTCGAAAGCAGACTTTGTATTTGTCGATAATACGGTAACAGTTGCTGGATGCACGTTTACAAAAGAAAATCCTTTGGGCGATGAATGCCTTTTTTTCGCTAATGACGTTGTTATCGACGTTAAAAGCCTTGAGAGAACAACGGAGACACCTTTCGAATTGACTTTTTCTTTAAATGTTGAAGATGATACTTCGGGACTTATTCAGGCTTCCACTGTAAGTGCATTACAGCGTAATCTTGACAAAAAATACAAAAAGTTTGTTTCTTTTTTTGCTGAAACCTTTGTTGATTCACTCTTTTTGGCTTCGATTAATCCTGCAGAGCCTTTGAAATGCAATTTTGTTTACGAGCAAAATACTCATTCTATTATTCTGCAACCTTGGCTGAATCGTCAACGACTCATTAAGCATTCTTATTGGTCACAGTGCAAACTTATTGTGCTTAAATCTGAGCATCAATTGTGTGCTGATGAGCGCCCACTTTTTAGTGTCAAGCCAGAAATAGCGTCAATGTCGGCCAACCTTTTTTCGCGCATTTTAGTCGACGACACTGTTGATTCCACATTAAAATCCGAACAAATTGAATTTAACTTGAATTCTCTTTATCTGAGCAAGCATAATTTGCTTGGGTTTGATTGTGGCGCTGGCGCTGGGGCTGGTGCAGCAGTTAGCGCTTCAGATTTTGAAGGCCATGAAGTTTTTGATTACGCGGAAGCAGCGGGCATGCCTGCTATGCGTGAATCGGAACTATTACGTCGTCCTTTTTCTTTAACGGAACAAAAAGCATTTAAAAATGCACTTCATCTTTCAATTGACGTAAAAAACATGCCAAGCGCTGATTTTTACTATGGGTTAAATTCTTACGTCGGTGGTCTTGATTCGCTTTTACGCATTGGATCTTTTAGCAACGAAGGTCTTCAATTCATAAAAGTAAATGAAAATCGCATTAAATTTATGATGCATTCATTTGTCATTGCACACGCTGTCATGAAAAGCTTGAATCCGCAAATTAATGACGATTTTCTCTTTGCACTCGAGTTTTTAGCTACAGAACCGACTGTTTTGCAGCCCTTGGTGTCCTCAACAATGATGCAAGTATCTTTAATTGAACCTAATGTCGCGCTCCGTTATGGTTCATTTTTTCGAACGTATCCCGAATATATTGCAACAGCTGACGGGGAAACCATGGTCTTCGTCATCGATATTTCATTTGTTGACATATTTGCTGTTCATGAGCTTTACGAAAAAGTTGCTCGAGACGCAGCTAAAGTGTTGCACTCCAAGTGGCCTGTCAAAGACCCTTTTGAACTTGCTGATTACGTTTCTCTTATGATAAAATCTTCAGTCGATTTTTCCGCACTAACGAAAACACCAGTTATCAGCGCTGGAGCTGGCGCTGGAGCTGGAGCTGGAGCTGGCGCTGGCGCTGGAACTGGCGCTGGAGCTGGCGCTGGAGCTGGAGCTGGTGCTGGTTCTATCACTTTACATGATTCATTTTATGATGAAGAACTTGAGGGGCGTGACGATGGAATTAAACCTAAAAGGCCTTACAAGCGTAAGCGTAATGAATCGGAATCTGCAGAAGTTCCTCGTCGCACAGTTACACAATTCGATTTGTCTCGCGATATTTTGCCGCCTGATGCGCGTGTCCGCACGCGGTACACCAAAGAAACACCTTATTATTATGCCACATATGTGGGCATGTCCGAGCGTGGTTTCATTAATGTAAAGTACACTGACGCAAATGGTGTTGAATCGATTATGAACGGTTACCAATTTTGCTTAACTGTTAACAAGGCTTCTGGATCGACACATGCGGCTGCGCAAGCTAAGCGCATTGAGTACGAAGACGCATCCGGCAATTTTCACAAGATTGAAAAGTTGCTTTCAGCATAAAATTGCGTCTGTAGTTTGTCAGTTTAAATTAGTTTTTAAACAAAATGAGTGATGCAGTTAAGCGATTAGGCATTCAAAAAACATTTGACAAGACTGACACTGAAATCAATGCGATAGGCCTAAAAAACTTGGAAACTTTTAATATTTTAGTTAAAAAAGTTGAAGAAGAAGCAGATCGCATCAAGGTTCCAAAGCTTGGCCGCTGGAATCGTGCTCCAAAATTAGGCCTTATAGGACACACGATGACTTTTGGTTATGGTCTCAAAGTTTGGCACAAACCAGGACCTTTTAAGTACAATGCAAAGCACCCTGAACTCTTTGAAGCTCTTGTAAACTTAGGCAACTTTATTGCTCCAACTGGATGGACTTATGATGCAATAACTCTTAACAAAAACATGATTGCAAACAAGCATACTGACAGCAAAAACACGGGGCGCAGTCTCATTATAGGCTTCGGACAATACTCAGACGGCTTGCTGCGTATCTGGACATCAGACAACACATTTATCGATCATGACATTAAAAATGCGCCATTAATGTTTAATGGGTCAATTCTGGCTCACGAAGGCCTTCCATTTAATGGCACAAGATATTCGATCGTGCTGCACAAACAAAATGTAAATGTAGAAAGAGATCGCCAACTTGTTGGAACTCCTTAACAATATAAATAAATGTACGAATTTTACTTTACAAAAAATGCCAAAAATATTGTTACTTTATATATTAAAGATCTCATAAGCTATAATACCGTCACGAGCTCGCAAGTAAAAATTGGGAAAGTGACCAAATTTAAACCATTTAACCCCACAGAAGATTGCACAAGTTTTCATCTATATGACAAAAATGGAACAACATTATTAACAACTAATTTTATAAATGGTACATTACGTCTTCATGGTTATGATAATTTTCATTTAGAATTCAAGTGTAGTCAAGCTCGTGCATTACGTTGCATAGAAAGTGCAAGAAATTTAATTTTATAATTAATAGTCCGTCTGGGCTCGGATTAAATGCGTATGCAGGAGAATACTTTTCGTTTTGAAATTAAAATTATAATACATATAAATAAAATAGACGTTCAATTATTTCGCAAAGCAACGTTATACTTGTACAACGTATACACAAAAGAAAGCAGCGAATTTCATGAAGATTTGATAAAAAATTTGGATGCAATTGGCAGCATTTTGGAACACGAAAGTTCTTTAAAAACGCTTCTTAAAGGCGGCAATAATAGCGAAGAACTCACAGTTTATCACAAATCAACCCGAGCAAATTATTTAGAAAATGTCCGTAACGCGACTATTGTGTTTATTCTATTTGCTTATTTAATTTATTATTTTAGAACTGCGCAATTAGAACAAGCTCGTGTAAATGATCTTTGTGTTGTTTCTGCTGATTTGGCTAGCATTAGCAGAATTTCCATAAAAACTGCAATTACTGAATTTTCAAACAGATTAGACGTATCTCCCAAAGTTGCTGATTTTCTTTTTATGTGTCATGGAGCAACCTTTAAGAGCGTGAACAATTTTGCGTACTACATAGGCGTACTGTTAGGATGGAAGCCGTTGACGGCAATCATGCTGGCATTTAATGCTCTATGGTTCTTTCCTAAATTTGCGCGAACTGTTTTAAGTAATTACAAGGAGTTTAGAGACAACATGAGAGTCGCTTCAGAATCTCGAAAATCACCATTAAGTGGTGGGCTCAAGAACGGTTTAAAAGCTGGGAGCGTTCAACACAATGGAGTTCAACTTGGATTTGACAAATTCATAAAGATCGAACTTGAAGGCGGCGGAAATCCGATCTTGAGATATATTTTGTCAACTGCAACTATATTAGGATTTGCTGGCATTCTTTATGCCTCAAATCCTGTGCAAAAAAGATTAACAGAATTTCATAATTCCGATGTATACAATTTTGTTGATTTCAACATTAGACAAAATGGATTAACTCAAAAAACTTTTTCAATTTTTTACAATAAAATTTACTCTGAGTTAAAATACCTCAGCGACATTCATTACGTTAATTTGAAAGGCTACGCTCAAAGCTATTTACTAAATTATGAAGTCGTAGATTCTTCATTGATAAAAACCAATAGTATTTTTGAAGGCCTTATTAAAGGATTTAAACATGGATTTGTAGCTAACACATCGCTTCAAATTACTGTTGCAACATCTCAAATTCTTGCCAGTCATGCCGTTATTTTTGCGGCTTTGACGTACATATTTCAATCGTTGTTTAGAAGGGTTAGTTCAGTAAGCGTTAAGGTTCTTAGTTTCTTTATGTTAACGATGCCATTTTACTTATTTCAGAATATTGTAAATTGGGAAGAATTCACATTAACGGTTTACTACAATATATTGACTGCTCTAGTTCGTTACTGTTTAGCCTTATATGCTGTACATGGAGTCGACATGATAGGCACCGTAGGAAGTCCCACAAAGTCATATTTTAGATCGTTAAGTCCATCAAGTCCAGGATCATCTCGAAGCCGCTCAACAAGCAATCCAGCAAATTCAAGAAGTAACTCACCATTTTCAATTCGCGAGTCGGCGTCACGGTCTCCGATAAGGTCGGCGTCACGGTCAAAGTCAAGGTCAAAGTCAAGGTCAAAGTCAAGGTCTAAGTCAAAATCACCAATAAAAAATGCAACTCTTGATTTTTCAGATCCAACCAAAATTCTTTTAAATTATATTATTGATGAAGGCGTTAAGTTTAAAGGACCTTTAAGTGATACCGAATCATATTTTGCAGCGCAAATTTTTAAGAAATCAGATGTTTTTAACAGCATGACTCTAGCCGAATTAAGTGAACTATTGCAAAAAATATCAAATTTGTCTGGTTACCAAACATGAAAGTGCGTATAAAAAAAGAACGGCTCACAATTATTTAAGCCAAATGCGGGCTAATTAGAGGACCCTGCCAAAACCTCTTGGCTACGAATGCCCAGAAAACATCAGAATATCCTCAACACTCATGCTGGCATTCATGCAATCATTGATGTACTCACAAATAATTGGATTCTGCCACTTTGTCTGGTTTTTCTCGTTTTTGTAAACTTTAATGTTGTTGTCAAGTCCGTCAAGGTTAAAATCACCTTTGAAAGTATTTAAAATTAAAACAAGAACGTGTTCTGAATTGTGTTCCAGTAAAATCTTGTACAATTCATTGTAATCTGCAATGTCCTTTTCCTTAAAGTACTTGTCGTCCCGAATGAATATACACTTTTTCTGTATAGTTTCAAAAAAACGAGCAATGCGTCTATCGTACTTGTCACGAACATCTTCAAATGTGGTGTTTTCAGCAAAGTCGTGAAAAAAGTCTATTTTCAGTGCCTTATTTTTATAAACTTTTGTTCGCTTTTCTTTTACTTCATCAAACAGATCTTCAGAACTCATTAATGGAAACTTTGTGGCTTCCTTGACATAAGTGACGTCTAAAAAAGATTCGAAATTAGTTTTCAGTAATTTAAGAAGTCCTTTTAAACTTTTTTGGCGCAACCAATCAAAAGGCATTGCTTGGTTCCTAAGGTTCATTTTCTGAAGCTGGTAAGCTACCGAACAAGTTGGGCCTAATGAAATGAATTGAGCTATTTATACATTGCTTCCACTCTTTTGTAACCCCATCGTGAACTCTTTACAAAAAGGCTATAAGTTTTGACCTTGTACAAATCATCCCAAACTTCTCGAGTTTCTTCTATTCCATGCATTTTTTCGTCTTTGATTAATTTCATAATGCTTTCTTTAAGTTCTTTATGATCATCATTTCCGATATTCACGTGACTTTGACAGCATTGATTTCTAGAGTCTCCAGAAGTCATAAAACCAATTTGGAATGAACCCATATTTGTGCCAATTTTTATATGAGATTTGTCATCAATTTGAATTTCTATGTCAATGTATGGGTTGTTTTTGTAAATTGAAATATGCAATTTTTTAGTAACTAAATAAGATAAGAAAAAATTGTTGTGCCAAATACCAAAGGAAGGATGTTCACCAGCGTCTAAATTAAATCCTACAAAACAACTTGGCATTTATTTATATACCGTCATCTGCCAAAGTTAGGCGCACTGCGCTGTTCTTCGGTTCCCCCGAAAAAAGGTCCGTGGGACACACATTGGCACGGACAAAAAAAGGGTGCGCGCTTTATCGGTCCGAGCGCATGGACGCACGATCGGCGCGCACCCTTTTTACGCGGCGGCCGACGGACCACCGCGCTGGGTAAGAGCTCTACAACTACACGAGCCACTCGCGCGGCTCGATGCCCGCGTTCCTCGTGCCCGCCGACTCGCCGTCGGAGGAGCTGTTCACGCTCGGCAACATCGCCGCCGAGCTCGAGCTCGAGCCACGCCGCGCCAACCTGCTCGACAACGCCGACGGGCAGGACGATCTTGCGCCTGACGCGCCCAACGGTGCCGCCGCGTAAAAAGGGTGCGCGCATATTAGTTATGTCGTAAAAAGGGTGCGCGGCTTATCGGCTGGGCCAAAAAAAGTCGCGGGCGAGAGCGGGGTGCGCCTAACTTCGGCAGTACACGGTATATAAATATATATTACATTCTAGAAAGAATAGCATCAATGTCGCGTTGTTGTTCAGCTTCGTGATTGCGCCAATGCGACTTTCGAAAGAGCGTGTATTCTTCATTGAGGTCTTCGTAAGTCGGGCACCAAGACGCATCGTCACAAAATTTTTGAAGATCGTCAAAGGATTTAAGTAATGGCAAGCCATGATCAATTTGTCCAACCCAGCTTTGCGGGTGCCTTACAGAAACCCACAGGTGTTCAGTGCTTTGTGTTACCGCAACGCTAACAAAGCCAACATAAAAACTGTAATTGAGGTCTTCTGGCGCTGTTCCAATAAGTGAAGAGCCTGATGTTCCAACAAGACCAAGTGTTTCAGGCCCAAGCATCGTAAAGGTCCAAGAATTATCAATAAGCGTTGCTGTACCGCAATCTGGCTTGTCAACCTTGATCGTTTCGTCACTCTTTACAAAAACTTGACTTGACAAGCGCGCGACAGCCCGCATAAGACCAAGCTCGCCATTGTAACCTGATTCTTGCAAAGCAGGAAGTAAATGGTTCCAAATGCGCAAATAAAGCCAATGCAGTACATTTGCAGCTACTCCGATTTGGTTAATAAGCGTAACGTCAAGAGAATGATATTTTAACGACATCGCAAGAGTCCGCGCCGAGCCAGAAAGTCCAGTGGTTAAGGACCACAACCTTGCTTTGCCACCAGCATGAACCAAATCGCGCTTAAATGTACTGAACATTTGGCCATTTTCGCGAAGGTCTGGAGTTACGGCTTCGTGAAATCTCCGAGCAACCATCCACATTGCAGCAATATCAAAAAGATAATTTGTCCAAATTTGGTTACACTTTGGTGAACCCATTTTTGGTTGAGCACGGCCTTTGACGCCAATGCCACCAAGGCCATCCATTGAACGAGTAAAACCAGAATACTTGGGTGGCGCTAAGCGTCCATTTGTAAGCATAAATGAAATGTGCATTCTTTGTATAAGACCAGTGACGCACATTGCTGATCTCAATAATTTTGCAAGTGATTCCATGTGAAAAATCGGCATATCAATCAACGTCTTGGGCATTGCATCACTTGGTACTTGAAAAGACTCGTAATCTTCTTCGCTAAAATTGTTCTCTAGTTTTTTGCCATCTTTTTCCAAAAAAGACAAAATGTTTGAAGTTACAATTGCACGGATGCATTGCCAAATTGTAACACTTTTTTGTGCACCAAAGTTAGGCTGATCAGGTAGTCTTGAACCAGTAAAGAAATCTATGGACAATGACGTTCGATCAATTCTAAGGCCTTCGCCAAAATCATTGATGCGAACGTTTAAATTTGAAAGTAGAAATTTTGTATTCAATTCGCCACGCAGATTATAAACCGTGTTCAGAATAATTTTACCGACAACAACCGCCGCATCAAAAGGCTTTAATTGGCGCAATGTCGAATCAGGTTTTTCTGATGTATACCAAAACGGATCACTAAGAAGTGCAATAATCAAACAGATGAACAAACTTTGAGATGCCATGAAGTCAATGCCGACAGGTCCAAGGCCTTTTCGAAGCCATGTCAATGGCATTACAAAATTAATTCTTTTTGAGCTGACAACGGGATTTAAAATACAAAGGTCCATATTAACCGATTGTAAACGAAATAGGACAAACAATTCAAACAACAGTAGCAAACAATTCAAACACTTAAAACTTAACTTTTAACCACTGCGTGATATATTTTTGCAAAGAAAAGAATATTCCAAACAAGACATTACACTATGGCGATTACTATGGCGACCTCGCATCACCAATTCATTTTCATATTGACGAAAAAAATTTTACGAACATAACA